GCTAAAAAAATTAAATGTGGACATTTGTACTCAGGGAATTAAACCTGATTATTATGCATCAGAGGGTCTTTTAAATTCTATGCAGGATTATCTTAGTGAGACGTTCAGAAGTAATCCTTTGACTATATGTGATGGATGTATTGATAAAATGGACTTAGCAGAAAAAGTAGCTAGCAACATATGGAAAGACGTTATTGCAGAAAACAAAAGATTACCTAGTGGAATAAGATTGCAGAAAGATGGTGTGTATGGTCTTAGAAGAAGGATTTTTAAGTACTTATTGGGTAAGCAAGTATTTAGAAAGGATGAATTATCTACAGTTAGTAAGTATCTAATAGATTTTAATATAAAAGGAGTTGAGAATGTATAAAGAAAATCCAAAGACTGCAGGTTCAGGTATAGTGTGTTGTATACCTCAGACAGGAGTTTGTCCAATAAAATGTGATGATTGTTTTTTTCAGGGAGGTCGTAGTTATTTGGAACCTTTGGCAGATAATCTTCCCAATATGCCTGCAGGATATTGTGCAAGAAATGTGGTTCGTGTAAATGATGGTAACGATAGCAATAACAAGAGTGATTTAGTAATGGAAGAGACAAAACATTATCCAATGAAGTTTTATAATACTTCCATTTCAAAAGATATAGAAAGATTTAATGCTCCTGTTGTATTGACATTGAATCCAGGTAAAATGACAGACTGTGATATTCATATACTGTACCCCATACCTAAAAATTTGATGTTTGTTCGGGTAAGAACAAACACTTGGAATTTGGGTTTAGTACGTAGGGCTATCGAATACTATGCAGAAAATGATATAGCTGTTGTTCTTACATTTATGGCATATTATTCTTTAGAATCCATACCTGAAGAACATAGAAGTAAATATATTTATCGTAAGAGAACGTTGAATTCTTACTATGCGATTACAACTGAAGCTTGGAGAAGTGTAATGCAGAATTTTGAGGATGAAATTCGAGTTTATAGTTGTGGTAAGATGGAAGGTGAAAAGGGAAAAACATCTTGTAAATATTGTGGAAATTGTTTGAGAGAGTACTTTGCAACTCAAGATAAAATGTTTCCTGCTGTATAAGTCAAAATATAGGTGAGACATGGCATACTTAATGGTTGATAGAGGTAGAGTTTTAACTACGAATGGAATTGTAATAGAAGGTGTGAAATCTATTAATCTGACTCGGGATCCTGTTAGCCGATATATTGAATTGGAAGTGAGAGCTGTCACATCTGACATGGAACTAGTAAAAGCATCTAAAACACCTGATAATATATTATCACAATTGGATAAGCTAGCAACTGATAAAGCCAGAAAAGAATTTGAGGTTGAGGTTGAAGAAGTATTGATTATGGAGTTTCATGAGCTTAGAATGTTATATGGTCCAGAGCCATCTGAATTAGTGAGTAAAATTATAGATATTGCCTTGGAGACAACAAGACATCGTTTGTATCAAAAAAGAGATGAGCTAAAAAAATTAAATGTGGACATTTGTACTCAGGGAATTAAACCTGATTATTATGCATCAGAGGGTCTTTTAAATTCTATGCAGGATTATCTTAGTGAGACGTTCAGAAGTAATCCTTTGACTATACCAAACACTCCACGTTCTAACACTAGAGATTTGGATTGGACTTATCATGACTAAAATAAAACTAGAGATAACAAATTCTGGAAAAGTTATAGCCCCTTCTTTTTGTCCATATGCAGAGAAAGAACTGGTAGAAGGTACAAAAGTAACAAATAATGAGAGATTAATTGTTCGTCCAGGGTTATGTTGTATATGTAAGTTATGTCAATTTGTTCCTACTGATATACCTATCATTAAAGAAATTATGCAATCTGAGAAAGATTCTATTGCTATTTATCTTACTCAACAGAATAAGAAAGTGGCTAGTGCAATGCTAGCCCAGTTTCAATATTTAGTAAAAGAGGAAAAATCACCTATAGCAATGATTATAGTTTGGAATCTATTGCAAGAAGCTTTGAAATCGGTTATAGAAGATATAGATAGAATGAAGCAACTCGAGCAATATTTTCTATTGAATGACGTGGCAATTTGTTATTGTATGGGTTGTCCTGTATATGTATCAAAAAAACTGTCTAAAACATTATTACAAGTTGTGGGTGAGATATATTGGAGAGTTTGATATGTGTGTAGGATTACGTATTGGAACAAAAGTGACATGTGAGATATATGCTTATGAAAAGGTACGTAATAGAGTAAGGAAAATTATAGGTAAGAGAGTGATACATGAAAAAGACGTTTATCATGTCCTATACAGACTCAGGCCTGGGAGATGGGTTCATAATTCTTATGTAAATAAAATACTTACTAAAAAAGATATAAAAACTTTATGTGATTGTTTAAAGAAAGAGGATTGAAATGGGTTGTAAAAACACATGTTATATTACAAAATCTGTAGCTCAGCAAGTTTTGATGTCCTCTATAATTATAGCTAATGATTCAGAATTAGAGGCAATGCTTCAAGCATTGCCTGAATCTACATTTAGAAATTACATAATAGATGATTGTGGGGATGATCGAGATGATTTAAAAACTATAATTAGTGTAAAAGATTTTTATGAGAAATTAATATGAGTAAAATTTTAAAATATCCTAATCCTAATCTTATAATACCATCTCAAACTGTAACTGCAGAGTTATTTGGATCCGCAGAATTAGAAGAATGTATAAAAGAGATGAAGTGTGTATTGAAGGAGAGGAAGAAAACAGCATTAGGTTTGGCAGCTGTTCAGATAGGAATAAGGTTTTCAATATTTATTTTACAGAAAGATCTTGAAATATTTTGTAATCCTGTTGTAAGGGAATATATAGGAGAATCATATAAAGCTTTGGAAGGATGTTTATCTTTAGAGGAAGGCAAATTTTATGAGGTAGATCGATATCCCGGTATAGTTTTAAAGTATCAGCGTAAGAATGGTAAAGAGGTTACGAGAAGATTTTCAGGATTGGAAGCTGAAGTAATTCAACACGAGAACGATCATATTTATGGTGTATTGGTTAATGGAGCTGGAAGAAAGGAAATAAAGAGTAACATTTTTGGAGATAAGGACGAAAATGAATTAAATGAATTTTTTAAACAGGTAAAAGAGAAGGAGAAACAAAATGCTAGTATCGCAGGCAGTAGTTTGGATGCCGACAATTCATTGTGATGCATGTGGGGCAGAAGTAGCAACTAGGGATTCTATACCTCATGTTAAAGGACATGATTTTCAGTATCAATTAGCTTTCTTCTGTAGTGTCAGATGTATGTCTCTTGGTGGAAATATGGATGTTGTAGAAAAAGATCCACAAATTACTACATTAAATTAAGGGAGTGTTATGAATTTTCATAGTAAAGCATTGGCTATGGCACATAGTTTAACTGCATTGTCTCCAGGTCTTTCATTTGGATATACTGATATACATACTAATCCACTTCGTCAGGATAGATTAAAGAAGATGAAGCACTTAGGTCTTAAGAATATGAAACAATATCGTAGGTGGGAAAAAAATAAGCATAAGACTAAAAGAAACTCAGTAGATGACATCCTTACCATCCCCAATTCAAATATACTAACGGGGAGTTGAGAATATTATGAAATATACCTGTATGAGATACCCTCATGGAACTAGTTATTCAGCATTTGGGTCTTTGTTAGCTTGGTATTTAGGAGATGAGCATGCACAGAGATTGGGCAAATGGATTGATTTTTATTGTAAAGTATTTAAAATTGATGTAACTAAGTTTCATATTCAATATCCAACATAGGAGTAGTTATATGGATAGGAAAAAATATGAAGAAGATCTTAAACAAAAACAAGCAGAACATTTAAAAAATGTTCGTGGTGGTAGAAATGATATAAATTGGCAGCCATGTTTACATGATGGCTGTGAATCGTGTCATGGTACTGGTGTAAAGTTAGATGGTAGTAGATGTTTTCACAATATAAGTTGTCCATGTCCAAAATGTAGACCTTCTTTTATATAGTATAATAATATTGTAATTTTTAAAGGAGATGATTTTATGTCGCAATTTATATCTAATTTTGGTTATGATGATGAAGTTTTATTTAAATTAAATTTATTGCAATCTTATAGAGGTAAAATAGTATCAGTAGAATTTCATAAAGAATCTGGTATTAAATATGGGATATTAGCAAAAATAGATGATGAAATTGACAGGTTTATTTGGGTCGAGGAGAGGTTTGTGTCTTTAGGCAATAATATTTTAACAGCGGAGGCTCCTCCTATAACAGAAGAGCTCATAATTGAACATTAAGGAAAATAAAGTAATGGTAATTAAAATAGCAAAAGATCTGTCATTACCTTTAGATGCAGTTACTCAATCCATAGGGATACTAGCTAAGAGACGGGCGGGTAAATCTTATACGATGAGAAAAGTTGTAGAGGAATTATTAAGATGTAACCAACAGGTAGTACTAGTTGATCCTAAAGGGGACCAGTGGGGTATTAGATCTGCAGCAAATGGTAAGGATCCAGGGTATAGTATTATCATACTTGGGGGAGAGCATCAAGATGTACCCTTAGAAGTAAACTCAGGTGAGATTGTAGCTAAATTAGTAGTAGAAGAGCATGTAAGTATATTGCTTGATCTATCTTTATTTAGAAAGCATGAAGTATCTACATTTATGACTAGTTTCTTAGAGAATCTTTATAGATTGAAGGCTAAGGAGAAATATAGAACTCCTATGATGCTGGTAGTAGATGAAGCTGATGCCATAGCTCCGCAGCGTCCTCAGAAAGGTGAGGAGCGTATGCTTGGAGCAATTGAAGATGTTGTAAGACGGGGAGGACAGCGGGGTATTGGATGCTGTCTTATTACTCAGAGATCTGCAGTATTAAATAAGAATGTGTTGACTCAAATTCAAATATTGATAACACTTAGGACTATAGCTCCTCAAGATCTTGCTGCAATGAATGCTTGGATAGAGGTTCATGGTACTATAGAACAACAAAAGACATTGATGGGATCTTTACCGTCATTACCAACAGGGGATGCCTGGTTTTGGTCTCCAGGATGGCCAACTGAGGTGGGTATATTTCAGCGTTCTCATGTATTACCCATAACTACGTTTGATTCAGGGGCTACACCGAAACCGGGTGAAAAGCGTGTAGAGCCTAAGAAAGCTGCTGAGGTAGATCTTGAGGCTTTGCGAAGACAGATGGAAGCTACAATTGAGAGGTCCAAACAAAATGATCCAAGTGAGTTGAAAAAGAGAATCAGACAGCTTGAACAGGAGATTAAAGTTAATACAAAAGCTACAATATTACCTTCTAATGAATATCTATTGAAGTTAGAAGAAAAGATAAGACAAAAACTATTACAGGAGTTTGTTGTAGTAGATAAACAATATAATAAAATTGTGGAACAACAAAATGATAAGATAAGTAGGGCTATTCAAGTATTGGGGGGTGGTATACAGGATCTTAAATTAAGCAGGATGAAGGAGTGTCCATCAATTACTCCAATATCTATAAAAGAAATTCCAGAACGAAGATTTGGTGTAATTAAGTCTTATCGTAGGGATATTAATAACGATATTTCTGGATTTAAAAAAGATAACGATAGAATTAATAATGGTGATGAAATAAGGCTTAGAGCAGGTGTAAGAAGAATGCTTGAGGCTTTGGTTCAATGGTCTCCAGAAGGTATGGCTGAATCACAGATGAGATCTCATGCTGGGTTAAAGAAGTCTGGGACATATTCAGCTTATATGACTGATCTAAGACATAGTGGATTCATTGAAGAGAGGAATGGTTTAATATATGCCACATCTGCAGGTATTACTTATATAGGCCATGATATTCAGGCACCCACAAATACTCAGGAAGTAATGGATATTTGGCTACCTAAGTTACGGTTAGGGGCTAGACGTATGCTAGAATGTCTTGTTAGTCATATGGGTGAGTATATACCTGATGAGCAGCTTCAACAGGAGGCAGAATTGGCTAATTCTGGAACTTACAGCTCATATAAGACGGATTTGAGGACAGCTCGACTAATTAAATCTAAGGCAGGTTTAATAGCAGCAGATAAAGAAACTTTATTTTTATAAGTATTGACTTAGCATAGTATTTTTATTAAATTTCTTATGAAGGATTTAAGGAAAATACTATATGATAGCATTACTTTCTTTTATATTACTTCTTTGTATTTTAAGTAAAGATAGTGATTCTTCTGTATTTGCATTTATTGGAATAATAGGTTTGAGTATTTTTATAGTTATACTAATGATTGCAGAACCTAAAGCAATAATACCCATAGCTATATTTATATTACTAATGGGGTATGCTCTTTATCGTTTACAAAAGTAATTTATAAAATAGGAGTGATTATGAAAAAATTATTGTTACTTAGCATCTTAGCAGGTATTGTTGTAATTGGTGGTGTAGTATTTTTAAATCATCAGCTTAAAGATTTAGATTTTGAATTAGATTTTAGTGAGGATCTTAGGGGGAATGATAAGTAATGAAGATTATATTTTTAGATATTGATGGAGTTTTAAATTCTATGGATTATCTTCATGCATATTATGCTGTTCAAGAATCTAGAAAAGAAGATATTAAACATTTTGATAAGTACGGGGATTGCTTTGATCCGAGATGTTGCATGCATCTTGAAAGTATAATAAGACAAACTAATGCAAAGATAGTTATATCTTCGGTGTGGAGGTTTAGTGGATTATCTATTATGCAACAGATGTGGAGAGATAGAGGTATTTTTGGTGAAGTTATTGATATTACTCCTTCCATTGTTAATTCAGTTCGAGGTGCGGAGATTGAGGCTTGGCTATCCACACATAAAGATGTAGAATCCCATGTTATACTGGACGATGATACTGATATGTTGGGTAATCAAAATAATAATTTTGTTAAGGTAGATGAGAGATATGGTATAAATTATAATGATTCATTAAAAGCTATTGATATATTAAATGGAGTAAATAAAAATGTATAAGAAATATAATATGTTTATAATAATTTGTATATCATTAGCCTTTATATGGGTATATTATTTAGAGGATAGTATAAAGTGTATCTCTGTGAAGAATAACATAGTTATTGATACTTTGGTTAATAAGAGTGAATTTATATGTGTAAAAAATCAAGTTATTAGGTTTAAAAGTGATTTGGATACTGTGAGATTGAAGATGATAAATAATGATACTACTGATATGTTTCAGGATACTCTTATTTTATACTTGACTGATTTTAATGAGGTATTTGCAGAAGATTATCCTTGGATTGTAAGAAGAGTAAAAGATAAATTAGCAGGTAAGGATCTTAAATAAAAATTCTAATAATTATAAATTAAAGGATATAGTTATGAATCAAGACACGAATGAAACTATGCAGGGGGAAACTTTTGCGAGTAAAGAGGAAGCAAAGAAAAAAATGATAGAAATAATAAATTCTAATCCTGTAAGCTCAGTGTTAATTTGTTTCGTTGAGGGGGTGGAAAATAAAGATCATGTAGATGTTATGTCTATATATAATAATATGAACGGTGCATACATGTTGCATGCACTAGAGTGGTTGGCATATTCAATATTTAAAGCCCCCGCATTAAAATATTCAGGGTATCCTTTTATTATGCAATCTATTTTAAATGCATGGAATAAACTTCAGGAGGACCAGGCAGCTGAAAAGTCTGCCATAATAGTTCCAGATAATGGGACTGTAGATCCAATTATTACTCCAAATGTGGGTATTGAAGGGCATGAAGGAATTTGATTATCTATATAAATAACGCTCACTAAGTGAGCAATTTGTTGTATATTAAATAAAGGAGGTTTTATGAAACGCTTGTTATTTGTAAGTTTATTTGTGTTGTTACTGGCCAGTGTGTCTGTCTCGGCATATGATCCTGGTGTATATGAAAATATACATATTACATTGCTTACCAATGTGCATGGTAGCGGATATACAACCTGCACATTTGGATATATTAATGATGCAGATACAATGATATATATTTCAAATGATGACCCATATTTTTTAATAACATTACCAGCAAGATCTAGTTGGAGCTCATCACTGACTAATCTTCAATATTTTTATCCTGGAACTCATAACACATTGTATGGTCCAGAATTTCCCGTTGATAGTGGAAAAACAATGTGGATTAAGTTCCCCACGTTTAAAAGTCCTGGAGTTTTAAATGAAGTAATAGTTAAGATTGGTAATGATTCAGTTATTATTAACAGAGATACAGAACCCAGAGTTTTGCCTGTAGAATTGACATCTTTCACAGTCAAACTTACTGGTAATACTGCCCAGCTTAATTGGGTTACTGCGACAGAGTTGAACAATAGTGGTTTTAGAGTCGAACGTAGTATTGAGAATACAGATAACTGGGTATATGTTACATTCATTGAAGGTAGAGGGACGAGTGATGTAGAGAATTCTTATTCATATAAAGATGAAAGCCTTTCTCCTAATGCATATATCTATCGTCTTATTCAGATTGATAATAATGGAGTTGAAACTGTATATATAGCCAATCAACCAAAAATAGATGTTGGGGTAAGCGGTGAACTACGACTTGGAAATAATTATCCAAATCCATTTAATCCTTCTACAGAGATCAGATTCTCAGTTCCTCAGGATGGGTATGTATCATTGAAGGTTTATAATGTGATTGGACAGGAGGTGGCAATTTTATTCTCAGGTCAGGCCCAAGCAGGTCATTATATTATAGCTACATTCAATGCTCATTGTCTGGCATCAGGAATATACTTTGCACGGCTGCAATATAAAGAACAAAGCTTGGTACAAAGAATGTTGTTAACTAAATAGAAGTCAAGTGGTGGTTGTTAATTTGATTATTTTGGTTTCCCTTGTAAGCTATTATCGTTTGGTAATAGCATATGTTAATTCAAACACTGAATCACGCCATAAAAGGCTAGAAAACGGCTCGATTGATAAACAAAAAAAACAGGAAAAACGCCATTCGGACAAAATACGGACATGGATAATGCTGGTTCGAGTCCAGTCTTGGGAACTATGAAAAATATTAATTAAAAAGGGCCGACATGAAAGTAGAAATTGTATATACTCCGGAAGAGCAATCTCTTATAAATAGGCTGGATACACCTGAAAAGGTGCAGCGGTTTATAGATAAAAATATTACCTATGATGGAGGGGATACCATCAAATCTTTTCGTAGAGTATTGAAGTCAAATAGAGCTCATTGTTTAGAAGGGGCTCTATTTACTGCTGCAATACTTTCACAACATAAATATCCACCATTGATTCTATGTTGTGAGGCCAGGGATATGGATCATATGTTATTCGTCTATAGAAAGGGGGGTATGTGGGGTACTGTTGGCCAAGCCTTACATAAGGAGTTAAAGGGAAGAGAACCTGTATACCTTACCCTGCGTGATTTAGTTCTTTCTTATCTTCCATACTATTGGAATGGGGATTCTAAGAAACCTGATAGGGAAACAGATCTTACATTGAGGGGATACACAATAGTAGACTTAGCTATATTTGAGGAGAATTGGATTACTGCTAAGGAAGAATTACATGTAATTAACTCATATCTTTACGAGATACCTCATCGATGGTTGTTTCCTAAGAATAAGGATAGTGTATTTTATAGATGTAATGATAAAGGTGTAATAACCAATCTATGAATTACATGATAAGATTACAAAATATAAAGGTAGTAGCAATATTAGTGCTTAGTATTTTATTTATAGTAATAGGTCGTTTGGAATTTTTAATTAATCCAGAACTATTCCGTGAAGATTTATGGATATTTAGCTCTCAACGGAGCTCATTGATGGCCTTTATTACACCTTATAATGGTTATTATCATCTTATTCCAAGAATTATTGCATTCTTAACCGATTCCCCTCTATTGTATTCTTGGATTAGTTTTGGTATTACCTGTATAGTCTTTATTAATATTTTATCAAGTAGAATAAAATTAAATGATGACATAAAATGTGTAATGATGTTTTCTCTTGCTATAGTATCGATAACATATTCAGAGATATTATTTAGTATAAGTTACTTGCAATGGATTTTAGCTGTAGCTCTTATCATGTTATTTATAAAAGAATATCCTAAAACCAAGTGGCAATCTATTGGAGATAATTTACTTGTGTTATTTGTAGGATTATCAAGTGTTTTTGCTATTATTTTAATACCATTATATATTTTGTGTAGGAGAGATTTATTAGTTACTGTTTGCATAAGTACTACAATACAATTAATAGGTATTACATCAATTCCACCATTTACACATTCAGTTGATATAGTTCATTATATATTTATTGTACCTCACAGAACTATAGGTCAAATGTTAGGAATATCAAATTTATTGATCTATATGAATGTATTATACTATGTTATATTATTATCTTTCATGTATTATGGAAGGAAGGTAAAAGAAGTTTCTATATTTATTGCAATACATTTTTTATTTTTGATAGCTGCATTATTTAGGTTATCTGAAAATTTTTTTATGGTAGATTGGTTTGGTGGTGGGGATCGTTATTTTTTCATACCAAGCTTAATGTTGTTTTGGAGCGGGGCTTTAACTTATGGTGAAATCGGAAAGGAAAGATTGAAAATTATGCTATTTTAGCCTAAAATACACTAAAATTATACTTTTGTAAGTATTGACTCATATGATTAATATGTGTATATTATATCAGAGAACAGAATGAAGAAACAAATTAATTAACTAATTATTGTTCTCAATATAATAGGAGGATTTTACAATGAAAAGTACAAGCAAATATTTTGAGTGGAATAATTTATATGAATTTATTACTCGATTGTGTTTGTCTCTATTATTTATTCTTGTATTAAGTTCTTGTAAAGAAAGTAGTCCTGTTAGTTCTGATACAGAGGATCCAGTTGATACTAATCAATATATCACAAATGAAGTTATCCTCAATCTCTCACCTGCAAACAATGCTACAGATATACCATATTCATCTGTAATTCTCAAATGGGCGTATCCAAATACAAATAATGACACACTTCTCTACGATGTTTACTTTGGGAATGATAGTACATTAATCTCTGTTACATATGAAAATTTAAATGTAGATAGTTTATATGTCAATAATCTTTTAAGCAATACATATTATTATCGGAAGATTGTTGTAAAAAATAATAAAGGCATTTTAGCAACAAGTGATGTATGGTCATTTAAAACTGAAGCTGAAGTAATTCCTGTGATAACAACAGATATGGTATCAATTACTGGAGGTACATTTAGTATAGATACGGTTAATATTGCTATCAGTAATTTTAAGATAGACAAATATGAAGTAACATACCCCATATGGACTGAGGTGAGGGATTGGGCAATATCTCACGGGTACTCCGATTTGGCTTCAGGATCGGATGGACGTAATCCTAATGGGACAAATAATCCTGTTGTAGGAATAAGTTGGTATGATGCTGTAAAATGGTGCAACGCTCGTTCTGAAAAGGAAGGATTTACTCCCGCATATTACACAGACAGTACGAAAGCAACAGTATATCGTATAGGATCTATTGATATTAATATAGATGCTGTGAATTGGGCAGTTAATGGCTATCGTTTGCCTACAGAGGCAGAGTGGAACTTTGCAGCTCGAGGTGGTAACAATAGTATGGGCTATACATACAGTGGGGGAAATGATATTGAAGCCGTAGCATGGTATAGTTTGAATGCTGGGTCTACTACTCATGATGTGGGATTGAAATTGCCTAATGAGCTTGGACTCTATGATATGAGTGGGAACACGGATGAATGGTGTTGGGATTGGTATACTACCGTTTATCCAAATGGAGGTAGTGTAGACCCAAAAGGCCCATCAACAACACAATCTCTTAGAGTGCTTCGTGGTGGTATATTCTATTGGGGTAAAGCTAATTGTGACATAGATTTTCGTAATGATAAGTATCCTAATGGAGTAGAGGGTTTTCATGGATTTCGCTGTGCTAGTTCTAAGTAATTTACTATGAAGAAGATTTTATACATATCGTTATTACTATTTGCAATCAGTCTGCCTATGAATGCTCAGGATACTGCATCTCACAGGCAGATTGTGAAATATTCCAAATGTATATATTGTAATGGAAGAGGCTATTCCAGTATCTGTTATAAATGCAGAGGTACTGGAATGGTAATTAAACTTTGCGTTACTTGTAGGGGTAGTGGCGTAAGAGGATATCATCCCTGTCTTGCTTGTAAAGGTATGAGAGAAACTCAATATACATGTTATACATGTGGTGGAACTGGAGTAGGTTCCAAATGTACACATTGTTACGGCAGGGGGATTATAAAGAAAGGAAATAAAAAAAATCATGAAAGATAAAAAGAAAATATTGCAGTATATCATTGATCACAAGGGATTGTGTTTTTATGGACATTTCGATTGCATAGATTGTCCAATCTATAATTATACTCAAAATTCAGTTTGCTTACCCAAGCTTTCTTTACAAAGAGCACAGAATGAATTGAAAAATTTATCTCAGAATAAAACAAGATGAACTCTAGTTTTGCAAGAGAGGGCTCAGCATATTTAACAACTTTAAAATTATGGATATCATAAAAAATATTAGGATAGAGTTCAAAGCAAAGAACAATGTGTTACTTACAAAACGTGAGCATCTCGGGTTAACGCAAACTGATATGGCTGAACAATTAGGGGTAAGTAAGAGTGTATATGCATCTGCTGAGAGATTCCAAAAAACAGCTAAGCATCATTTGGAAAAAATAGCATTTGAGATGAGGCTTGATCCGGCAGAACTATTTCCAGAATGGGCACAATCTTATGGATGGGCTTTAAATGAAGGGAAGAAATATTTTCTAGTAGATGACGAGGTGGGAAAAAGAATCATCGATCAAAGAGGTGATCCAATAATGTTGAAGTTGTTAAAAGAATCCTTTGATGAGGACTTGAGTGGTGTTTTGAAAAAATTGCCTGGACGGGAGGCGATTGTTATTAAGGAATACTTTGGTTTAGGTCAAGATAGGAAAACTCTAGATGAAATAGGAGCTGAATTAAATTTGTCTAGAGAAGTGGTAAGGGCAATTAAAGAGAAGGCTCTTCGACATATCAAGCATCGAGGAAGTGAATTAAGGCAATACTTAGGTGAAGAATTTCCTGTATAATAGATTATAGTTGTATAACTAACTAAATGTAACACATTTAAAGAAAGGTTTAAAATTATGTATACAGCAAGAGTTCAATTCAAGTCCTTAGAGAACAGTCCTATATCTTTCAGTCGGTTTCATGACACACCGAAAGAGTCAGGCAAAGAGTCTGATAAGGCATATGAAGCAAGAACTTGGCGGGAGAGATGTCATTACAATTCTGAGGGTTATGTTTATATACCTCCAACAGCTATAAAGAATTGCCTGGCAAATATTGCAAAGTACCTGAGTGAGAAGATCGAGGGTGAGGGTAATTGCAAATGGACAAAGAATTTCAAGGCAGGCATTCTTGTTACCGATCCTATTGAACTTCCTATTATAAAAGATAAGATAGAGGGAGAATGGTTACACGTGCCTTCTGATGGTCAAACCGGGGGAACAAAAAGGGTTATGAAATGTTTTCCTAAGATTGATAAATGGTCCGGAGAAGCTATTATATATGTAGTAGATGAGAAGATCACAAAAGATGTTTTAGAGCGTTATCTAAAACAAGCAGGTCTATTTGTTGGACTAGGAAGATTCCGTCCAGCAAGTGGGGGCTACTATGGTCGATTCGATGCAAAAATTGTAAGCTGGGAAAAGACCAAGAATTAAACTTTATTTAAAATTAGCTAGGTATGGTTTGGTCCGGTATAGTGTGGTCCGGTATGGTAGGGTGGGGTGAGGTAAGATAAGATAAGGGTTGTTTTTATATGAAATTATGGAATATTTTAAATTAACATGGTCAGGTCGGGTGTGGTCTGGTGGGATGAGGTAAGACACGATAAGTCAAGGGTTGTTTTTATAAAGGAAAAATAAAATGAAAATACTAGTGATAGGTGATATGCATGTAGGATCTCTGTATGGAATAGCTCCAAGACAGAAACTACAAAATGAATATCAAAAGTGGGTGATAGATAAATTCGAAGAGATGATACAGAAGAATATGGACATCGATTATCTTGCTCTAGTAGGAGACATTATAGACGGTTATGGAAGCAAGGACTCTACGGATAAGTGGGAAACAAATGTTGATAATCAAGTAAGTTATGCAGTACAACTTTTGCAACCCTTGCTTTATACAAAAAAGATAAAGGTGATAGGAGTAACGGGATCTGGGTATCATTATGGTAAAGGCACCGGATTTGATGGGGATCTACAAGTAACGGAGAAGCTTCATGGAGAACATAATAGGAGTTATTATTTATTGAATACTCCAGCAGGTACAATTTATTTTCATCATTCATCAAAGAATCCTGTAACAGAGCGTAAAATAATACATCAGAGATATTTTCATGGTCAATCTAAAATAGCTATGCTAGTGGGAGCACATCTGCATAGATATGAACATACAGATGATGGGGCTATACAGATTATTCATACCCCCTGTTTTCAATATCCTACTCCTTTTATGAGACTGGGTAATGCTGTATCTATAGGAGCATTGAATATTAATATTGATAGTAAACTGATATTACCTTCTCCTGTAATATTTCCTATACCTCAAGAAATAGAACAGAAAATGGGTGGTTACGAAGGTATTACTAAAGAGATAATTCAAAAGAGTTATGAGGAGGAGACAAAACTTATAGCCAAGGCAGCAAGGATGAGAGTATCTCAGGTGAGGAGGGTCAGGGAGATTATTGATACTGAGTGTATGTCTTCAATGCCAGGTATAAAAGTAAGCAATAAATTGAAAGCTCCTAGATCAAAGTATGTATAACTAATACGGTTTGGTGTGGTTAGGTTTGGTGTGGTTGGGTTAGGTGGGATAAGATACGATAAGTCAAGGGTTGTTTTTATATGAAACTGTGAATTATTTAAAATTAACATGTTCGGAGTAAGTTCGGAGTAAGTTCGGAGTAAGTTCGCAGTAAGTTAACTAGTGTCTAGGTAGTGTCTAGGTAGTGTCTAGGTAGTGTCTAGGTAGTGTCTAGGTTACGGTTGGGTGTGGTTCGTTTAGGTAAGGTTAGGTTTGATATGATAAGATTTAAAATGAGCCTTAGGTCAAAAGCCTAGGGCTTTTTTGTGTAGTTCTTCAATAATTAGACCTGCTGTAAAATGCTTCAAAAACATTGATCTACTTATACACTCCTTTACTATTTTTATATTTTAAACTTGCTTTTTTCACGCAGGATGCTATATATACTGTGAATGGAGGTTATATGCTAGTTAAAACCATGAGCATCGATCTGAATCCCGAGCAAGCTGAGCAAAAGCATTGCATTTCCTGTAAGAAATTATTTCTGATAAACATATTGAAGGATGATCTGTGTCCGGAATGCTATAAACTTAGTATGGGGGATATTGAAAATGAAAAGTCTGCAGAGCAGTGACGGATGTAAAGTTGTAACAATAGAAGATGAAACCACACTAAAATTATTTCGTAAAAAGTGGTTGGTAGGTTGGGTTTCTAGATTTGTTTGTAAGAAAATTGGGACTATGAACTATTATTTATGTGAGGCTTTTTTAAAAAGAGATAAGGTAGATCTAATCCTTAGAAAAGATGGGTTTATAGATCTGTTGGAGTCTTTTGATTCAAATATAGGTACAGTTAAAGTATACACTACATCTCAAGAACGAGCGGATCAAGTAGCCTATGAATATTTTACCAAGACATATCCAGAATATAGTAATCGAATTATAATACTTTGAAATTAAACAATAATAATATTTAATAAGGAATAAAATAATGCCTATACCGAGTCGTAGTATCTATGCTATGTCGGATTCAATGCAAAAGATTCTAGCAAATATCCGCAGGGATATAAAAAAACCCAAAGTAAAAGTATCGGAATTACAAGAGGATGAACAACATATTAAATTAGATTCAGCTATAGCCTCTAATCGATTTGAGTCCTTGGGGAGGGGACTTTATCGAGAGGCTTCAACAATGCAGAAGATTGGTGGGGTTTGGGCAGTTAAAGAGTTTGAAAACCCAGAGACGCATCAGCAAGAGAAATGGTTAGTATCTTATCAGGATAGTGACGATGATATTGCTTTGAAGGTGGCCAACGAAGTATTAATAAAGACTGCTGAGCTAGATGACGCAGGTCTAGGTGTGGGTAAAGTCATTGTTAGATTGCATGTAGATAGTGCTACTGATGCTCCAACTGTTACCGATCCATTTGATATAACTAGTATGCTTGAGAGTGGAGATTTTAAAGATACTATCGTTGAGTTTGATGATGGTAGTTCCACAATGGCGGGTGCAATAAGTGGACAGACATTTGATGTTACTGGTGGAGGTAGGGTTACAGTTGCAAGTAAATATTCAGTTGCAAGTTTAAGTAAGGATGCTGACTTAAGGACAAAAGAAAATAGAGGTTATAGACATAAGTATGCAGATCCTTGGACCATAAAATATATTACAATGGAAGGAAGTGAAGATCATATTACCGATCCTGTAGAGATTAAAGAAATATTGTCTAGTATTGAGAATGATCCTATAATACATTTTTATAACGATGATGCATGCAAAGCTTCTTCTTTATCAGGACAAGTTATTTTAGTTGACCTTCCAGAAAATAATCGCATAACAATAGCATCATTAAATAAAACTGCAGCTGATAAAATTCCTGATCCAAAAGATATTCCTATTGCTCAGGGTATTAAATCAAAAAATATTACAATGGATGAGACAGGTGCGGGTGGTACAGCCAAGGTCACAATTGAATTTACGGATCCTGCAAAGGGATTAGATTTTTACAAGAATAATGTTGGGGGCGGGAATGAGAAACCTGCAGAAGCTCCAAAAGAAGAAGCACCAAAAGAGGAAGCTAAAGAACCCGAAGGGGGACCAAAGGCACAGGCTCCTGTCCCAGAGGTCCCACAGGTGCCAGCACCTAATTCTGGGGGTATGGGTGGTTTAGCTCCTATGTCTAGTGTTCAAAACTATACTCGAGGTGGGAAACAGAATATAATGATCACTCTTGAGAAAGTTGCTACAGATTATATGAGTGGTGAAGGTAGGATTGATAATAGAATTATTAAACACAGAGATAAAGGTAGCTATCCAAAACCAGTACTTCCTCATGAACTAGATATAAGCAGGTTCAAAACCAAAGAATGGCCTGAATCTGTAAAGAGGGATGAGGAAGCACTTGATGATAATATACCTATAAGTGAGAGGGGTATAAAAGATAAATTACCAAAAAGTGTTGTCATTCCTGATGTAGAAGATCTTCTTGAGGATGACGAAGATGCATATAGTTTTATCAATGAAGATGGTCAGAAAGTTACATTATCTTGGAAGAAAAGACTTCAGGTAGGTGATACATTTTTACGTCCCGACACTGGTGTAGAAGCTCGAGTAGCGGGTTACAAGGAAGTTAGTTATGCTGATAATGATGATATCATAGCCGTTCTTGCAGCTGATGAGGGTGTTGATCTTCCTTTTCATAGGAGCCGCGTGGATTTTAAGGGTAATCAGCATTATTATGATAATAAGGGTGAATATCATAATAGTGAAGGTCCTGCATTTGTAGGTTACGATGGAAGCCAGCAGTATTTTAAACATGGCAAATTCCATAATGATAAAGGTCCAGCAGTAGTGTCTCCGGATGGTTCTGTAAAGTATTTCATAGATGGTGAATGTATGACAGAGGCTGAGTTTGTACAAAGAACAAAAGCTCCTGTGGAACAATTAGCAGCTGATATAATCAATACACATCCTTGTCCAGGATGTAAGAAGCTAATTGAATGGAAAGATGATCTTAATGATATGTGTCCGAAGTGTGGCTGTAAATATCATAGTGTAGATCAGAAGAGTGATATAAATATTATGGCCACAACTCAAAGCATAGCCGATATGGTTTCAACAGAGACTTCTATTGAGGGTATAACTGAAGCTATGATCAATGAGGGTGTTATCATAGAGAAAGAACATACTACTGATGACAAAGTTGCAAGGCAAATAGCTATTGATCACTTAGCTGAGGATAGAGATTATTATAAGAAACTGAAGAAGGTTGAAGCTTTAAACTTTGGTACAGAGGCTGAACCTGATGTTGAGGTTCCTACGAAAGTGGATCCTGATGTAGAAACACCAGAGAAAATAACTCCGGTAGAACCTAATAGAAGTCCTTTCAGAGGTCCACAAAGAGCTCCCGAGTATTTACCAGGACCTAAAGCTATAGGGAAAGTATAAATGAAAATCGCATTATCATGGGATATACCTGAGCTTAAATTTGATAGTAATTTTAAATTTAGGGGTAGGGATGTTAAAATTATAGAAGATAGAGTTCGTGATCGTGATAAAAACTTATATTATTATGAGTTTAGATCCGATGATGAAAATTGGAGTGTACCTATTACCCTTGAACGGTATGTATATGTTAACTTTTGGGGTACAATGATTACCAAAGATCCTATAGTAGGGTTAGAAGATAAAGATTCTTATATAGAATTATCTGATAAGGAGATTGAGGAAATTAGTAATTTAGATGATGGTGAAAACCTCTCCTGGGACATTAAACCTATAGAAGTAGATCCTAAAAAAGTAAATTTACTTTATGCTATATACTGTGTGGAAGCTGTACTACCTATATTTGAATCTAAATATCCTAATGATAGCAGACCTAGGGCAGCAATAGAGGCAGCAAAAACTTGTCTTAAGAATCCTAGTAAAGAAAATAGAGATAAAGCTTATTCTGCTGGTTATGCTGCTACTGCTGCTACTGCTGCTGCTGCTGCTGCTGATGCTGCTCGTGCTGCTTATTATGCTACTGCTTATGATGCTGGTTATGCTGGTTATGCTGCTAATGATGCTGCTGCTAGTGCTATAAAATATGCTAAAAGAGCTGCTGAACAGGTTAATAAGAATATAGATTTTGATAGTTTACTAGCTAAAGCAGAAAATGATATATGGGAATATACACAAGAAACTACTAGTAGTTTGAGATTTGCAGCAGTTCAATACAACCCTGAACGAGAAGAGAGAATGCATCCTGAAATTGAGGAGAAGATCAACACAGGTCAATCTTTGCATCATGGTAATGCTTCCTTACCTGAAGGATATGTAGAACAGAATGCTTCAAATACATTTAATAAGAATGTAGAACAAGTTAGAAATACATCAGGTACCAGTGCCGACGAAGCATATCATAATGTTAAGAATTTAAGAAAGCAGATCCAGGCAATAGAACAACCTCGAGCTCAACAGTTGGAGCAGTTAGCTATAAAGATAGTTGAAGAGCAGATGGGTATTCAACATGGGGAGGTTGATTGGGATATTAAGTTAGGTAAACGAGAAGATATAGATCCAGATCAATTCCAAATAGAGAATAAGACTGAGCCTCCACAGATTCCTTCACAGGATCTGGGTGGATTTCAGATTAGGCAGTTTGATGAAGAAGATATTAAGAGGGAAGTAGACAAGCGTAGAATTATAAATAGTCTATCTCAAGGAGCTGCACAAAAGGCGAAGAATATGTTTTTCTTTGCTCAACAAGAATTGAATCAGATATCTCCTCAGTTGACACAATTGTATAAACAATATATTCCTTTGACTCAGTATAGATATTGGGTTAAAGGAGATCCAGCAGAGACACCACAGATAGGTGGATCTACATCGTTCTCTATGGATGGTGAAGAGGGCGAAGAAAAGAAGCCTTGCATCCATGCTACAGCTACAAACTTTGTAGTCTTGCTGGCCGAGATGGTTAAAGGTGCTATGGAACTCGTGGCTTCGCTTGGATTGCCTGATGAAGATATTACTCCTCATGTATTTAAGGAGACAGAAGATTTAAAGAATGAACGTTGGGATATTAGATTTGGGCAAGATTATTGGGATAAGCTATTACAGGCAATGAATATTGCAGACCCTCGTAAGAGAGCTATGATATTCGAGCAGATAGTTAAGCTTCCGGCAGAGCAATTTAATTCATTAATGAAAGGTGTATTGTCCGGAGATCTTGCAGCTAAGCAAAAAATCCAAGAGATGGTTGATAATCAGCCAGAGGAAAATAATACTACGCTTAGTTGGGATAAGGATATTCATTTTTATGATTACCACCGTATGATGAAGGACAAACATAAAAATGAGGAAATTATACCTAATGATTATTCAAGACTGCCATGTGCTTCTGAGGGAATATCATTTGTGTGTTCTAAGTGTGGAAAAAGATATTATAGTAAGCCACATGGGTATTATAATGGAAATCCAGTATGCGGTATTTGTTTGTCAGACTCAAATGACGATGATGATTTTATTGAAGATAATAATGATTTATTGCTTGAGTCTAGTTTAAAGAAAGGTAGTATTCAGAATGATAAATATTATGTTGTTTATCGTGATAAGAATAACAAAATAAGATTGGTAGATAATGTGGCCTATGATCATTATGTGGATGCTTTAAGAAAGGAAGTAGATTTTAGAGTTAAAAATGGTCTTGATTATGGGATGACATGGGTAAGACGTGGTGATAATATGGATTCTGATCTAAAAATATTTGATGAAAACACAACGCTATCTTGGGATATCGAAGAGAAAGATAATACAATAAGTGTTACAAGAGAAGATTTGAAAGAGTTAGAAAGACTTTATAATGATTGTCCTGATGGTGGTGTATTCAAATTTAAGGGTCAAGATGTTTTAAAGTCATATGCAAAGTATTTGATAGAATATTTAAAAATGCAATTTAATAATAAAAGAAGTGAGGCACATATGGAACGTAATCAAGAAGTAGTAGCTGCTTTGATGGCAGAAGCTAAAGTAGTTAAAGAGGATGGTAAATATGATGTTAAATGTCATGGTAAAACATATAAGCATGATACAAAAGAAGAAGCTAATGCACAAGAAAGGGCTATACAAGTGAATAAACATAAAGCTTTTGATGTAGATCCTAATGCTCACAGCGATAGAGATATGATTCAGGAGAATTATGGTGATAGATTCAGCAAATTCAAAATAGGGGATAAAGTAACATTGAATCCTGATACTATTGAAGAGGCTGCAAGTACTCCTAATGATCTTTTGAATAATAATGTCAGAGAATTTTTAGGTAAAACAGGAATGGTAACAAGTCTTCATGCAGGTGATATGAATGATATTCATGTTGATTATGGTAACGGAAAAGGCTTAGGACTAGATGCTAAGTACTTTATAAAATCTGAGCATAATCAATCAGGTGAATCCGATATCTGGACCAAGGGTAGCTTTGTTAAACAATATCTTCCTAAGTCTCGTATGGCAGCTGATATTTCTGACTCAGTTCCTCCGATGGGTTGGGAAAATGATGAGAGTAAGAAAGACCAACCTACAGGTGCCGGAGCTCCATTGCCTCCGAATCAGAACTTGCAAAATGAACAACCAACACAGAATCAAAAGCCCGCAGATGCTAATGTATTGTATGATTCTAATAAAGATACGGGGCAACAAATACAAACAACTGTAATTCCAAAGACAAATGGTAAACCTGCAGAAGTTAATATTAAGTTTGTAGATAGTCCTGAAGAGCAGGCTTTGAATGAAGCTATTGGTGCTCCTCCGCAAGCCCAGGCAGCTCCGGCTCCAGGTGCGGGACTTGGTAATCCTCCACAGAAGCCTAATACACAAGTGAATCCAAACGGTGAGCTTGGCGAGAAAGAAGTTCCGATAAGCTTCTAATTATTATGAATGAGATAGCCGAACATACTGAAACTCAATCTTGGGATATACCCTTTATAGAACCTAAAGTTTATCATGTAAGGGGTGGATTATTATATGGTGTTCCTGTATTAATTCTACCTTGTAGTCCTTCTTTGAGTAAGAGTGGGGGTAGTGTATGGGCTATATGGTGTAGAACATTTGATGAGGCTGTTAAATACTTTGATGAATCGGGGTTGGAATTTTGTGAGGATGCTGGTAATTTTAAATGGAATAAATATGAAACTGGTAATTTAGTGGTTGCTGTAAGAGAATATTTGAACAATGATAATGTTGACTGGGATATGGACTCTATAGAATATGATAAATTAAGCATAGAAGACAAACATTCTTGGGATATACCATTAGAAGTTACTGTAGGTACGGTAGTGGAGGATATTAGTGAACTCATTAGTAATGCTCAAGTGGGGCAGGTGTGGAGTGGTGGTGGGATTGGGTGTATATATCTTAATATATGTCCTAATTTTGATGCTGAGGGGTCAGGAGTAAAGTCAGATTATCATCTGGCTGCGTGGACGTTTCCAAATTGTGCTTGGACATTTACAATAGATGAAAAGGTAAATCAAGCATGGTCTGATTGTATAGTAATTAAAGATTCCTTTCCTATGAGGTTAGTTAAGACTGATAAAACATTTGATAATATAAAGCAGTCCTGGGATTTACCTGAACCGGATTTTAAAGTTGGAGATCTTGTAGAATCTTTAATAGAGGATAATCTTGATGCAGGTGAGATAGATGTAGGTTCTAGAGGTACTGTCGAGTCTGTTTCTGAAAATGGGGATATGGTTGAAGTGGAGTGGTTTCATTTACCTAAATGTAGTTGGTATTGGGGTAACAAAGAATATTTAGGATGGACAACAGATGTAGAATCTATTCGTAAAGTAGATGATGAGCAGACTGATGCTGAGAAATTTGGATGGGATATTGAATTACCTGAACCTGAAGTAGGTCTTGTTGTGAATACAATTGAAGAGTTGGGGGAGGTTATTCGTCCGGGACAACATTGGAGTAAATCTATTTTTGGTGAGTTTAATACGAAAGATTTATACACGGGTAAGGATTGTAAGGTTTTGGATTATAATTTAAAATATTATGAAGGAACTAATGGTAAATGTTACATATTAATTAATGCATCTAATGCTTCTTATATAATATGTAAATATATGTATGTATATCCAGATAATTTTCCTTTAAAATTAGAGAATACTAATAAAAATATACCAAGTGAAGTATGGATTAATTCTAAAAACCTCTCACCTGTGGAAATACAAAATAATGAACATCAAGCCTGGAATATTTCAATAGAAAAGAATAGGGATTTTTTCATTGTAGGTGCTAGAGTTGTAATAAATGATTGTGCTTCGAGTAGTAGAACTTGGGGTTTTGGTACTTTACCCATAGGAACATTAGGAACTGTTGTAGATCCAGGACCTGAATATTTTAATGAAGAGGGAGAATATCTGGTTGCAGTGGTATGGGATGGGTATGAAGATAAAGGATTTTATATTGTAGACTCACGGAATATAGACATTGCATCTAATCAGACTAAGGCTTGGGATATAAATAATACAGAAAATGATATTGAGGATCCTAAGGATGATGGTGCGTATATTAATGAAAAGGATTATGCTCCGGTGAGGAAATTCTATATACCTTATAGTGAGACTGTGCTTGGAGATGTTATTATGAGGGGTGTCTGTAAAAGACAGGTGAGAGATTTATATGAACAAGGCATTGATTATGGAGATATGGAGTCTAGGGATTCACAGGATTTTAGCATTGACTTTGATAATATAGAAGATTCTAAGGCGTGGGTATAAAAATATATAATAAAGAAAAATAAATAACTAATTTCTATTAAAGGAGACATAAAATGTCTAGAATAGTTCCGCAAGAAAATAACAGTCATCAGTCTGCACCCAAATGGATGAATACAGATGAGTTGTTAAAATGCTCTCAAAAGGGAGATAAACCAATTCAAAAAACAGCAAGTGATTCAAGTCTTGTTGTTATTAAATATGCCTGTGATGGCTGTGCTAAGACATTTTTAGCTGATCATCCGGAGCTTAAGAACCAACAACGTCTGGCTGCTCTGAAGAATACACAGGCTAAGTTTAAATGTCCGGAATGTGATGGCCTTCTGAAAGTTTCACAGGAAGTTAAAGCTTTAGAAGGATATAAAGAATCTCGTACAGCAGATTCATTCCATATGGAAAAAGAAGCTAATTATAGTACTTTCACAGATCGGTTAGTTGTAATGAAAGCTTTGGATGCTTTGAGCAAGTTTGCTAGCAAGGTTGGTATGTATCGTGCAGATGTACGATATCAGCGTTCAGAGCATACAAAACAAGCAGGACAGCAGAATGATATGTTGAATTCCATAGACTGTCAGATAGATTGGCAGTATGGTCGTAATCAACATGCTCGTGTTTATGCCAGCGTTCAAATAGATCCGGCAGGCAAGATCTTAATGCCTCGAGTATTTAAGACCTCCTCAAATCAAGAATATCCTTTTGATAAGGAAACCGTAGCTAACCTTATGACTGATGTTGACTTTAAGAAACAATTTGAACGTCAGATGCGTAAGACCGATATTCCTACGTTCCGTAAACCTGATCCTACAAATTTTCATATGGCAAGTGAGAAGGTAGCTGATGAAGGTGGGGAAGGTGTAGAAGGAAAGGGTGAGGGTTATATTGAAGAGATGTATGGAGATATAGGAAAACCTGCTGAAACTCCTAATACAATTGCAGATGCTGAAGGTAAGCCTATTAAAATTGGGGATACTGTTATTCAAAAAGAATTTAAACCTGGAAGTAAAAGCTATGTCTGGAGTAATTTAGAGAAATATGTGGTTAAAGAAGTTGTGTCACCTCAGCATATAGTTGTGTTTGATAAACTTTCTGAAAAGGATTTAGCATTAAATCCAACTGAAGTAAAGGTAATAAAATCAGCTGAGGATAAAATAAAATCTAAGCATAATCCATCGGGTGAATCTGATGTTTGGACTAATGAGGATAATAAGAAGATTGCCGAAGATGAGGCATTGAATGATGCTGTAAATTCTCAGGCACCATCGGGTCCCAATGCAATGCCTAAGAGTGATGATGATTATAATTTAAATTTTCCTGAGCCATCTACGCAAAGCAATACGGAACTGTTAGCAAATATTAGATCATTATATGGAGATACTAGCAACACAACTGGGTTAACAATGCCGGAAGCTAACAATCTTTCGGAATCACAGGTTGCCATGCTTCAAAATATAATTGATCAGCATAACAGTAGTGTTGGTGGCGTTTCACAATCCGTTAATGATTTAGTGCAACAGGCTAATGATATATTATACTCTAGCAAAGTTTCTTGGGATAATCCATCATCGATATCCAATCAACCTGCTACAGCATATGCTCCGCAAAAGCCTACAGGTGTAGTTCAGCAGCAATTGACTCCTCAGCAGACTGTATACAATCCTCAAGATAGTAAGCAGTATACTGTGAAGCAGCAAACTCCGCAGGCTACAACTATTGTAGATACACAAACTAATCAGGAGGCAGTTGTGCCTGCAGGTCAAGAGCAATATTTGAAGCCTGTTGTGCATACTACATCTGAGCTTGAAGATACTGCATTAAGAGAACATATCTATGCAAACAATGATAAGGAAAATTCTAAAAGTTTGGAAAAAATAGAATTAAAGAAAGCGAGAATAAAAACTATGTCACCAAGATGGAATGAGATACGAAAAAGTTTTCGAAATACTCTGCAAGCAGGGGGTTGGAAGGGATCCATCACAAATGGGATAGATCATTTTTCTAGCCTTGCTATAGTTGCATCAATAACAGACGTAAATGGTAATGTGATAACAGATCCACAAAGCATTCGTTATACTTTGCTTAAGGGCCATGAAGATATAACGGTTCAGTTTGATGATGGGACCGAGAAGAAGGCTTGTAATCTTGGTGGAACTATTATGATGGTAGATCAAGAACCTATTGTAATCAGAGCTTCTAAGGGGTATAATAACGAGTATAATGGGGATCCTAGTCGTATGCCACGAGAAGTAAGAGCCTTGCAGGAGATGGGATTTAAACCTGATAAAGGTGACAAGGATGAGACAGGTCATTCAGATCATGGTGTACCTTTGGGAGAGACGAAGAAGATTGATATTGGGTTGACTGAGTTTCCTGCAGGTAAGACCAGGGGTACGGGTAAGGGATATAATATACCTTTTCGTAAAATGGATGAGAACCAGGTAAAGGAACGTGAGAATTTTCCTGATCGTGATATGCTTCCTTATGGTAAACAGCCTGCCCGGGATATTGAGTATAAAGGACCAAAGACAAATTCTCCACTGGATGAGGTTGAATCGTCTTTAAGAGAGGCCGTAGGCTTTGATGTTAAGATCAATCGGCCTGACCAAGAAGGTACAACTACAAAGCCTAGTGTTGTAAGACATAGTCCTTCAGAAGTAACGGTAACAGCTCCTAGTGCCCCAGCTTCTGCAGCGAAACCTACGTTAACAAAACCCGTAGAGCCTAAACTAGATATGAAGAAGGCACCTAATATTGAAGAATATAAAGAGCCAGAAGTTATTCCTGAAGCGGGTGGAAAAGCTAGTGAGGCTATTACTAAGTTGAGACAGGTTATTCAGAAAAAGCAGGAAGTTGAGGCTGCGTTGAAAGCTGCTTTGAAACCTGTTGAAGAAACTATGGCTAATATTAGAAAGCCATATGAATCTGAGATAGCAAAGCAAGCCGATCAGATGAGAAGTTATATTGATATGGTATATGATCAATTGACTCAATCAGAAGATCATGTTCAGGCATATGAGAATAAGATTTGGGCTGCAGTCTCGAGAGAGAAAGCTACATCTCCTACAGCATCATTAACACAAGTTTTAGCTGAGGCTGATAAGCTTGACAAAACATTATCTGAGCAGATTCGAAAGCTCAAGGCTATTATTGAGAATAAGGATATGCAGATGGTGGTTGAGAGATTCTTATATGAATTCCCGATATCTGGTACTCAGCAAAAGAAAATTCAAAGTGCTGATGAAGGTTCTGATGGAGCTAGTATTAGTTCTCTTCTTAAACAGTTTGAACAATGGATTAGAGAGATGATACCAATTAATACTGCGGTAATAGAGCAATTGCTATCAACGGAGTTATAATTGAAATCATTGGCGTGGGACATATCAGTAGGAACTTTTAATCCAGGAAATTTTATAAGTATACCTGAACTAAGGGATGTTCCGTTGGATGTAATACTGGTTAGATTTTCAATATGTAGAGGGATTTTTAATATAATACATGTAGATTCAGAGGGTTTAGTAGACAAATATTGTCATGTTTACAATAATAAACTTAAAGGTTTCATAGATACAATTGATACCAAATTTGATACTAGAGAAATAGGATATCATGAGGGAACAACATTTAATACTATTGCTACTAATATAACTTCTGAAGAGTTTGAAAGATTTATTGAGGAGAATAAATCAGAAATAGAAAGTTATATTCAATCAATAGAGAAATTGTCTTGGGACATAGGTATTGTATTAGATGGTCCATATACAATAGACCAATTAGAGGAAATAAATATATCTTATGGGACAATAATATGTGCAATATGGAGGCAAGGTTTAGATTTAATATCTTATGGTTGTGTGAAGCATGATAAAGATAGTGAAAACATAACCGGAATATATGGATGTGTAGTTCCCTTTAAGGGTGAGAAACCTGAGTCTACTATAGTCCCATCACCCGGAATTTTGAATGTTAAACCTTTTAGTGGTTTTTATATTGTGGGTCAGGCTAATAGTCAGGCAGAGTTTGATGATTTTATTAAATTCAATAATGGTATGATAAGAAAGGGATTATTAAAATATATTAAACCTGAGAAGGATCCATTATTATCTTGGGATATACCTGATCTAGAGTTAAAAGTTGGGAGCAAGGTAAGGATTAAGAATAAATCTATTTATGCACCACTTAATGTGTGGATGAAATATGATTCTGATTTTCCTAATGCTTACAGAGAGGATTCTAATCACATATTCTATATAGTGGGCAAAGGCACACTTCGAGGTGACGATTATTGGGTAGTTAATTTGTATCCAACTTGTAATAGGGAAGATTTTTTCACAACTGAAGATCTAGAACTTGCAGAAGATACATTAAGTTGGGATATACCTAGACTTGAAAATGATTTTCAAATAGGGGATAGAATTAGGATTAAAGAAGGTACACCTCGTCTAGCAAGAACATATACATCCATTGGTGAACTTCCTATAGGTGCAAAGGGTACAGTTGTTAGTGTAGGTTTAAATGAAATGATCACACCTCATATTGGTGTAAGTTGGGACTTATATCCAGCATCTCGCCATGAGGAAATTGGTTGGGGGTTTGCTGTGGACAATGTGGAGTTAATATAATGTCAAGCACTCAAGCAAAAACAATAGCTGAGTCTACTGGGATTGATGCTAGATTGGTTCAGTTTTTCATCAATCTGTCGAGACCATTAAGAGTGGGTATTAAATCATTCTTATTTACTCAGAAAGCTTCCTTATTGATGAGTACTCGCAGTACAATATTGTTTAATATACAATCTTGTGATGTAGTTTCTAACGCATTACAGAAGCAAAGATTAGTTGTAAATTCTCTTCTAACACCTAATAGTGGGTTAGTAAATACTATTATAAATTCAATACCATTGAGTGGTACAGATAGTAGTGGGGCCGATGCAGGAACATTGAAATTAATATCGGACTTTCTTAATAGTTTGATTGGATCCTTGCCTGTAGCCATACCTTCCTATCTAGATATGGGGACCGGGGACACGGAGTTCTTTAATGGTGTGAAGAGTTATTCTGATCTGAAAGATAAGCTTGATGATATTGAATATAAGATTGTTGCTGCAACATCAGTATCTAAACATGCGGCTAATGCTCTTACAGCCATAGATAAAAAATTAGAAATAATAGATCAGTGGATTATGATGTTAGATGCAATAGATGGAGTTCCATTGTCATGACATCATTAGCTTGGGATATTACATTTAGTAAATTCAATGTTGGTGACTTAGATAGTATATTTTTGTTGGAGTCTGATATAGAATTAATTTAATAACATAATGGATAAGCGTGAGGAGCAAAATCATGCCACATCATCTTTGTAAAATATGTAATGCATTTGGATCACAACCAAATCTAATAAATAGTATAAATTTTGATATCTTTTCGGGTATAAAGACTCTTAAAGAAATAGGTGAATATTACTCTCCTTTTTTACCCAGTGGATTTTCTCCAATATCTCGTCTGAACATTACAGGCCATAAACATCATACTGATGTATCTATTCTATTGAGGCCTTTAGTGATACAGCGTAATGATACATCTGCTGCTGATAAAGATATTTATAATCAATTATATGATTCAAGAAAGGAATCTACTCTAGATTACATTCATATGCTAGACATTATGCTAAGATGTCGTATGGAAGATTGTGTGAGTGTAGAAAAAGTGGTACGCAGGGCTAGTTGTCATTTGGATGACTCTGTGGAAGCTTTTGATTTGTTAAAAGCAACGAGCGTACCTGGAGATGAAACTTTGAAAGCAGCTGCTGTAAAGGTTAGAGGGGCTGAAAATAGATTATTTGATCTTATAGAAAGACGGCAGGGACTTTGGAATAGTATGAAGGGTGACGTTGTAAATATAGCTAGTAATATTATAGAGAAGGAAAAACTGGCGGTAAGGATAGAGATAATGGAGAGTTTACAAGAGACATTTGGACATATGCTCCAAGCCTTATCTGGCTATATTGTTAAAGAAGCTTTCTTGAATGATATTAAGAAGGGTAGGGAAGTATATAATAGTATTCTTAGTATTATGAATATGATTGTAGCTCCTGCATTGAAACCTTTAGATGTATCCAAAGCTGTGACTGTAAAACAAAAGAGATTGAAAGAGTAATATTATGGCAATTAGAATACGTAAGGTAGGTGATAGAACAATAGCAATCTGTGCAGCAAGATCCATACCAAAAGAGGGCGACATATATATTGATGATTCAATGCACCATGCTTTAACCAATAAATTTGCTAGAGATTTTGCTGAGGAAGGCTTTATGTTGAATCTTTTTGATGAAGATGAACTTCCGTTTATTGAGGCGGAAGAAAGTAATAATGAAAATAGAGATTGGTGGGATAAACAGTATGGTCAGGTAAATTAGTATGGATTTTGATTTCCTACAAGCTGGTCAGCAATACTTTGAAGAGGCTGTAGAAGAAGTTCAGCCTATGGAGAAGGTGGATGCTCTGGAGTTCATAGCTAGTACAGAGTTTATGGGGGAGACTCCAACTGTTTTTCAATCTTGTGCTATTAAGACATACTATGGATTGTGGTTACTATATCCTCCAACAGCAGACGAGATGGCCCTACTAAATCTTTTATGGGAGAAGTGGCATATAGCTGTTAACATCAATACAGATGCCAGGCCTAAAAGATTTATTCTTGCCCTAGGCCGCCGCGGTACCAAATGTCTTACAGGAGATTCTACTATATATGATGTAGATACAGGATCATTACTTAGATTAGATGATATATATAATAATAATCTAAAACCAAAAATATTAACATTAGACTCTCATTATAAGATTACGTCTACTATAAATTATAGTATTAATTTCAATGGTAAAAAACCTGTCTATAGAATTTCAACTAGAACTGGGAAAACTTTAAAGACTACTCAAAATCATAAATTTTTAACTATTTCAGGGTGGAGGCAGTTAAGTGAACTTACGATAGAATCTAGAATAGCCATACCAAATAATATTCCAATCTCGGTAGATATTAATACAGATATTTTATCTGACAAAAAATCTAGGTTTTTAGGTTATATGATTGGGGATGGTGGAACCCATGGCAATTTTAGTTTTACAAATACAGATTCTGCAATATTATCAGATATGGCAACTTGCTGTAAGGAATTTAACTGTAAAATGAATTATACAGGTCATAATAGATATAGTTATAGAATAGTCAAAAATGTTATTTCCAAGAATTGTAGAATTCCAAATGATGCGAGAGAGTTTTGTAAGATACATGGTTTATATGGTGTTTTGTCTATAGATAAAGAAGTTCCAGAAGTTATAAATTATTCTTCTAATGAAATCATTGCTAATTTTTTAAAAGCTTTGTTCTCTTGTGATGGGTGCGTGGTAGATAATGGAAAAGATGGTTTTATATTTTACTCTTCTAGTTCGTATAAATTAATTCTACAAGTACAAAGTCTGCTTTTAAGATTTGGAATAGTTGGAAGTGTTAAAAAGGTAAAAAGCGGTTACTTTAGTAATAAAGAAGGTCTTTATAAGAGATTTGATTCGTATAAGTTATATATAAGACGAAAAGAGGATATTGAGAAGTATTTTAATAAGATAGGATTTATTGGAGAAAAAGAAAAGAGATTGGGTATAGTTCTTAAAAAGGAAAGACTTCATAAAAAACCTAATACTTTAATATCTTGCATACCTAAAGAAATCTTAAACTATATTAATGATAAAAGAATTGAAAAAAAGTTAAGTAAACAAAGATTGAGAGAGATTAATGGTAGAATAGGGCAAGGCTGGTCTATTAATCGTGAAAAATTGGGTAGAATAGCTGATGTACTGGACGATGAATTATTGAGAGATCTATCTATATCAGATGTAGATTGGGACATTATAAATAAAATAGAATACATTGGGGAAGAAGATACCTATGATCTGAGTGTTGAAGATACACATAATTTTATAGCTAATGATATTGTTGTTCATAATAGTACTTTGATGTCTTTCTTTTCATGTGTAAGTACATATGAGCTGATTACATTAGGTAATCCTCAGAAACATTTTGGCATACGTGATAGACATCCTATATATATTACTCACGTTGCTGCGGGTGGAGATCAAGCAGAAGCTGTATTTACTTTATCAAGAGATAATATTCGTTCTACTGATTTTTTCAAGCCTTTTATAGATTTTGATAAGGATAGTTCTACTGAGTTGAGGTTGTTTACACCTGTAGATAAATTAGAGAATGATAAGATATTTGAAATGAATAGGAAGGTACTCAGGGGAAGTGGAGAATCGAAGGAACCTAGGAAACCCGGCACTATCAATATCAAATCTGTAACAACATCAGGAACTACAAAACGTGGTGATGCTACGTATTTGTTAATGCTGTCTGAGTTTGCTCATTTCGTAAGAGCTAAATTTGATCCTACTAAGTCTGAGGAACAGTTAGTATCTGAGAATCCTAGATCTGATTATGCCATTACTAAAGCATTAATTCCATCTGTACAGGACTTTGGAGACGAGGGTAGGGTTATTATGGAATCTTCTCCCGTAGAGAAAGGTGGGGAGTTCTATCATTACTATTGTATGGCTGGAGGAATGGAGCAGGAAAACTTTGCAAATATTGAACCTGAAGTGGGTTACTGCTTATTTCAATTTGCTACATGGGAAGTCAGACCCACAATTACAAGAGAAGTATTAGATTCAGAATTTAGAGCAGATCCTGTTGGATGTAATTCAGAATATGGAGCTCATTTTAGAAATCCATCTGGGCAGTTTATATCTGAAGCAGTTATAAATGCAATACCTCAATCAACCGTACCAATGTGTAGGGATAACATTGGTGGAAGAAAGCATTACATTATTACTCTGGATCCTGGTGGAAAAGCCAAGAAAAAGAAAGCTGATACATATGCAGTATCCTGGGGACATGCTGAACAGGATTTTACTACAAAGAAGTATACTTATATTGTGGATGGTATGTTTGGGTTCAATGCTACACTTAAAAATGTAGGTATGGGTAGACATGAGATAATTCAGGTGGATCCTAATGTAGTGTTGGAATTTGTATTTAAACTTGTGGATGATCTTGGGGGCAGAAATTATATTTTAGAGATAGCTTATGACCAATTTGAATCCTCGCCTCCAGTCCATGCATTACAAGCCGTAGGATTACCTGCAGTTGAAACAACATTTACCAATCCATATAAGGCTGAAATGTATGGCAGTTTCCTATCTGAAGCTCAATTAGGTAATGTGAAGATGTATGGAGTGGATGATGGGGGTTGGGTACAGCTGTGGAAAACTGAAATGAAGTATCTGCAAGAGGATCATGCTGGGGGCATTGTGTATTATCATCACCCTGCCACTGGTCCAGTACAAACAGATGACCTGGCCGATGTAGTTAGTAACTTAATACATAGATTATGTTTAAGGATGAATCCTACGAAGGAGAGCATTAAACAAGCTCATAGAGATGGTTTACCCGCTAAATTTAGACGTAAAGGTGTTTCTCCACTAGCAGGACCTACAGGCTGGGGGAATAAATCTAAGGTAAGACCTATTCGGTAATGTTCATAATTTATGAACATTAGACTTTCATGAACACTTGATTCTTATAATATCATTTATTATATTTCTATGTATATAATATAAGGAGAAATCAATGTCAAAATTAATGGATAAAGCAGTAAAAATAAGACAAGAACGACTTGAGAAGGAGAGAATTGAATCTGAATTTTTAGATAGAAAGCTCGAGAAAGATCTTAAACGTATTATTAGTGAATTTGAAATTGCTTTTTCAGATATTATTCCTTTATTATTAGAGGAGGGTATTACTTACACAGCTCATTATAATACTAAATGGACTCATCAAGGATCCCATATATTATTTAAGAAGGGTGATAGAGAGATTAAAATGGATTTCTTACATAGAGATAGTTATAGATATGAATATACTTTTTGTGAAGGGAGGGAAACAATAGGCAGAAGTATGTATGATAGACATTCAATGGAAGATTTTATTATATTTATTGATGAGGGACTATTTAAGCCACTACCAAAAATATAGATTGTTGTGTAGAAAAACAGATGATTAGTCTAATCAAACTATAAAGGAGAGATAAAATGTGGATAGATATAAAAGAGAAACTTCCTGACTTGCCAGAACTTTGCTTGGTAGTAGTTGCTTGGATGGAACGTAAACGTACTTATTCTGATATATTACAGGGCAAGTATGTAGACAAGACTTGGATCGTTTATAATGATCTTATAGGGTGGACAAAGCAATATAATGGCAGAGTGCAATTTTGGATGTATATACCGCCAACTCCACCTCGTGATATGAAATGATATATGGATAACAATAGTAAATTCTTTTGTAATAAGGACTGTGAATATTTTCCATGTCATAGTAATATTCATTTAGATAATTTTTCCTGTCTTTTCTGCTTTTGTCCTTTGTTTACATTTGACTGTAAAGGTAATTTTACATATATTAAAGGTAAGAAAGATTGTAGTCTTTGTATATTGCCACATATTGATTATGATTATATAATAAATTTCTTGAAGAAAGATATAGAAGAAAAAAGGAGTACTGAAATATGACATTGATACATGACACTGAATGGTTAGCTCAATTAAAAGCAGGTGATAAAGTTTATGTGTCTGGAAATAACGCTGGTAGAATTGTAAAAATTTCTAGAATAACCAAGACACAGATAATTGTAGAATATAAATCCTCAGGTGTTAAGCCATGTAGTATAGAAAGATTTAGAAGATCTAATGGTATAAGTATTGGAGGTAATGTTTGGAATCATAATCTTTTATGTAAACTGACTCCCGAACTTAGGGAGGAGTTGTATCTTAAGAAGCTACAAAATAAAGCTGCATATCTTATAAAGAATATAGAAATTCCTAAAACAAAGGCAGAGCTATTGGAATTTAATAATATTATTAGTAAATTTGTAAAGATAGATTGTGGAGCAATAGCAAAAGAATAATATATTTAGGACAGTTAGCACTGAGTAGTTTGGTAGTTCTTACAAAAGGTGACTATGCGTGAGGTGCTTTCATTATCTTTAACACCAGCTTGGTCAAAAAATAAAGAAAGAATTTATTGGTACAAATAATGAAAGTCTAACTAACAAGTAAAAGTTTGTACCAATAATCTTTAATTTATACATAGGAGATTATATGACAACTAGACCTACTGTTATAGAGAATTTTCTTACTGCTATTACTCCTGGAGGTATTGAAGCTCAGGAAAAGAGGGGTCAACAAGCTCTCGTTAATTCTGATATATTACCCAAACAATGTCCGAAGAAAGAGTTACAGAAGCTCGGATTCAAGTTTCTTGGGGATCATGATGATATTTTTCTGAAAGTTGAGATGCCAAAAGGATGGAAGAAAGAGAAATCTGATCATGATATGTGGAGTTATTTAATTGATGATAGGGGTAGGAGAAGGGCATTTATATTTTATAAAGCAGCATTCTATGATCGAAGTGCTAATATGGGCCTTTATACAAGATTTAGTAGTAGTCAGAACTATGATCTAAAAGATGCTTTGCAATTTTTTGTTATGGATGAGGATAATATTATCTATGCAACGGCAACAGTAAAATTTATTAAGGCATATGATGAAGCATATATTTTAATAGAAAGAGAACTTGATAAGGAAGTTATGGATTGGCTTAGTAAAAATTATCCGGATTATAAAAATGTTTTAGCATATTGGGACTAAGTATATTAATAGAGGAGTAATTATGAAGAATAAAGTAATTCTGCAGATTGCATTTGGGGAGTTTAAGGGTATGCCTAGAAAGGTTAGTGGAATAAAGGTCCCTTTATTGCCTATCCGCTTACCTATGATAAAGCGCAGAGCTATTACGTGTGATATCTTTATAAAGGGGACAAATGAATATCCTTTAAGTTTATTTCCTCTAACTCATGCTATTACATATTGTAATCCTCGAGATAGATTTAATGAAACTCTAGGTAGAAAAATAGCTTTTACAAGAGCTCTTCAAATATTATCTCCTGACTCTAAACCATTTCGAAAGTATATATGGAATGTTGTGAATCAATCCTATGAGGATTTTACTAAAAAAGGTGGAGAGACAGAGGCGGGTAATAATAGATTTAGTTTTTCTATAGATGTACCCAGAAAAATATTACCTAAATTTATAAAAAATCTATAAGAGACTATGGAAAAGCGTTGGGTAACAACTAATGAGGAGTGTAATATCTGTGGAGATGATCTGGAAGTCTTTACAAATGCCAGTGATTTTTGTTATGATGGAGATGCCATAAGATGTCCTGAGTGTGGGGCTAAAGGAGCTGCATGTCTATCAAGCGATGAAGAGAGTATGATATTTGAGGTTGAACAAAAACTAAATAATAAGGAGCTCAATATGCAAGCATTAAATGATTTTGTATTTATCAAACCTGATGAATCTGGAAAAGAAGGTGTTACACCTGGGATTATTATAGCTACATCTCATCAATCCCCATTGTTAGAAGGAACTGTAGTATCTATAGGTAGTTCGATGTCAACTAAACCTCAGTTTGATAAGGTTGATATTTGTGATATAGTTTACTACATTGGTAATGAGGTTATGGATTATGAAAGTAAAGATATTGGAAAGTTACATGTTGTTAAATACCAAAATATAGTGGGTTATGAGAAGTTAGAGGAGAGGAGATGAAATAATTATGGCCCTTGATAGAACAGGAATCCATGCTAAACGTGCTCAAGAATACAGAAGTATTTGTAAGCGGTATTATGCCACTCCTATAAATCCTTTATTTCCTGAGCAGACGATAGAAATGCATATTAGAGTTGCTAGGAGACTGTTAAAAGAATTACAAAAAACTCTAATTAGAATTAACAAAGAGGATAAGGGTAGATATTTTACAAAATGGGAGGTAGGTAGAAAATGATTACAGATACAGCACCATTAGTAGAGGCCTTGCAAGCCCATAAATGTATTACGTTGCAATACACTAAAGAGAACGGTGAACAAGTAACTCATACAGGAGGTATTACTGAGATTGGTATTAATAAGAAGGGTAATCAAGTATTATGGTTATGGGATAATACACTTAATGATCATATCCGGCAATTTCTGTTTAATGGTATTATGAGCTTCCAGGTCCTGGATCAGGAATATGTTGATGCTTTTGGATGGGGATTCAAACTTAATGGTGAAATTATTCCATAAATTAAGGTATGAATAACAATGTCATATAAAACAATTACAAAAGAAGAAGAAGAATATATTGAGGATATGAGAATCTTTCTTAAAGATGCCTTTTGTATTAGTGGTGAATGTAAGTTTATAGAATATGTGAAGATAAGTAGTGATTTAAAAGATATGGTGGGTATGTTGTTTGAATTGGAGGATTTGAAAAGAGGTGTTTTCTATATAACATTAAGTAAATAGATGACTATTGAAAACTAAATTATTATTATGACAGAGATAGATGTTCAAAATAGGATCTATGCAAATCATATGCAGGGAGGAACATTACTTGTTGTGCCATGTTCACAAGTGTTTGGGTGGGAGGCTGATATTGTTGTAGTAACACGAGCATTTTTTACACATGAATTTGAGATAAAACTTAGTAGACAAGACTATCTATCAGATAGTAAAAAAGAGAAACATGATCATATACAACGGTATATTAAAGGGGAAAGAAAGTTTAATAAGTCTGGGAAGTATGGTGATTATCAATGGGATGTATTGAAGCCAGCTAATTATTTTTGGTATGCCTGTCCTAAGGGAATGGTAGATAAAACAGAGGTTCCGGAGTATGCTGGACTTGTTCTATTTGATGAACGATGGCGACTAGATGTTGTTAAAAAAGCACCTAGACTGCATAGAGATAAGCTTGATGTAAAGGATCTTATACAGTTATGTAGAAGTATGACACACAAGTTTTGGAATCAAAGAATTAAGTTTGTGGAGGATTAAGAATATATGGGAGATAAAATTATAAATTGCATTCTTAATTCAGAACAAGAAATCAAATTAAGAAAGTTTATTAATGATGAATATTGCAAGCTAATTGGATGCTCTGGAATTTCTGAAGATTGCTTTAAGAATTCAGAACAATGTGGTTTAGTTCAAAAAATGATGCAGGGAATCCCTTAATATGCATGCTAGAAGGAAATATCATGTGGATAATAATTTTAGTAGTATTGACATTGGTGGGATTATTTCTTTACTTTAACAATAAGAAATGTGTTTCATTAGCAACTAACTTAACATATACATTCATACAAAGGATAAACAATATGGAAATAGGAAAATTAACTTGGCTTCCTTCAACAGATTCGTTTGTTGAGAAGCAACAAATCATGGCTGCAATTGATGATGCCAGATTTACACAACTTGGTGCAGATCTTTCATCAAGTGCTGAAAGTGCTGATCTTCAGTTTGAAACGGGATCTAGTATAGTTTTATTTATTCGTACTATTGGAGATAATGGTACACAAAAGGATAGTTCTAATTTACTTCTTGTTGCAAAAAATGAACAACAAGTTTCTGCTGCAACAAACTTAGGCTGGCAGTGGTTATCACATACAGATTAAAACAAACATAAATATAATTTAGGAGGAGCAATTTATGAAAAGATTTATCTTGAGTATATTAATTATACTCAGTACTGTTGAGCTATGTTCTCAACCAAAAAGATTTATTACTATACCCAATAATGCTTGGGAATACACAGAAGCTCGAGCTGCTCAAGTTTATATGGCAACTCGTGAGGACTATTTAATTGATACTGTTTTGAAAATTAATCCTAATAAGAGTGTTTATTGGGTAGTGAATCAATATCCTGATACAGTGATTGTATCAGATGCTGATCGATATAAGACATATGTTTTTACAATAGATTCAATTGTAGGTAGAGGAGATAAGCGTCAAGCTTTGCTTACCATTAAGATACCTATTAAGAATAATGCTGGGCAGTGGATAAGATACAAAGAAAGGTATGTAGCCTTACCAGACTCATCTTATAGAAGTATATATGATTCTGTGGGTGTAACTTTAGATTCTACACTTCAACGTGCTACTTGGTTATGGTATACAACTTTTCCAGGAGTTCATACCGCTAACTCTAAAGGAGTGGGCATAGGTAAGTTTGAGGATCTTGAGCTTGGTTATAACAAATATCTTACTATTTGGTTAGAAAAGGTACTTGGAAACCCTACTGAGAACAAGGGTATGGATCAGCAGGCTATGTTACATTTCCAATTGAAGGAAGGTCCTCCAAAGGATTTCATATTCAAATATTTAACTCCATAATAAATAGGTAATTGATATGCTGTAATAAGTATATCAATTACCTAAATTAAAATATAACCTATGGCAGAACTTAATATGAAGAAAAAGAAAAATTACACTCCAAAGGGATTGGTTGGGGTAAAGAATAAGTATAGAATTAAGTTTAGTTTAGCTTTTCTTGGCCCACCTGAACTAATTCTTGAAATTGTTAATAGATTGCAAACTATATATCCTGAGATATATGAAATTCATTTTCACGAGATGGGTATTGAAGGACCTCCAGTACCTATGTCTTCACTACCTCCAATTGCATTTGATTATAAAAGTCCGTATAATAAAGGTGTAAAGGTTGTTACAGGATTAAATGTAACCAAGGAGATCGTATAATGGAGTCTGTGTCTAAGGAGAGCAATTTAGATACATATATTGTTGAATTTTATGAGGAGGGTTCTAATCGATTTAGAGCTGTGAGAGTTAAATGTGATAAGAAGGAGTATGCTCATATTGAGGCAATGCGTGTAGAAAAGGTAAGTAAAGTTGTTGATGTATATCTAGAAGTAACAAAACCAAATGGAACAGATACGGTTAGCTTGTGAGTAACTGAATTTTATTGAAAGGATAATGTTATGAAAGCTGAAAATAAAAAATGTAATAAAGCAAAACGCTTATCTCATCAACCTGCATCAGTTATGCCACTTGCGTTTGTTAAGATTATGAAATCTACACTTTGTACCTATTGGTATAAGAGTGAGATTGGAAAATATTTTTTCATTGCTAAAGATATTTCTGGTGAATGCGATATAATCAATGATGGTTGGGAAGTTGTGAAAATAGATTTAGATGGAACATGGAGAAGAACTGGCTTTACAATTGCTAAAGATGATTGCAAAGTAATTTTGAAATCAGTATAATTATGTATACTAAGCGGATGAAAGAAGAGATTAAGGATTTATAATGACTACTAATATGTTTACAACAGAAGTTACATTAAAGGATAGATATACTACTCTTGTGTTTAAGCTTAAGAAATTTCTAGGAATAAAGCCTAGAGAATATATTCTATGCGCTGCAATTTGGTACAATGATGGTAAGGAGTATGTGCATCAGCCTAAAAACATACATAAAGGAATTGTGATCGCTGGCCGAAGACATCATAATTGTTTTATTACCTTATACATTCTAAAAGGTAAAGGTAACTATGATGCAAACCTAATTGAACAGGGTTTTATTACTAGCTTTGATAGATATGTAAGTCGTAGTTTAGCTTATTGTATTGCAAAAAAAGCAGGGCAATTATTCTCAGGTTTAATTCATGATGATAATCCTATATTAATAAGTGAGGAGTTATACTAGTGCAGCCCTTAATAAAGAAGAAACAGGTGAGAGAGCATGATCTTGTAATTGTGAGTAAAAAAGTTAAAAGGTCTTATATTATTGAGTATAAAATAATAAAGGATGATGAGCCATTTTGGGACCATCCTAAATTATGGACCAAGCACAGTGCATATGCAAGGATACGTGACAGAGATAAAGCATTAAAAAATCTGCAAAGTAAAACAGATCATGGAAGCAAACTTTGGGTATATAGAGTTAGGGAGGATCAACGAGTATGAAAAAGATAATTTGTTGGCTATTCCATAGAGGGTCGAAGCTGATACCTGTACGCATAGGTTCTTCACTATGTAAATGTGAAAAATGTGGTTGTGAGTGGATTATAAGAAGGTAGATGAGACATGCCAAGAACACCTGGTAGTGGATGGGGAAGTGGAACATTGCTGTATCAAAATTGCCCATACTGCAAAAAGAAGAAAGTGATTTATGATCCGGTGATACATGATACAACTGGAAGCAATTTTAGATGCACTCTTTGCAAAAAAAGATTTCATTCAGACACGCTGATAAGAAAGCATCATCCCGAAACAACGAAAGAATATCGTATAGAAGGTAGAAGGCGTTATTATCATGGTATGTGGCATACACAAGCATTACTCAAATACACAGACAAGAAGAGGATGAATTCTGATCTAAGATTATTAAATAAAAGTAAAATTTATGAATTTAGAGAAGTCCAATGAAGTGTGTCCTAATGGTAAGTACGTTTAATATAGGAGATAAAAAATGTCTAAAGAAAAGTTTGATGTTCTTATAGTGCAGACTAGACTTATAACTGTCGAGGCCGATAATGCATATCAGGCACGAATAGCTGCTGAAGATAGAATGAATGGAAAAGACTGCCATCCTAATAAAAAGGAGTGGTTTGCTACAAGCGTATACATGAATCCAATAGATGATATATTAGAAACTAGTTGAATAACTTAAGATGGGACTATGCATATTAAGTTACTTTATTATTATAAATTAGGAGTATGAAATGATAGAAGTTGATTGGATGGTGTTTATTGTAGTATTTATTACTGTTTTCGGTACAATTAGTATTGCCTGGTGGTTAGGTGGTAAAACTGGTAAAAAGAAGGCTGAGAAGGAGATAAAAAAGTGGAATGAAAGCTTCAAGGAATAGTTGTCTCTCTGTCTAAATTAAACTATATTATCATGTTGCTTTTTATTTAAAAAACTCTAAATATAGGTGTATGATGAAATCATTACTAATAATAAATGGTGAAGAGCACGAGGTAGAATTTCTAGGTGTGTCTATTCAACACAAGGAGTTTGAAGATTATGAAACTGTAATAAAATTGAATCTTATTCCTATTGAACCCGATGTATCAGAAAATACTGATATAGTTGAGGCTGTTGGGGTAGGAAAGCCTCAAGCTATGGGTATACAAAAGCCTGAAGCTGAAGAGACTATTGATCTTCGTACCATAGGTATAGATGTTAAACAATTAGAAGATTTCAGAAAGAGTATGGGCGTTGTAGTATTTGACTCTATACCAAAGGATAGAGATATTCATGGTACAATTTGGTCTATCGAAACTAGACGTTATGAAATTAATGGGACGGATCCTATTGGTTCGGCTATTCGAGATCTAGTTCAAAAAGAAAAAGAGATTGCTACTACAGGATATGGGATTGATTCTATATGGGTAGAGACAGCACCTTCAGTTAAATTGGTAGATGATGGCTTTCATATAGTAGAAAAGGTTCAACGGTTAAAGGGTAAAGAAAATGGATCAGAAGTCACACCTACAGCAATCTGACATAGATAAGATAATACCCTTAGAACAACCGGACATTGTAAAGCATGATGATCTTAACTTTGAGGATCAGCGTGTTGTTATTCCATCTTCAGAGATGAAACTATCTTGGGATATTAAACCTGTTGATTCTGAGATAGGTATGGTTGTAAATACTATTGAAGAATTAAGGGATGCTTTAAAACCTGGGCAAGTATGGGTACTAGAGAATCCTACCTTTGGCAATTTAAAGTATCTTGTTATATCTGCAAATCAGGGTAGTGTAAATATTAATATATCTGCAGATGAACAAGTTTTACAATGTTCTATTGCAGAACTTGCCTATCGGGCTGTTAGTAAATTTCATAGTCCTAATAATCCTAGCGATTGGTGTTTAATAACTAAAGATAGTCTTCCAGCAACGCTTATAGAAATTATAGAACCCGATGATTTCTCAGAAGTAGAAGCCTCTAATATTCAGTCTAATTTATATCATGATGAAGTTTATACAGTAATTCCTAAGGACCACAAAATAGAAATGGGTATCTTTCCGGAGGATCAGCATTTCAGTAGCAAGTATGTATTCGTTTGGGATACATATAGAGATGTTTTACATTTTAGTGATATAATATGGGATGTAGTAAAAATAACAATTCCACAAGGCTTAAAGCATACAGTACTTAAGCCCATGGTTGGGGGTGCATATAGTCTAACTCATATACCTAATACATGGCAAATAGAGGCGGTTAGTTCCCAGCCAATCTATGAATAATTAAAAAACAACAAAAAGGAAAAACAATGGTTAAATTTAAAGATATTCTTGGATATTTGGGAGGTACAATAGGAATATTATTAATTTTAGGTGCCGGGAGTATAATTGGAGATAAAGTATTTTTTAGAAATTCTGTTGATAAAGTAGATATTCCTGTGTATAAAAATATGGATGTTATTGAAATGACGGAGGAAGAGTTTTATCAAATAAAAGAAAAAGAAATAATGCAGATGTTAATAGATACAGCTAAGGTTTATAGTATAAAGACTGCAGTTTTTTGTGGTCTTGCATATCATGAAAGTGAAAGATTTAAATATGCACATAGAAAGATTATGGACAGAAATAATAGATGGTCCTATGGTTTGTTTATGATTCAAATGGAAACGGCTAAATTATATGATAAAAGTGTTACAGAAGCTAAATTAATGACTCCAAGATATAATACTCATTTGGCAGCAGTTATATTCCAGAAGAACTTAGATAGATATGGTACTAATGAATATGCTATTGCAGCTCATAATGCAGGTACAATAAGTAATCATAAAATTAATAATCCAGAATTTGTAAAAAAGGTTTATACTGCTATTGGAGAAGTTGTTTCAAAATATAACTTTTAAAGAGAGATATATGGATAAGCATATTTTGAATTGTGATGATGCTCTTAGAGTAATTAAAGACTCATCACTAAGGAATTTACATGCGGAGTTAATACATTTAGGATTAGTTCGGTTTGATAGTGGATATGCAAATATGATGGTAGGGCTTCAAATAGGAGACGTGATTAAATCTAAAGATTTATTGAATAGTTTCACAGAATACTGTAAAGCAAACCCAGATTTGAGATTTTGGCAAGCTTTGCGAAACTGGTCAGAATTTAGTTTCATTTATGTATCTGATATTTATAAAGAAGATGAGAATTTGAAAGATACTTTTTATTTTGAAAACAAAAAACAGTAAAATTTATTAAGGGGTATTCATGAATGGTTTTATAGTAATGCCATCTATAGTTAATGTAAGAAATGCTTGCACAGAAAGATGTGATATGTTTGAAGGTCCTTGTGCATGTGGGGCCTGGCATCATGAGAAAGATTGGCCAGATAGAATACAAGAAATTGTTAAGTTTGAGCTAAATAAATTGGAGTTAATATGAATTTAAAACTATACGGGATAATTGTAGCTTTATGTGCAGCATTAGGTGTATGCCTCTACTTTTTGGTTGATGCTAGAAAAGAGCGTAATAACAATGCTGCAATTATAACTCAGAATACAGCTGCATATGAATCTCAGTTGCATCAGAAAGATAGTAATAACTTAGTTCTGTCAGCTAAAGTAAACGACTTGAATAGTAAAGTATCACATCTAGAAAAAGAAAAGGGATATTGGATCCTGACATCTCAGCAGTTGCAGGCCAAGATAGACTCATCCAAAGGATCAGGTCAAGGTATTGCTTCAAATGGTACTGACAGTTTGGGTCAATATTGTGGTGTGGCCTTCAATGGTAAACAAGGTATAACATCATTCAAAGGGGATACAAAATATTACTCTAATGGTGTAAAGCCTCAGTGGAATTTAGCATTGGAATATGATATTATCCCAATATCTAATAGTTTATATAGAGACACCGATGGTCTATGGAAGTTCAGAACCACAACTGAGTCACCTGGTGTTAAGTTCAGTTCTAATAGTGAGGTAGATTCTACACTGTATATTGCTGTTAGGCAAGGTGGGGTGGATAATGAGATAGTTCTTCCATCGTTTGGATTAAGGCTGGAACTGACGGGTAGACTTAATTTAGAAAATAATTTGGTACAACTCAATCCTACAGCAGGTATATTCTATAAATACTACATGATAGAATATAGTCCTTTAGATAAGACTGTTATTGGAGGTGTTTATTGGGTGTTTGATGCAGGTAAATTCTTAAGTAAATTATTATAAGGAGCATTTATGAAATTTCAAGGTAGTTTAGTAGTAGAACTTACGGATTTGACTATATCAGATATTAAAGGCAATAGACGTAGATGTGCGGAATGTAGCCAAGCTTTTAATCCAGGTGATAAAGTTATTGTGATCGGGGAAAGCATATATAGTGAGCAGGACTCTCTGCCATTGAATGATGAGGGCCTTCATTTTGTTCATCTTGCGGGTAAACAGGGAGGAAGTTGTCTGGAAGACTTTATAAGTAGATTATTGAATAATAAGCCTATCGATACCCCACCACCTGTGAATTCAACCGCAACTGTTGCAGATCTCAGTCAAGCTACACCTACAACATAGGTTTAATATGTTGCATATATACAGCACAATTTCTTATTTAAGGTAATTGTGCTGTATTTTTGTATTCTATATCTTATTGATTGTTTACCAGACAATATACTAAAAATAGAATACAATTTTTAGCATACATCCCTTTACATCTCCTTTCAGTAAATGTTGAAATTATATTTATTTTTACCCTTCCAAGTTGATTTTATTTTTAAATAACCCAAATATAGGTGTAGATTGGAGAATCTTTGAGCGACACCTATTTCGATAGCACCCCATCTGAAATTCAAACACCTGAGGAGAGAGCTGGATTAAACCCTCCTGATGATATACAGATGCGTAGAACAAATCCTAAACGTTATGATAAACGTCATGATCAGTATGATGATAACAATGATGCGGGACATGATTCAGGAATAGAGAATAGATTTGAAGATCCACCATCTCTTCTTAGTTGGAACATATCTGAACCCATTGCAAATAATATAGATGAACTAATAGAAATGGCTGTACCTGGGCAAATTTGGAAATCTAAAAATTCAGAGGGTACGCAGTATTTATATATATTTGATAAACCTTATAAAAAAGGAAGATATTGGATAGGTGGGGCTACATGGGCTTGGAGTGTAAATAAAGCTATTGAAAAATATAAAGATCCAGGTATGAGAGGGGCTTCTTGGTCCAATCCTTCAGATATTTTTCCACTTATTAATATTGAGGATTTTGAAGTTCCTAAAGATTATGATAAATTAAGTTGGGATATACTATGGCCTTTAGATATAGCAGAAAATATTGGGGAGTTTCTAGAGTTTGCACAACAAGGAGATGTTTGGCAAAGATCTCAAAAGGATTTTTATTACTACGTAGAAGATGCTTTAACTATAACAGATAAAAAAGATATTAATGGAGATCCAATTATTAATGGGGGTTACTGGTCTAGATCAGAACCAGAATTTCAAAGAGATTTTAATAGTGGGTTTAATGTTAACGATTTTCCAATGAAACTATATTTAAGAGAGGGTAAAGTAGTATCTTCAAAATTATCTTTAGCAGATGAAATGGAGATTGATGGTAAAATATATGTTAGATTGCCAGATCCATCGGGAGCTTCTGGGTCCATAGGTGCTGCTTTTGAGTTGAAAAAAAGAAATGGTAGAATGTGGTGCCCTAAAGATAGAAAGAAAGAGTTTGATGAATTAATGAGTTCTATAGAGGATGATCTAAAGAAAAGTTCACTAATAGAGGAATTGGATTGGCAGATAGATGCATTGGTTAATGGGGGTCGAGATGAAAAAGGTATATTGAATAGATTAATATCTAAACGTGCTGCATTGGGCTGGGATATACCTAATATAGAATTAGAAGTTGAAGATATTGTAACCCATCATAGTAAATGTTGTATATTTAATTCTGGTGGTATTATTAAATCAAAGGATTATTTTGGTACGATTTGGGATAATATGCAATTTGTAGACAAAGGTATAATTATATCTAAAATTCCTGCCCATAATACAGGAAAAGGTGATATAGGTATTGTAGTAATAAATAGAACAGATGAAAATGTTTATGGAGTAGAAAGTATACCTAAGGGTGAAGATTTACATTACTATCTAGAATCTGACCTTGATTTAGTTAGTAAAAAACAATCATGGGACTTACCAGAACAGGAAGAGATTAAAGTTGGAGATGTAGTCAAGATTGTATCTAATGTAGGTAATGCAGGTATTTCTTATAGTGTTGATTGCACAGGATCTGTGGACTTTATTATTTCACCAGAATCATCTAAATATGTAAAAGATGTATTTGGGATAGATAATGAATTTGAATTTTATGATGTAGATTGGAAATACTTTAAAGATAAAGTTATTTATGTTGTGGGTGATTTAGGGCTATTTACAAGAGAAGATCTGGAATTAATTGAATCGAAGCAAGCATTTGATTTGGATGATAATAGAGTTAGTTATGAATCTATACCTCAAGATATAAGATTTAAATTCAGAGAACAGCATCAGGACCTATTTAATCGTCATCCCGAGATTCTTCAGGGTATGAATAACATTGAGTTTGTATTTACTAATAGGCCATATGGAATAGATCCATCTATTCCTGGGTATGTTCATCCAGATGATTTAGAGGTAGATTTGTATGGTACACCTGAGTTATTAAAGAAGAATCCCGAGGCAGTGGTGGCCATGTTGAATGTTATACTACAATATGTATTAAAACTAAAGGGGTTTGAAAAGACTGCAGCAACTTTGGATCCTAATTTGTTGGATGCATTTGATAAATCTGAAAAGGATTACGTCACTCAGCATGAAAATAGATTGCAAAGATTGGGGCCCTCAACAAATGTAGTATGGAGTAGTCCTGAGGTACAAGAATTTAGATTCACTGAACTATTGAAGCTTGGTGACTTTACGGATAAGAAGATATTAGACATTGGTTGTGGTTTTGGTTCTTTTTTAGATTTTATAAAAGAACATGGTCAAATACCTGAAAGATACGTAGGTATAGATCTATCAGAGAAGATGCTAGATGAAGCTAGGAAGCAGCATCCTGAAGAATTCTTTGAATTACGTAATGTGAGAATAGATCCTTTTGATACAGATATATTTGATTATGGTATAGCTAGCGGAATATTTGCCAATGATCATAATAATTGGGATGATCATGTTATCGAGATTCTTAAGAGCATTTTGAACTCTTGCAAGCTTGGTATAGGAGTAAATTTTCTACATGAACACATGAATTATATTGGTGGTGGTTTGCATTATGACAATCCTAATAGAGTTGTGGATATGTTGGAAAAGGCTTTGGATGCTAAGATTGAATTATTAGATCATCCAGAAGACAATGATTTTACTTTATTGATTAGGAAATAAGATGGTAGATTATAGTATAGATATTAGTGATGATATAGATAAAGAATTTCCTATAGGACAGGAATTTTCAAAAGAGTTTATTTGGAAAGAATGGGGTCCCTCTCAACAACCCGTTCAGCAGTCTGAAAAGACTAAAGATGATTATTTATACTCAAACCCTAAATCTGTAAGGATGTGGCGTAATATTATTCAATATTTTTTGGAACAATATAATATTCCTACAGAAGAATTGAATGATTGGGCAAAGATAGATTTATTTGATGAAACTATGATATATGTTATAAATAATATATCAAAAGTATATAATATAGATTATAATATTGTTTATGGAAATCTTTATGTTATTTTAGAAGAGGAAGTAGCAAATTTTATAGATAAGGGTTCTGACTGGATGCCAGGGTATGATAAAGAGAAGTATATTAATAGAGTTCCTACTCAACCTAAAAGATTACCTAAATATAAGTATCAGAACTCGGGTAGGGGGTTTGGTAGAGGTCAAACTTATGTACCACATGAAGACAAGATAGATGAACAAAAAGCTATTGATTGGCTTATAAAATATTATAGTGGTACTACATTTTCTATAAATTCTATTGCAAATATTTTAAAAGATTATGTATTTAAGTATATGAGTTTTAGAAATGATCAGCTTGTTGAATTTGTAAAGTCATTAGCTGAGAAAAATCCAGAGAAGTTTCAATTATTTGACAACAAGATACATATTGGAGCTCCTAATACTAACATGGAGTTTAACAATACAGAGCCACAACCTGAGATTAATCATGATGATTTAAAGACTATAGCTCTATCTAATATAGAAGATTTTAAAAAATATGGTGAAGTTACGGATACTGAGGATGGTATATATATCTTTATTGATAGGGGGGCTAGTATATTGGCTGTGGCACATTTGGATACTGTTCAAGATAATCAGCATTATTATACTTTGCAACATGACGAAGAGGAATTGATTCATAATGCTCAGCTTGATGACAGGTTAGGGGCTTATATTATATTAGATGTATTGCCTAAGTTAGGGGTCAAGGCAGATATCCTATTAACGGAGAATGAAGAATCAGGGAATTCTACCGCAAAACACTTTGTACCTCTAAAACCCTATAAATGGATATTTGAGTTTGATCGTGCAGGAACAGATGCAGTGATGTATCAATACGAAGATGAAGAATCTAAAAAACTATTAGAAGATAGTGGTATTCATGTAGGTAAGGGTAGCTATAGTGATATCGCACATATGGAACATCTTGGGGTTAAGGCTTTTAATTTTGGTACTGGAGCATATGATTCTCATAATAAAGAATCACGAGCTATAGTACCACAAGTTAAGCATTGTATACAAAAGTTTATGACATTTTATAATAAATTAAAAGATACGGCATTACCCCATGAGTCTAGAGATATATACTATAAAAGTAGAAAATAATTTACAGAGGTTAATATGAATAAGGCATTTACTATTTCTCAAATTGCTCCAATAGTTATTCAGCAATTACAGAATGAAACTATTCCTGTAACAAAACAAAGTATGTTTAATAGTGTTAAAGAGCAGCTAGGAGTAACAGCAAAGTCTACAGCATCTATATTGCAATTTAATAGAATAATAGATGATATGATTATGAAAGGTTATCTCTATACTATTGATAATGTTACTTTTAGTTTAACTAAAGATGCTAAAGAAGGTATTCAAGGGGGGCAACATAACAACTTTACTACAGATTATTCTCAGCCTCATAAAGAATTAATGACTAAGTTTAAGAACCCTATAAAAGCTGTACAAGCCATAATGCCTTATTGGGAACATTTCAAAGAGAGTCATCCGGAATATGCAGAAGTATATGATGATTTAGAGAATGGAGTGCATAAAAAAGAGTTTCCTATGTTATTGGCCGAGGTTTGGTCTATAATTAATAACAAAATAGTTCAGCCTTATGGTAATAATGTTGAACCAAATTATGAATATAGTGATAAATTAGCAAGTAGTATAGATAATGTTATTGCTAATTGTATGGTAAGAGCTATTAAATTTTCTCGACATACGAAGCTACGAGATATATTAATACCCAATGAGAATGTTATAGACATTACCAGGAGCTTTCTTGGTGCAGGATTTGATGATGTTAAAGGATCTTTATTGTCTGAGTTCGGTCCAGGAAATATTTTGGGTAAGAATGATATTCGTAAATTCCTTACAGAACTATTGAAAACAAATAATATAACTGATCATAAGGAGATAGATTTTGTTTTAAGGCAAAGCATGAGTAAACTTATTAATAGCATAGATCCAGCTACTACAGGTATTATGTTTGACTCTATGGATGACAAGGTTATTATAAAAATATTACGAGATTTATTATTTAAAAAATCTAAATCACTATCACCTGTTTCTACAATTGTTAATAGAGTATTGCTCAATGAGAAAGGTACTCAATATCTAAGTAAGGCATTAAGTAACACAGAGATTCCAGCCGGAACTAAATTGATTAAATGTAAATTTAATAATATTACTATTACAGGTAGTAAGGCTACAGAAGTTAACTTTACTGGTAGCATATTCAGTGAAGGTACTATATCACAAAATAATCTTACAAATTCTTCATTTTCTAGATGTCAATTAGATGTTAAAAAGTTTACTAGAAATGTGGTTGAGGGTACAGACTTTACTGGTTCAGGTGGTTATAATTCTGAAGATGTAGACTTTAGTGAAAATTTGGGAAAACCTATTGGATTAGTAATTCAGAAGGCTATATATAATACAGATGATTTTAATGCATTAGTTATCGGAGGTATGAAGCGTAAACAATATAATTCTCTACCCCTAACACCTGCAGAACGTAAATTAGCCGATCCTTTATTACAGCATTTACATGGTTTTCTTACGCATAAAAATAGGAAATTATCTTCTTTGGATCTTAATCTCTCCTGGGATATTAAACCTATAGAAGTAGATCCTAAAAAAGTAAATTTACTTTATGCTATATACTGTGTGGAAGCTGTATTAAGTATTTATGAAGAGCAATATCCTAATGATAGCAGACCTAGAGCAGCAATAGAGGCAGCAAAAGCTTGTCTTAAGAATCCTAGTAAAGAAAATAGAAATAAAGCTTATTCTGCTGGTTATGCTGCTACTGCTGCTGCTGATGCTGCTTATGATGCTGCTATTGATGCTGCTGCTTATGTTGCTAATGCTGCTGCTTATTATGCTGCTAATGCTGCTATTGATGCTACTGATGCTGCTTATGCTGATGCTGCTGCTTATGCTATAAAATATGCTAAAAGAGCTGCTGAACAGGTTAATAAGAATATTGATTTTGATAGTTTAAAAATTAAAGCAGAAAATGATATATGGGAATATACACAAGAAACTACTAGTAGTTTGAGATTTTCTGAAGAGATGCCTGCAATACCTGATGATAAATCAATTATTAAACAAGATCTAGAGAATTTACTTCAGTCAGGTCAGAAAGCTGAATGGCTTACTCTTCCTGAGGCAAAAGGTATCATCATACAAATGAATAAGAGTGGTGAGTTAGCTACAATGGGGCTAGCTCAATCAATGGGCAAGATTATAGGTATGATATCTGGGCCAAAGGAAAACAAACCTTCAAAAGAACAGATGGAGATCGAGCAACAAACTCAGCAAGAACAGAAACTTCAAGAAGTGTTTCAACAGCATTCGGGTAGGGGGACAATGTCCAAGCAGGCATTACTAGATGCTTTACCTGCAGATGCATATAATTTAAGAAACATTATAATACAATTTCCCAATGATCAATTAGATGCACAGCAGATATCTCAGATATATGCAATATTATTAAATTCACAGTATGATAGTAAAGCAGGTGATTCTGTACTACTTCAGCAACAATTAAGAGATATAAGTCAATTTCCTCATGGGAGTCGTATAGATGACATTACTTTAGGCAGGAGAAATCCTCCGGGAGGTGAAGCTGGCTCAAAATATCCCAATACATTTGGTATTATTTTGGAACCCAATCCTAATGGATTGCCTCAGGAAGTTAAGAGTATTGTAGATATGATAGACTTAACATCTCCCCATACCTTAAAAAATAGAAATTTTACTGAGGGGATGCCACATAATACACACTGGATGAACGCTTTTGCTTCGGCTAGAGTAAGGCCTACTTATATAGTTGATAATAGTGGGGTTGAGGGGTCCACTCAAAAACGTAATGTATGGTTAGATGTGGAGAATCAAAGCGATGCTTTACAGCAAGCTGCAGGTAGAGGTGATAACTATTTTAAACATATGGTAAAAGGTAAAAATATTCCATTTGAGTTAAAAGCTCCTGAGACATTAGCTATATCAAAACTTTATGATATCCTTAAAGGAGATATGAATAAATCAGTGCCTATACAAGATGTTTTAGATGGATCTTCAGGATTCACTATAGATACCTTTAATAAGTTATCAAAGAGTGGTTATGTTAAATTGAACGGTAATAATGTCAGCTTTAATTCAGAGATGAGCCAAGATATATATGCATTGAAAGCTATAGTAGCTTTTCGTAATTATTTTAGAGACTGGCCTGAAATGGTTATGCTTGAGATAATTAAAAGGGCTATTGAGCATGGAGGGGTTGATGAGGTTTGGGTGCCTACATTTGAAGATTGCATGAAAGAAAATAATGATAAGGATCGCAGGCCTTATTATGACTATGCTGCATTAAGACTTGGTGGAGTTCCTTTTCATCCGGCGATGGATATTACTCCAGATACAGGTAGTGACATTTGGAGTAATACTACTAAGCAAAACTATCCAAAAACATGGTATGCTATAGATCTATTACCTTATAAGTTAGATTTGCGTAAAGGAGTTAAATGTTCTGATAAACAGGATCCTAATTCGGTGGCTACTGTAACAGATCTGAATAAGCTTACTAAGTTTAAGAAATCATTGGGCACTATGACTATTATAACGGAAAAATTAGTAGATAGTCAGATAGTTGTGGTTTATCAATTGAGTACAGCTCCCGGAAAATATTTTATATCTTCTTGTAAAGATTTTAGTGACAAGTATTCTACAAGACAGCTTTATAGCTCTACCGATCTTAAATTTTCGGGGGATGTGTATGGTTCTGTTTATAAAGATAAGGTTTTAAGATATGTGGATCGGCAATTGAATGATTATCCATATCTTAAAGATGCCCCTAAAAATATGCTGATAGCTAGTGGTATAACAAAACGTCAAGAGGAATTTAATCTTAAACCTGAAGAAGTTCAAAAATTGGCTGAAGAAATGGAACAGGTTTCTAAAATTCCAATGGATCTTCCAATCATAAACTATGTGAAATCTATAATTACAATAGTAGAACATGTAAAGCAAAACTCTGATCTTTTATTAAAGTCTCCAGAGGCTTTTAATGCAGCAATAGTAAGAATTTTGAAAGGTCTTACATTGGATGAGACGGCTATTGGTATGATCAAGAATGTAGTTAGCATTGTTCTACCAGAGGCTTTGAAATCCCAGACAAAGTATCCTAAAGATGAGATTGATGACCTTGGATTTGATGAGTCAGATTTAAATGAATTGGCTCCTGCAGGGTCTCCTAATATGGGGGAGGAAACTTTAGATACTCCTGATCTTGGATTGGCCGATAATGATCCTCGTAAAAAGTATGATGATTTGAAATTTGATAATCAACAAATGTCTCCTCAATCTTTGGAGCGTCACAAGCAACATCTTATGGATGAATATTTAGATGAATTAGCACAAGCTAAGTCCGAGGGTAATATTGAGAGAATAGAAAAAATAAATAAGATGCTACAGTATTTATCAGCAGAAAGTTCACTAAACTTTTTTGAAGATAGTATAATGGAAAGATTAGGGGGGCTTCATTCAGCTAGAGAGATGAATCTTCCATTAAGTCATGAATGTCGAGAATGTGGTAGAAATACGATGGGTAATCCTTCAGGTCTATGTGCAGAATGCAGACATCCTTCAGTATATCCTGAGCAAAGATATAGACCAAGTAAGGGTTTAGAATTTGGTATTGACTATGGGTATGGTAATAATGGTAAAACTCCTAAAGCAGAAGTATCGGGTGGTTTAAAATTTGAAGAATAACTATGGCAAAAGATGTTATCATAGATAGATTGAAAAGTATAGGTGATCCTTTTGAAAAGGAGTCTCCTGCCCCTGGATATAATTCCTTAGATTTTCAAGAACCTTGGAATACAGATCTAGCTCTTCCAGATTTGGATAGAGAAGATAAGGAATTATTTAAAGTTAAGGAATATGGAACTCCTGTAAGTGCATGGGACATAGTTACGATTAGAAAGCCGGGCCAGTTTGAAATAGGTGATAGAGTTAAATGGATTAAGAAAGATCGAAATTCTTATTGGGGGACCATTGATTATAGTTGTGAAGTCTCATATGGTTCTACGGGTGTGGTTATGGATTTAATGAAGGGCCAGGATTTTGTATTTGTAGATTGGGATAATCAGCCCACATGTGAAGATGCTTTCGGTGATGCAAATAAACATTGGGCTGTTATAAAAGCAGATATTATAAATCTTGAAGGAGATTCAAATACTCTCTCCTGGGACATTAAACCTATAGAAGTAGATCCTAAAAAAGTAAATTTACTTTATGCTATATACTGTGCAGAAGCTGTATTAAGTATTTATGAAGAGCAATATCCTAATGATGATAGAGTTAGAAAATGTATAGAAGCAGCAAAAACTTGTTTTAAGAATCCTAGTAAAGAAAATAGAGATAAAGTTTATTCTGCTTATTCTGCTGCTAATGCTGCTGCTGGTTATGCTGCTACTGCTGCTTATGCTGCTAATGCTACTGCTTATTATGCTGCTTATGCTACTGCTTATTATGCTGATAATGCTGCTGCTTTTTTTTCTGATAATGCTGCTGCTTTTTTTGCTGCTAATGCTATAAAATATGCAAGACAAGCTGCTAAACGAACTAATAAGAATATTGATTTTGATAGTTTACTAGCTAAAGCTCAAGAAGATATATGGGAATATACACAAGAAACTACTAGTAGTTTGAGATTTTCTGAAGAATGGAACATTAAACTGTATGTACCTAAAATTGGGGACCACTTTTCCATAATACCTGAAAATTTACATGAGATTATTAAGGATCCAGCATATTCAGATCCTGTTACGTTTAGTAATCTCTTTGACAAAAATGATTTTGTAGTTACAATTGTGAAAAAAAGTAGTTCATGGTTTTCTTCCGAAGGACATGCAGGAGCCATGCGTATAGAAGGTAAAGACGTAGAGGGTGATATGATATCTTTTATCATACCTCTTCCAGATTATGATAGGTGGGTTACACTCATAGATTCTAATAATAATAAGAAGTCTTGGGATATTATTACTAACATAAAAGAAGGGGATATTGTTCGAGTCATAGCTGATAGAAATTATTTAGATAATATTGATGTAGATTCTTATTTTCAGGGATCTGTAGGAAAAGTTATTGAAATTTTGCCTGATCATGAATATGAGTATGATTGTGGAGGATTATACACAGGAAGAGTATATGTTCATTTTCATGGAGCTACAAATACATTTCCATACAATAAATGGGAAGATTTTTTAGAAGTTGTGAATGATAAATTATCTTTTGAGTCTACTGCTGCTAATGAAGCTGCTGTAGAGAAATTTATAAAAGAAGCACAACCAAGTCAGATATGGTATAGTCGGTCAGGATTTGCATTGGTATTATCTCCAAATCATCCTATTGAGTATGAGAGAAAAAATGATAATAAGCTTATTTTGAAGAATGCGGTATGGATGAAACCTGAAAATAAATCTGATGTGGATATAGAGCAAGATTTTGGAACTACTATCGTTGATGAAAAATATGATTTTCCATTACATCTACATAGTATGTTGGAAGATTATAGATCAGCTTTGGCTTGGGATATACCTGATATAGAATTAAAAGTTGGGGATAAGGTAAGTCTTATACCTCAATCATCGTCTGAAATTGATATTGATAATGAATACTTTGATGATTTTGATAAAAATGAATTTGAGGTTGTAGAAATTAATTTTAAATATAATTATGTTGATGAAGGTTGTGATGTTTGGGAACTTCCTAAAGACATACCTAACTGGGGGAGGGGTAAGGTCATTATTGAAGGCTATAATAAAGATGGTAATGAAATTCATTTTGATATACCCTTGAGTTATTGGCAGAGATACATAGAAAAAATAGGCTCACATTTATCTTGGAATATATCTATGGATCCTGAGGTACCTACATATAATAGTTCTCCCGAAGATTTTATAGGATGGTTATGTAAAAGAGATTTTGATAATCAGTATTGTGTAATTCAGGGCATCAAATTAATAGGACAGGGCATGGGTTTTAGTAATTGGTATGAGGTAGCTGCTACTATAGGAGTAAATAGAACTGAGGCTAGACTATCTAAAAATATTGAAACATTTGAATGTTATTTAACATGGCTTAAACCTATTCGATATATAGGAATACTTGAAACTTTATCTTGGGATATATCATACACTCCAGAGTTTAAAGTTGGGGACAAAGTAAAGATACTATCAAAAAGTGTGTATGCAAGACCCAAATTTGCTACTATGGGTATAGGTCTTACTGGTAGAATTGTGGGGATATCAGAAGATACTATTAACAGTTCTACTTTTTATGAGAATCAAGGTGAGAAATATTTGGGACAACATTACTACACAGTAGAATACAAAACTGGAGTACGTAATAATGTTGCTTGGTCTTTTTATATTGCTCAGGATTTAGAATTTATACCTTCTATAGATAACACAGCATCTAAGAAAAATGAATTCAAGGATGAGATATTCATTTATTTAGATCTTCCTAAGTCTGTTAGAAAAAGATTCAATCATATAAGTAATCTTGATCAAGACTTACATATGACATTGATATGCGTGAAGGATAAGAAACTCACGCCTAATGAAAAGAAAAAGATTGTTAAGGCTATCCAATCAGTAGCGAAACAATATAAGAAGATAAAATGTAAATTTACAGGTTTAGGTACATTTGATAATGGAGATAACACAGTTGCTGCATTGGTTAATTGCATTGATGGTGCCGAGGTTTATCAGAAATGTTTAGAAGCCGTTGAATCAGTAATTGATGAATTTGATCGCAAGTTTGGATACTTACCCCATGTTACATTAAAATACGAGGGTAATGGTAAAGCTAATCTTAAGGATCTCAAACCTTTTAGTTGGTCAGCAAAAGAAATATGTTGTAAGTTCTCGGATGATGAGATGTATAAAGTATCATTAAATTCAGGTAAGGTAAAGGAAAAGATTAGTAAGTTGGCATGGGATATTTCAGATCCCAAGCCTGAGGAGAATTGGGTTGTAAAATTACTAAAAGGACCTACAGAGAACCTTGAAAAAGAACTAAAGTCATTGAATAGCATTATAGAGGATGCGGAGCAATGTTTTAGTGTATTTGATCTGAAGTTAAGGGAATGGATTGAACAAGAGTTAGATCGTAGAAAGAATGAAGATTCTTTGCAGGATGGAGATATAAGAGAAGCATCTATAAAAGTTTCAACTCCGGAATCTTATACAGATAAATCAGATATAGATATGTCTAAAGATCAGTTTGATCAGCAGGCTTTATTCTTTAGACAAGAAGATCACTTAGATATAACTACTCCAAAGGATTGGTTGCCCGGAGAAAATGATATAAAGTATTTTCCATCTACGCTAATTCATCAAGATATAGATGATAGTCCATCAAATGCTGATGTAGCTAGAATTTCTAATTTGGCACTTTCAGATAGGGAGGCATCTTACATAACTAAAAAAGATTATTTAGATGATCATGATAGAGTGATAATTAATCTTTTGAATAAATTTAAAGATCCAGAGAAAATGTCATGGGATATATCTCCCGCAAAACCTGATATATCAAATCCTGAGAGTTTCTTAGGGTGGATGACATACGCTAATCTCTACAATACTTATGGAGTAGTTGTAGCTGTAAAAATTAATTATGCATATCGGTATGTTGGATTTAGTGAAGAAGATGCTGAAGCATTTTTTAATGAACTTTTAGCAAAGCCTGAATTAGCTAAGGTGATTATTGATGGTGGAAAATTAAGTTTTACTAATATTACTACTTTAAAACCTATAAGATTTGTAGGTGTATTTCCATTTGAGGTTAAAGCTTCAGATGAATATGATAGTGTGTTAGATCCACAACCTGAAGAGGTGGTTCGTAGAGGACCGACGGATCAGAAACAACAGCAGGATCCTGCAGCTAGAAAGCTTGATAAAGATGATTCTGATATGTGGTTTGAACGTGGCTTGCATAGAACTCTTGATAAAGTAAACGATATGCGTCCTTTGATGCCTTATGGATCTAGTTTAAGCTGGGACTTACCTAGAATTCCTGGAGAATTCGAAATAGGGGATAGAATAGAATTCATACGTGATGATGAAGCCTATTATGTTAATAATGTGGAACCTATACGGAAGGGTAGTAAAGGTACTATAACAGAATTAAGAGGTGATGGGTATGTTAGTGTTGATTGGGATAATTTCTCTCTTTTATCAATAAGTCATCCAGGTACTTCTCGTCTAGGGTGGGCTGTTAATATAAATGATATTAAATTAATAAATGAAAACCTCTCCTGGGATATTAAACCTATAGAAGTAGATCCTAAAAAAGTAAATTTACTTTATGCTATTTACTGTGCAGAAGCTGTACTACCTATATTTGAATCTAAATATCCTAATGATAGCAGACCTAGAGCAGCAATAGAGGCAGCAAAAGCTTGTCTTAAGAATCCTAGTAAAGAAAATAGAAATAAAGCTTATTCTGCTGGTTATGCTGCTACTGCTGCTGCTGATGCTGCTTATGATGCTGCTATTGATGCTGCTGCTTATGTTGCTAATGCTGCTGCTTATTATGTTGCTAATGCTGCTGCTTATGCTATTGATGCTGCTATTGATGCTGCTATTGATGCTGCTATTGATGCTGCTTATGCTATAAAATATGCTAAAAGAGCTGCTGAACAGGTTAATAAAAATATTGATTTTGATAGTTTACTAGCTAAAGCAGAAAATGATATATGGGAATATACACAAGAAACTACTAGTAGTTTAAGATTTAGAAATAATTTAAATCTTTCATGGGATATATCTCCTATATTTGATCCCGATGATAAAGATACTACATATAAATATAATGAATTACCTGAAGATATACAGGAAAAAGCTATTGAAAACCTTTATGATAAAAATGTAGATTATGATTGGTGGGAGTGTACATATGACGATGCTGCAAATATTGGACTAAAAATAACAGGATTCGATATTGATAGGGGTAGTTATTGTTCAGGAGAACTTACTCAAAGTATGTCGGAATGCATTGCAGATATAATGCGTGATCATGGTAATACTTGTGATACATATAAAACTGCACTGAGATTTAAAGAAAGTTTAAGATTATTGGAGAGTGAAAGAACAGAGGACAATGAATATGAGATTGATGGGTCAATAGAAGATCTTGAGGATGAGTTTAAAAAAGCTCTTTGTGACGATTATCTAACTATGCTGAGACATGAATATGAATATTTAACATCTAAAGAAGCTATTATAGAATTAATTGAGTCTAATGATTATGATTTTGATACAGAGGGTAAAATTGCTACAGATGTATTGGCTTGGAATATATCTATAGATCCTGAATTAGGTGATATTGCAAATAGTCAAAAAGAGTTTAGAGAAAATGCAAGAGCCGGGCAGGTCTGGAGAAGTAAGACTTTAGGATCATTCTTATATATTAAGAGCAATCCTAATATTTTTATTGTTACAGAAGATAGTAGTGAGATCAGTGCTATTAAAGCTGGTAAAGCTTTATCTATCAGATCTAGTCAATGGTTTGGAAGTAATGAAGATCGACATTGGAAATCTGTAGCTATATCTGATAGATGTTATGTAATGGATGAAGCATATCCTATGGAACTTGTTCAAGTAGAAAATGCAAATAAAACAAGATATATGCATAGTTGGGATATACCATTTTTACAAGAGGGACATATTGTAAATACACTAGAAGAGTTCTTAGAAGTAGCTGCACCAGGGCAAGTATGGAAAGATGATACTCATCTTGGGGATAATTATTTACATATAGGGCCAAACTATGAAAATTTTGGTATTTATGATTTTAATAATAATGAAGATAATTTAGAAAGTAGGGCTGTAAATCTAGCTGATTCTAAATATTTTAGTAATATAAGACCTGTCTATAAAATTAAATATCCTAAAACAGCTTATGCTGTAGTTTGGGAATCTAACATGCCTATGACCTTAGTTAAAGTTGATGATAATATTAATACTTTAGCATGGGATATTTCTAATACTCCTGCATGGCAGATGCAAGATATTGAAAATATATTAACTAATAATGGAAGGTTTAAGAATAAGTCAGAAAGAGTAGTGGGCCATAAAACCATAATGCATAGGGTATTTGGAGATGGTATAGCTATAAGATACTGGTCTACTGATGTTGTAGTATTTTATGGGGATAGAATTATAGTAGATAATGGAAATTATAATACACCTACAACAAAATCTAGAATTAATTTCTGGCTAAACAAATTTAATGTTCCTGGGAGTGTATTTAGTAAAAGGGGTGAAATGCTTTATACTCTAAATTATGATTTTGAGCACCCTTATAAATTTGATGCTAATTATAGAATAGAAATTGGGTGGGATGGAATTCCAATAGGAAATTATGAGCAATTACAGCCTAGACAGCGTAGGCAGAGACGGGTAGATCCTGTAGAACCGGAGACTCAATTAAACTTGATACCAGAATCTGAAGCTGAAGAACCTGATATTGATATGGAGACACCGGATCATATAGCTCCGGAAGCATGTGATATAAGTGCAAGTGAGATAGCTATTGACAATAATATAAGAAATATCTATATTGAATCGGATATTAATGAGGATAATTATGAACAAAATATCGACCTTTCTCAATATAACCTCTTTGATACTATAGTACCCAAAAAAGAATCTAAAAAGACTGAGGGTATACCTACACAAGAACTCCAACATTTAGCTATTCATTGTATGGAAAGGCATGATAATGCTTTACCAAGATTATCTTGGGATATACCAGATATAGATCCCAAAGTTGGGGATAAGGTAAAAATATTATCTAAATCTATTGGTAATTTAGACCCTAACTTTGTAAAATCAATTATTGGTAAAATAGGTTATATATATTTAATTTTTAAAAATTCTGAGGAAGCAAATAGAGATGCTAAAGGAGTTTGTCCAGCAGGCTTAACTAAAAAATATCTGGAGGAACCTATATATAATGTATTTATAAGTGAGGAGGGTTCTGTATATATGTTAAGTAAAGATATAGAGATAGTGGATCAATATTCTGAACAAAAACAATCTTGGGATATACCTATAATAGAAAATGAGTTTATAGCTGGAGATAGGGTTAGACTAAAAAATGATGTATTTAATTTTATAGGAATTTCTGAAGTTAATTTGGCTAAAGGATCGGAAGGAACATTATTAAAACAATGTGGAAACCCTTATTATTGGTATGTAATATTGGATACATATACGCATTTAAAGGATAGTTGGTTTATATTTTATACAGACATGGAATTAATTTGAAACTAAAAAGGTAAAGTTATGTACAAACTACAACCAGGTGGCAAACACATTATAACAGATATCTCGAATAGTAATATTGAGGCTGCAAGAATAGAGGCAACATTAGTTCAAACCCCTTCAATATTACCACAACGTAGTAATCTGTCATTGGATAAGGTAGCACAGATTCGAGCTAAGGCTTCGTCTGATATAACACGTATAGCTCCAATGTTCAACGATCCTCGCTATTCTAGTTCTACATTGGCTATTCCGCCAGATAGTAGAACTTTGCATGGCCTGTATCGTTTCTTTGGAGAGACTGATCCTATTGTAGGTGCTGCCGTTAAGATGCTTGCGGAAATGCCTCTATCAGATTTACGGTTAGGGCAATGCGAGGATTCAGGTATACAGCAGCATTTTACAGATATGTGGGAGAGAATAAATGGTTTTAAAATGTTGACAGATATCTCACAAGAATATTTTGAAATAGGAAATGTTTATGCCTTTGGTGCGTGGAACAATGCGGATTACATGTGGGATCAATTTGCAATATTGAATCCTGACTATGTTAAGATAGAATCAACATGGGTTAATCAACGTCCATTGATCAAATTAATTCCTGATGAGACATTGAGGAAAATAGTACAAACAAAGACTCCTAGATTCATATATGATCAACTGCCTCCCGAGATTGTAAGATATGTATTATTTAATCAAGAGATTCCACTGGACCCAAACAACGTATTTCATATAGCTCATGCGAAACGACCTTATGAACAGCAGGGTAAGAGTATAATTAAACGTATTCTTAAAACCTTAATGTTGGAGGATAGATTCAATCAAGCTAATTTTGCATTAGCCACACGCCATGCAGTTCCAATGATGCTTGTTAAAATCGGAGATCCAACTTCTGGGTATATGCCAGACAATGCAGAGCTTGAGGAAGTTCGTAATATGTTTGCTGCATTTGAATTGGATCCCAATTTTTCAATCTTCTACCATTATGGAATAAATGTGGAACACGTGGGTAGTAATGGTAAAATGCTTCCTGTTGGACCCGAGCTTGATCGCATATATCGATTGAAATTTATTGGACTCGGAGTTCATGAACAATTACTTGCAGGTCAAGGTGGGTCATACAGTCAAGCGTACATAAATATGGAAGTACAAAGACAGCGTTACCTTAACTATCAATTAAAGATTGAAAACTTTGTTCACTCAGGTGTGTTTAAAACAACGGCTGATCTTTGTGGATTCTATCGTGTAAAAAATGCTGTTGCAGGGTATGGTGGAGTTAGATCTTCCAAATATGGTAGTGGTAATGACATTATGCAAAAGATTGGGCAACAATTTACTACTCTGCGTGATATTCAAGATAATAAAGAATTTAAAAGTTACTTAAAGGTGAAGGCTGATGAAGTTCAGCAACAGCAACAACGTCAAGTGCGTGAATATGTATATCCTAAATTAGATTGGGGATCTTTATCAGCTTCTACAGATGAAAATTTAAAGAATTTTATAAAATGGTTGGTAGATAAAAGGCCACATTTAGTTGATGATGCTACATTAGCTAGACTTGGCAGACTTGATCGTGATACTCAAGAAAAAGCCTATATTGAGGATTTGAGACGTAAGCAACAGCGGTTAATAACTATATCTAAATCAGGATTGTTACCATTTATGCAGGATAATAAAAAGGGTGGTGCGGGGGGTGGAGGTGGTCCTATTGATTTTGGGGGTATAGGAGATATTAGTGTAGGTGGTCCAGAGGGTGAAGCTCCAGGTGGTCCGGAAGGTGGGGCTGATGGTCTAGGACCAGCTCCAATAGGTATGGGTGGTCCTCCGGAATCTGCAGGAGGTCAAACTCCTCCAGCAGGAATGGCAAGTCAAATGGATCAATTACATCGAGAAGTAATTGGAGATGTTACTCGAGATGATGTTACTCTTTCATTTGAAAACAAGAGTTTGTTAGATGCAAAGAAAATTGAGAATATTGCATTACTTAGGAAGATAAATGGAGAAGGTTAGAAATATATTAAGCTTTGATGGTTCTGGCATAGGATTTCGATGGGAATTGAAAAATTTAAAACCTATAGATCAATCTTTTTTTAGAGGTTGGTTATCATGGGAGCATCCTTATGGTAATAAAGATAATTATGTACTTCCTGAAGAAACTGTAAAGAGAATGCCGGGGCATGAGTTTGTAGAAAATAAAGATGCCGAGGGGGGTAGTAAAGGGTCTGATTTTTTTAAACACTATGTTTATGCCCTTAATGCTTTAGTATTAATTGATAATGGTCTAGATGTTGGGTTGTTAGGATTTGCTATAGAAAAATCTTCGAAAGATTTAAATGAGCCAATTATAAAAGTAATTACTTTTTATATATTGCCGGAGTATAGAAATCAGGGATATGGAAAACAGATGCAAAAAATGTTTGTAGATTATGTGCAGAAAAATTATCCTGGGTTAGAAATACATGGTAATATTCAAACAGATGTTGGTGAACATATGGTTAATTATAGACACAATCTTTTAAAAGATAAATCTAAACATATTATCACTGACTCAAGAAAAACAGGTGATTCTGGCAAAGCTGAACTTTATTCCTTTCCGAAACAGAATATGAATTTAAGCTGGGATGTTCCAGATATTGAGGTTGAGAATCCTATAACTCTTTATAATGGATATACAACAGACTATAGTAGGTGTTGGATATCTCCTATGGGGGATAATTTTGATGCTTTGGATGATCACACCAAGTCTGCTATACCTTTGATATTAAAATTCTATCCTAACTATGAAGAAGAGGCTTCAGGTATAATGGATGCAGGTAACAGTGAATATAATGTTAAACCTCAAGAGTATCTTTTAAATAAGGGATGGGTTCGAAGTAATTTGCAAGAGGGGGTTATTTATTTTGAAGTTTGGAATAAAGGTGTCATAGGAAATCAGAAGGGTTTTATAATAGAGTTTTTGCGTAAGACAGATGCAACTAAGGTTGTAATCACTGCCAATGGTGTGCATAAGGAGTTATTTTATGGCAGTATTCAAGATTATCTTTCGGATAAATTCGGATCATTAAGCTGGGATATACCAGACTTAGAACAGGAATTTATTATAGGTGATATTGTTACTAAAATTCGTGACACTGATCCTGCTGCTATTTTTGATGAAGAAGGGGATGATATTATATTAGATATAGAAGGTAAATATAAATATGAAAGACTGGAATATCATAAGAAATATAAAGTAATTCATGAGATATATCCAGAAGATGTTCATAATAAGACTGGAAAAATGATATATGAGGTGGAACCTTTAGTACATAATGGGTATACTTATATTATATTTGGTAGTGATTTAGAGCTTGCTAATAATAAACAATCTTCTTTATCAAAACACTCTAATATACCTAAATCTATGCTAGCAGGTGTTCAAGGTATTCCATTTTTTTATGAAAATGGAAAATTAAGCTTTGGTCGTAAAGGTGATTTACATAGAGATATACCTGATATTAATATTGATTTGAATGATTATAAAAATGCTTTTGTAGGTAGGGCGGGAACTAACGCTGTTGTATTCTGGAACCCTGACTATAAGCCTGAAGAATTTTCTGATGAGTTTGATAAGCTTGTAGATTGTTTAGATAGATTAATATGTAATAATTTTACAAGTGATGATGTAGCTGTAATATTTGCCAATGATTTTACTCCATATACAATGGATCAATTTCTACAAACTACAGGTGATAAAAATGTTAGTTAAAGTATGTAATCAAATTATTAAACCTCAGCCTTTGACATCTAGGCAAGCAGCTAAGTACGAGAAAAGAATTTTACCATTAGACACAAACGAATTCAGATATCTTCGTTTTAGAGCCATTGGAAATTTCGAAAAGTCAGGGGCCAACGGAAATGCTGATGCGTTTCCTTATGAATATTTTGAAGATGAACGTCCTGGGTATGGGTATAAAAGTTTTATTGGTAAAAAAAGTCACGCGGAACATAATTCAAAACTTGGTCTTCGTGGTTCTATTGGTGATCTTCCGGATGCTTTTCTGAATAGATTTAATTATCCAGAGGAAGTTAAAGAAAAGAAATGGGCATCATTGCTATCTAGAAAGCAAGATGTACTTCGTAAAAATATATTAGAAGCTAAAGACCAAACTCTTGGGGACATAGAAGTATTAATGAGAATTGATACCCAATTAGTTAAGTCTGCTAGTCATGATAGGAAGACCAAGGAGTTACTAGAACGTATTGTTCGTATGATTGACACTGGACAAAATTTAACATGTTCAATGGGATGTTTTGCTCCAGGAGCTTTGGTAACTATGGCCGATAAGTCTTCTATGCCAATAGAATCTGTATCGGTGGGAGATTCAGTCATATCCCATACAGGAGCAATACAAAAGGTAACTGAAACAATGATTCGACAATATAAAGGTAAGGCTTTAAAAATTATAACTCCAAGTAGTGATAAACCAATAATTATTACCTTAGAGCATCCAGTGGCTACTGATTATGACTATAAAATTGAAGAAGTATATTGGATAGAGGCTGGGGACCTTGCTATAGATAATAAGGTAATGGGGTTTGATAGTACTATGAGTCTTATCAGATTTTATGTTGACAATATAGAAGAAATTGATTATGATGGTAATGTATATAATTTCGAAGTAGAGCATGATCATAGTTATGTTGCGGGAGGTATTATTGTCCATAATTGTAATGTAAACTATTCTACTTGCTCAGTTTGTAATACAAAAGCTCGTTATAGTTCAGATTATTGTACTCATATGAAGCAGGGCAACAAGGGTAGGCTTACAAGTGTATCTGCAAATCAAATAAGAGATCTTCTTGATAGTGAACATTTACGTCCGGAATGGCTACCCCATATTTTGTCTAGTCAGCGAGATATACAAGAAGTACTAAACGGTACAAGTAGCAGATATGTTATAGCTAGAAATTTAGAAATTAATCATGAATTATCATTCTTTGAACTATCTGTTGTGGCCTCTCCTGCATTTAAGGATGCTATAGTACTGGAGAAATATGCTCGTCAACAAGATGAGGGCAGGGACGAATATCTGCGTAGACTTTATAAAGAGTTAGGTCGAGACAATGTTTTGGATATGTATGATATGTTGATTAAAGATGGTGATATTAGTAGTGCTTGTTCTTTACAATAGGGTATACTATGGTTAGGTGGAGACAAATATTTAAAGTTTCTAAAGATTTTGAACATCTTGGGTTAAATGGGAGGTCTATTTTAGATATAAAGAATAATATATCTAGAAAATTTGGGTATGATGTTTCTGATATTAAATTATTTGGTAGTAGAATTTTTGGGGATTACAGAAATGATTCAGATTTGGATGTGGTCATTTTAGATCCTGTTAAACTTGGTCAACCTCATATTAAAATTAGATTACTTGGATTTGATATGGATATTAGTTTTATTGATTCATTTGACTATTCTTGGTTAATAGATAGTGTATAGATTTGTAGGTTGTAAGAATGTTGTGTAGTAAGTATTATATACAAAGGTATATAAATATATAGGAAGGTATATGATTAAGAACAGTATATGGAGGAAAACTTTTATGGAAGATAATAGGATAATTTCTTTTGAAATTTATCAATCAGAGGAGCGAATTAGGCATAATTCAGATAGCTATTATTGGATAATACCTGGGACAGAGTATGTTTCATCACATTATTATAAAACAGCAAAAGAATGTGCTATAGACTTTCTTACAAGATGTTTACAATCAGTAAAGGATAATACAATAAAATTACAGTAAGTATATGAACTGAAACGGAGGAGCGAATGGATCCGTTTCTAACTAAAACTAAATGGAAGGTATAGAGATGGAATCTAAATCAAATGTGAAAACAGCATCGGATAAAGAAATAATAGAATTTATTGAAAAAGACCCGACTGTAACAATTGATGAGTTGATGGGAAGGTTTAAATGTGGAGATCACAGGGCGAGGAGATTGAAGAAACCTTTTGCAGAAAAATTACGGAGTATTATTGAGAAGCCACAAGAGAATTTTACAGAAGAGGGTAATGATAATCAGAAATCTTTAGTTTCAGTATCTCACTCTATAAAAACTTTGGAAGATGCACTGAAGGCGGGTAACGTAGATACGGGTATTTGGGAAGTAGATAGATATGTTATAAATAAATGGGAGGTGGGAGCAAAATATAGAGATCAAAATTTGAAATGGGATAAAGGTATTATGGATGGACATTCTATAAGAAAGAATGAATGGCTCACCCAACCTTTGTGGCAAGTTAAAGTATGGCTTAGAAGAAAAGTGGACAAAAAAGTGTCTGATGGTTTGGATGAATTACTTAAAGAAGCAAAGAAACATTTTCCTAAGTATACTAAAATTCAGACACCTAAACCTGTAAAGGATAAACATCTACTGGAGATTAGTATATTTGATCTTCACTTTGGAAAGCTTGCTTGGGGAAAAGAAACAGGTACTGACTACGATATGAAAATAGCTGAAAAAATATATCATGATGCTGTAGTAGAGCTTTGTTCTAAGACAAAGGGATTTCCTATAGAAAAGATTCTATTTCCTGTGGGTCAAGACTTCTTTCATATAGACAATGCACGAAATACTACTGTAAATGACACACCTCAAGACGTTGATTCTAGGTATCCTAAAATATTTGCTAAAGGAGTTTTGGCTTGTGTAAATGCTATTGATTATTTAAGAGCTATTGCACCAGTAGATATTCTATGGGTTCCAGGAAATCATGATCGAACATCTTCATATCACCTAGTAAGAGAGTTAGCGGCTTGGTATAAGGGTGTAAATAATGTTATCGTAGATGTATCTCCCTCTCCAAGAAAGTATGTTCATTACGGGAGATGTCTTATAGGATTTACTCATGGAGATGATGAGAAACATAGCATGTTACCTACATTAATGGCTGATGAGGCTTCAGAAGCATGGGCGGATTGTATAAGTAAGGAGTGGCATATTGGACATACGCATACTAGGAAAAGAATGGCTTACGGTATGGATGATAGTTATGGATCTGTAACAGTAAGGACTCTACCAAGTCTTTCAGGTACTGACTCTTGGCATTTTAAGAAAGGTTATGTAAAGAGTACTAGAGCTGCAGAAGGTTACTTGTGGTCAAAAGAAAAAGGTTACTCGGGGCATTTCTCAGCTAATATATAGGTGATATATGGGGCAAGAACAGGAAAATGGATTAGAATTTGGAACTAATTGGCGTAGAATTCTTATATTAACACATCAAGGTGATCTAGAAACTCCTGTAGATTATGTATCTTTAAAAGCTTCCGCCTTACCTCAGAATCTTAAAAGGTTTTGTAGTTTACAGTGGGAAGATTTAAGATTTGATTACGATGACAAGAGTTTATTATTATGGCCTCTAAATGATACCGAGACTGTACAAAAATTAGCTAAACGTTTAAATATGAAGTACCCAGGATCTGCAGAAGTTTTGACATTACCTCCTGCAGAAGCTCATGGTATAGAATCTAATGGATTAGAATTTGAATTCGAATAGGATATTATTTGAATTCGAATAGGATATTATTTAAATGGATAAAGTTAGTTAAATGGAAAAAGAACTCTGTAGTTGTGGTAAAATGGCCACGTGGATATATGTGCCTGATGGTTGGTTTCAATGTGATAATTGTATCTGTGTCCACAAGGATGAGTTCTTTCTAAAGTATGAACCTGGTGCAGAATATGACTATTGTAAAGATGGATTTGATATTGGCATAGATAGTTTTGATATAGTAGCGAAGTGGCTCCATGTGACTAGAGAAGATATAGACAAATAGTTGTTTTTATATAGAAATTGGCTAAATATACTGTATGGAACCTATAGAAATTAAATCTTTAAGTTGGGATATTCCTGATATATCATGGATAGACTCTTTTGAAGAGTTTGTAAATTCTATAAAAGATGATGATGTTTACTTATATGAAAATGTAGCAAATAATTTATATATATTAGGAAATTTTAAACATATTGATAATAAATTATTAGGAGATTACATTTATTGTGGTTATAATGGTAACTGGAAAGGATTTAGCTCTACTTATGCTAATAAAAATATTTCAGAACAAAATAAAACCTTTTCTAAGGCAATTTATTTAGGTACACATATAGGAAGTATAGATAATGTTTCAAAAGATATAATAGAATCTGCGAAAGATTATTTAAATTTTAGTGGTCCCAAAAAGAGATCATGGGATATAGAGCCTAAGAAACCTGAGCATTCAGGTACTTGGGATGTATATCTAAATGGTGAAAAAATAGATACAGTATTTTATCATACTGATTGTGATGAGGATTATGTAAGAAGAGGTTTAGTAGACCATGATGGATATGATCCTAATATACAAGTGAAAGATAGATATAAAAGACATAGAAAAGTTTCAAGCTATTCTGGATTCGATGTTGAGACTGGCGCAGGACGACCTTTTTTATATAATAATGGTAAGCTTATAATAGGAGACTCAAAACAAACTCATTCAGATCTTAGAGAAAGTATAGGTCCCGAGGTATACCATGTTAGTATGTTGGGAAGAGTTAGTCATAATAAAAATGAAGTAGCTATTCAAGATATACAAGACAATCAACAATTTGTGGATTGCATATTTGAATTATTACAAAACAATATTCTTAATAAAGAAGCTGTAGTGTGGATATTTGGTGGTATCGGTCCACCCGATAAATGGCAGGTGCAGGATATTTTTCAAAAGGACTTGATATCCTGGGACATTAAACCTATAGAAGTAGATCCTAAAAAAGTAAATTTACTTTATGCTATATACTGTGCAGAAGCTGTATTAAGTATTTATGAAGAGCAATATCCTAATGATGATAGAGTTAGAAAATGTATAGAAGCAGCAAAAACTTGTTTTAAGAATCCTAGTAAAGAAAATAGAGATAAAGTTTATTCTGCTTATTCTGCTGCTAATGCTGCTGCTGGTTATGCTGCTACTGCTGCTTATGCTGCTAATGCTACTGCTTATTATGCTGCTTATGCTACTGCTTATTATGCTGATAATGCTGCTGCTTTTTTTTCTGATAATGCTGCTGCTTTTTTTGCTGCTAATGCTATAAAATATGCAAGACAAGCTGCTAAACGAACTAATAAGAATATTGATTTTGATAGTTTACTAGCTAAAGCTCAAGAAGATATATGGGAATATACACAAGAAACTACTAGTAGTTTGAGATTTTCTGAAGAATGGGATATTAAACCTATATTAAATTCAGGTTATCAAGCAGATACAATAGAAGATTTTATAAGTATAGCTGGCCCAAGACAGGTATGGAAAACTTTTGATAGTATAAAGGCTAAATATTTTTATTTTATACTAGGTAATGCATATAGATATGAGATATCGAATTTCAATACAGTTTTTATTTATTCTATTATGTGGTTTTATGATGAACCAAAAATAACATATCCTATTAGTTGGAATGTTAAAGGTATATACAATTTTGGAGAGACTGATTTTCCTTTAATATTTGTAAAGGATTCACCTTTAATTAATTCATGGGATATACCAGAAATAGATGAATTTGAGGTGGGAGATAAGGTTAAAATAAAAAGTTGGATAGTATTCAGTTGGTATTGTGATAATGTAGGCAACAAAGATTTTTATAATAGTGATAAAAGAATATTAGAAATAATTAGAACTGATTATGAAAAGCATCCTGGTTGGCCTAAGGTTTGGGAGGATGGAGAGATTGTAATATCAATTATACATAAAGATGTGAATTACACAAATGCTACTCCGAAAGTAATATCAATACCTGTAAGTAAGGCAAAAGAAGCAATAATTAAAATATAAATAAGGAGATTCAAAATGAACTGGAGAAAAATATTCTCAACTAAGGAAGATCAAAAACCTGGGGTATATAAAATACCTGATGGAAAACAGATCCCAAATAATGCAACATTTACAGGAGACAAGTTTCCTAGCTCTGGAAATCCTGTAAATAAAGAACAGTCAGCCTGGAAAGAAGGTAATGGATTGCAAAGGTCTGACTCTAAAAAGGAGATTTCTGTGGATAAGAACTCACCCCTAATGGATGGGAAGACAAGGCGGGAACGCTTTGAAAGCTTACGTAGTAGATCAGCTAGTAGATTCTTTCAGAAAGCATCAAATATTCCTGATTGGAGATATACTTTTTTAACTAAAAAAGCTGATACAAGTGTAAAGACAAAGCCTGATGGATCTTTACAGATAGATATTACTACACCTTTACCTGGACAAGGTGTCCAGCAAGGTGTCCAGCAAGGTCAGGTGTCTGCTCCTATATCTCCTGAAGTTCAGCCTATAGAACCTACAGAACCTGAAAAGAAAATTTCTGAAAAAAGTGCTTCTGAACGTAAGGCTTTTTATGAGAGTAATCCGGAATTCAAAACATGGCTTGCTGCAAAATCAAAAGATCAAGAATTCTTACAGGAATATCATACATATATGGATAGAGAACATCTTAGTAATGAGGAACCTTTAGTATTTGAAGATTGGGCTTTTGGTGAGTTTAATCATGAAAAAGAGTATAATCAAAAAAATCAACCTCAGCCAGCTCTTAGCACTACAACTTCCATTGAACCTACTACTTGGTTAATAGATCAAAAAGGTGATTATAGACTAGAGGGTAGGGAATGTGTTACTCATGCAGGTATTCGAATAATGAAAGGTAATGATGAGATTGAATTTCAGAAGATTGCTAAGCAGGGTCATGAATGGCGTGAATTAATTCCTCAAGGTGTTTGGCAGACGAAGTTAGAGCTATATGCAAGTGCAAAATAACATATTGAGTTGGGATATAGGACCAGCGTTACCTGTTGATTATGATCCTGATAGCTATATAGGATGGTTGGTAGATGATACAACTGTTAGGACGGGTATGGGTTATAAGTATGGAGTTATATCTTTAGTAACATCTGAAAATGGTGATGTTCGAGTTTGGTCTATGTGGTCAGATAGTCCTGATATGGCTAAAGAAAAATTTGAATGGTTAAAACTAAATCCTAAAGCTAATAGAAAGATTATAGATGGTGGTCAACTTACAAGATGTTTATTTAGTCCTAAGGATTTTAATCTTTTGGAATATGTAGGTATTATTGAGGATGAGAAGAAATCTTGGGATATATCTATGCAAGTTATAGCTTCTAATTTTGAGGATTTTAAATCTTTATGTAAACCTTATCAAGTTTGGAAATCTAGTAAAATAGATGCTGATAATATTTATTTGCACATAGGTATGATGTTTTCATTTGGTCCAGAAGTAATATATGGTGATGCTAAATGGAGAGATATTATTGATTGCAGATTTAACAATTGGATCTGGAGTGGTTGTGGGTTTTCAGACGAGTCTTGGCCATTAACTTTAATATATGAAAATGGAGAAAAATTATCTTCAGATGACGAATTCAGAGAAATAAGTTTGGATGATGATCCCTTAATAATTAAGACTAATGAAATGGTGATATCTGAATTATTTAAAAAGAAGGCTTGGGATAATAATGACATATTGAATATGTTTGGGGATTATGATTTTAAGAATTTTAAACCTAGTGATGAGAGTCATCTTAGTTATGCAGGATGGCTAGTTAAAGGTATTGGAAATTTTAAAAAAAATGGGTATGGAGTTTGTTTACCAATTGTAGGGTTTGAATTCTCTCTTACAAAAATAAATCCCAAGTATAATGATTTTGATATTGTTTGGGGTAATGGATCTATAGAAAAAGCTATGGATTGTTATAAAGCATACTGTAATGGTGAAAAAATAGGACCTATGGGAGGTAATTTGGGATACTGCTGGGATCCTGATCCCTCTAAATTAATAGAAAAAGTAAAATTTGTAGGCCTTCCAGAAACTAATTCTGTTTATTGGAAAGGGATTGAAAATATTATTTATGAAGCAAAAAAAGTAGAGAAATCTGGAATTTTAAAGAAGAATAATCCATTTAAAAATGTATTAAAAAATACAGATGCCCCTAAAGAAGAATCAAATCTTAATTCTAATGATTTAAAATTTGATAGTAATCTTTCTAAAGAAAATGTAGAACAAAATCGTAAAGAATTAATAGATGAATATTTAGATGACCTAAATAAAGCTAAAGCTGAGGGAAATACTGAAAAAGTAAATAAGATTAATAAAATGTTACAATATTTATCTGCAGAATCCAGTTTAAAATTTAGTTGGGATTTGCCAAAAGATAAGATAAAATTTAAAACAGTAGCTCCGGATGAAATTAGTAATCCTAGTGGTATGCATAAAGTAGGGGGAATAGTATGCGATTATAATACAATGCTTAGAATATTTGGTAGGCCTACTTGGGAACCTTATATGGAAGAGACAGTAGAATGGGAAGTTCATATTGAAGATCCAGAAGATGAATTTATTACTGTCGTAGCTTGTATTCATGATTGGGAAATTGGAAAGGGTTATTTAGGTGAGAGTGGTATTGCATTAGAAGACATTAATGAATGGAACATAAGTGGAATTACATATAAAGCTGTAGAATTAATTGAAGCTATTATAAAAGAAAATTCAAGTAATAAATTAAGTTGGGATATATCTCCTGAAGGACCTGAAGTAGGAGATACTATAGAAGCCTATGTTGGTCCCGTAAAAGTTATAAATACTAATATGCATCCACATTTAAGACGTGGGATGTATAATTCAGACAATAATGTAAATTCAACTACATGTGTGAAGGGTGTTGTTACAGCTAAAATATTACCTGGTGAAATGTGGCATGATTACATGAATAATTCTGATTCAATAGTTTACATATTAGATGAAGCTTGGGTTTATACTATTGGTGATTTTAAAATTGTACAGTTTAAACAATCATGGGATATACCTAAAGTAGAATATAATGCAGAAGGACTTGTATTGGGATATTTATGGGGTGGAGGAAAGGGTGCATATCCTACAAAATCATTAACAGGATATGAATCTATAGAGGCATTATTACAAAAAGCAAATGAGATGCTTGGTGATGGGTCATTAGATAGAGGTATGGGGTTTGATAGTTTAATAGGAGCTGTTTTATATGTAGAAAAAGCTATAGGTAAAGGTCCTTATGAATATGAACATATATTTATTGGAGATTTAAAAGAAGACGAAAAAGAATTTTTAGATAATCAGATGTAAAAGTTTCCAACCGATCCTGACCCGGATCTAAAAATAGGTTACAACAACTTTAAATCAGACCCTTGGTTGAGGTCTAAAAATATTCAAAGGAGACTTAATATGTACAAGAACAACTTCTGTGTCTGCATTAAAGACGCAAAACGCAATCCATTACAGGAACATGGAGGAGTGGTTACACTCCCCTTCGATTCCGAATATTTCATATCTTTGCAAAACAAACATCGAGGCAAACGTGCTATCGTAGGCATTAAAATTGATGGTAAAGATGCAGCGAATATTGTTTTAATGGCTGATAGTAAATTGGATCTTGAAAGATTTCTTATAGGAGAGGATTTACTGAAAGGTAAGCATTTTAAATTTGTATCATTAAATGATGCAGGTGTTGAAGATCCGGGGGATTCCCAGAATGGAAATATTGTAATAACAGTACAATTTGAAAAAAATGTTATTCCAATAACAGTATGGCCTTATCAGCCTATATGGATAAGACCTAAAGTAAATCCATTTGTATGGCCTTATAATAATACAGGGGACCCAATACCTAATCATCAGATTATATCTACGTGTTTTTCAAATTCTAGTATTACATTAACTAATAATTCAGATTCTTTAAAATCCTCTATAGATCCTTCACAACTAGGTGCTACTGTTAAAGGATCAGAGTCTAATCAAGCCTTTAGTTTTACTACTATAGGAGAACTTGAAGACGATGTGCTTGAATTCAAATTGAGATTAATTTCTCCATTAAAACTTGTAGATAATAAATCTAGATCTAATAAGAATTTTTTATTGGGAGAGAATGAAATATTTTGTGTAGAATGTGGTAAAATACTTAAGAAATCTCATAAATTTTGTCCAGATTGCGGGGTTCTACAACCTAAATAATTAAATTAAAATACCTATAATAATTGTATATGTAAAGAAAGACGCTGAAAAGCGTCTTTTTTATTGCCTATAAATTTTTAATGTAATAGTTATGTCTATATTGTTTTTGTTTATTTTTACATTTTTTACATAATAAAGTATCATATCTAATTTTTCCACAGCAAGTACATCTCTTATCTCTTTCCCAACGTTTTTGCTTTTTTCTCTGATTAGACATATTTAGATTACTAAACTCGTCATGAATTGTCATGCTGCGATTTATTATTTGCTCTCTTCTAGTAGACCATTTACAATTAGAAAGTTTGTAATTACCGTTTGACTTAATACGGTCTAAAGTTAAATTTAGGGGTCGTTCACCCATGTCATTATAAAAATTTAAAAAACTTTTTCTCCAACTATTACAAACTATTATACCTCTACCCCCATAATATTTATATGCATTATTATTTTTATTATAACAACGAGAAATCATATTTCTCCAACTACCATATGATTTTGATGTAACAGATAATCCTTTCAATTTACATAAATTGTGTAAATTTTTACTTGCACAGTTTCTACATCTAGGAGATGCTTTATATAATTTATTTAATAATTGAGATTGATTTACTAATTTTTCTAAACCACACTCACATTGACAAAGGAAAACTTTTTGTGTACTATTACCATATTTTATTTTATGATCTAATTTAATAAGGGTCCAAAGTCCAAACTTAGATCCTATGGAAAAATTTATATTAGGTTTTATACATCCACAACTTATGGCATTTCCTGACATGAGTCTACTCCCCGTAACTTTAATATTACTTCCACAATTGTACTTGCATAACCAACGAAAGTTTCCTCATTTATCTCTATCTTCTTTTCTTATTACCAATAATTTTTCAAATCTTTTATTTGTTAATTTTAATGATTTACTCATATACAAATTCTTAATATTAAGTATATTAGCATATTTATGTGTGAAAATCAAGTTATATAGATTTAAATATGTAAAATTTAAGCCAAAATACTACTTTTATTACTTTTATTGTAAAATTTCTTGCTTTTATTCTGCCAAATGCTATATATACTGTAGAATCGGAACATAAGTTTTTGAAACTACAAATATAATAAAAGGAGTTTTACCATGGTTAATTCTCGCTATTCAACCGCAACACTTCAGAGTGGTCTGAAGAGCATGGCGGCAGAACTTAATGTAACTAAAAAACGTGCTGCAGACTTTCTCGAAGATCTTGGTGAAGTTGCACCGAATGATGTAATTGATCAAGAAATTCCCGGTGAATCTGGTGAAGCTACTAAAGAACTTCCTGAGGGAAACAAGGAAGAATCAAAAGAAAAGAAAATTAAAACACCTGCAGATGCGAAAGCTGTTCTAGAGGAAGCTAAAACGGATTTGCAAAATGTTGTTGATTCTCTTGATGGTATTTGTGGTCAAGTTGAAGAAGAGGAAAAGAAAGCCTCTTTCAAACGTCAGAATGATCGTTATGCTGGATCTATCCAAACTTTAGCTGTATCGGCTCAAAAAGTTATACAAGATGCTGATGATGCCATGAATCATTGGGCATTCTTAAGTGCATTGAAAAATCCCGCAAGTAAAATTCAAAACTCAAGTCTAAAAAATGTTGCTGAGACATTGGAAGATGTAGATCGTATTAATAGAATTGTGGACCGAACTGCCTCGCGCAGATTTAGTACTGCAGTTCCTCCGACAGGTTCTGAGTTTACTGGGGATAAATTTCCTGGTGGAAAGAACCCAGCAGAAGTTGAAAATCGTGCATGGGCAGATGGTGCCGGAAAGTTCCAAAAAGATCGCAAGTTTGAAGATGCTCGTCCAAACCCAGCAGTCGATAACCGATTGAATGTGGAAGATTATTCGCGTGATGAAAAACCACATGTGAATGCATCATTTGTAATAGTTCCAGAAAACAAATATGCTTCCTATTGGGATATTACAGATACTCTATCAGGAAAACGTATCATAGCAGATTTTGCAAACGCACCATCTAATCTTGGTCAAAAGAATGAGAATGGCTTTAGACAGTTTAGTTCGTCACAATATGGTGAAAAAGTTGTTAATAAGATTATGGAACAGGGGAGTATAAAAACTGCAAATGAGAAACCTGTTGATGGTATTGAAGTTGTACGCCAATTACTTAATGGTCGTTATGCATCTGTAAAAGAAGCTGCAGAACCAAAAGTAAAGGATAAAGCATCTATTAGACGCTATTATAAAGATGCTTATGGTAAGGGTGAATATGCTAAGAAAATGACTGCTTGGGATAAACTAGAGGAAGATGAAAAAGAAGAGAAAAAAGAAGAGAAAGCTGAAAAAGCTGAAGAGAAAAAGGAAGAGAAAAAGGAAGAAAAAAAGGCAGCTGAAGATACTTCAAAAATGGATATAAAGTATAAACCTGCTGATGAGCATCCTGCAGACAAAAATAAAGGTGAAGTAAAAGATGGTCCGGGAAAACTTTCTGCTCAAGATCCTCAGGTGATCAAAGCCAAAGCTTATAAAGCAGTTGAACTTTCTCGTAAATATGCTGCAATTGGTGCAATTCCTTTTACAAAAGAATCTATTTTGAGTAAGGCTCGTGAGATTCAAAAGCTTTCTAGTGAAGAGTATGAAGTTAAGAGTAAAACTCTTGATGAATTGCCGATCATAAATGAAGCTGCACTGAAATCAGCTCATATTCCAGACACTGAAACAGGTATTGTTGGAAATCCTGCAGAGGGTGTTAGTGATCCTAAAGCTCAAGTAAAGACTGAAGGTGTTGATGCTACAGTGAAGTCTGATGCTAAAGTTTCTAGCATTGTACCACAAATGATTAGACAGGCATCTGAGAATAATGAAAAGTTTGACTTCTCTGGATTATTCTCAACAGTAGGTAATCGTTTACGTGAAAAAGGTATTTCACCTGAAAAAGCGAGAATTATGCGTCCAAAATATCGTCAATAAGTCTCTTATGAGAAAAGTTTAACTAACACATAATTTTAATTAAAGGAGTTTTACAATGAGTAAAGTAATAATTTATCACAAGCTGTTTGCAGATACATATCCTGTCACGGCTGCCGTCGTAGCTGCAACTTGGATGCCAGGTCAAGCTTTCCAGTTAAATTCAACTGGTGATTATGCTGACATAGCGTCTGTTGATAATGCCATGTTTATTGGCATTGATGATGATGATGAAGTTTCTGCACCGCCTACTGGATCTCTCTTATCAGGTATCTATGGCAGTGGTACAAAATTCGTCATTGATCATAGTGAAGAAGTTGCTGCAGGCTCAGCTACTCGTGCATATGAATCAGAAGTTGCTTCAGCGTCTCCGAATGCAAATCTGTATATTGGCACTGCTGGTAAATGGCAGACAACTGCAACAGGTTCCGTTAAAGGAAAGATGTACCAAGTTCCAACATCGGACAATAACTATGGTCTGGGTATTATATTGCGGATATAAGAATTTCGGTCTTACGCCCTCCGCTCCTCCCGTAAGATCGAACTTAAGCTGGGGCTTTCGAGCCCCAGCATATTTTGTTTTTTGACAAAGAGGTTATGTTGGACACATATGTAGATAATGCATATGTCTGGGTCGGTGCCAGAAACCTCTGCTAGTTTTACTCGATGGATACCGAGATTAGTAAAGTATCTACAGTGCGTTAAGCACTTTTTAGTGGGTAAACCACTTTCATAAATAATTAAAGGAGATCATATTATGATCCAAATTCCAACAAGCAACCCTGGCAAAGGGTTTAGTCTTGCAAAAACCGCATCGACAAATGATCCGTACCAAAACTACGAGAAATCAGTTGTGAATGGCGATGCAATATGGGAAGCTTTAACGACTGAAGCAGGTCGTCAGGCTCTCGGTGCCCAGATAAACTAAGCTGTCTGGTAATTTCACTATATGCTGGAAACACTTGTTAAGCTTTTAGTACATTAAAATGTAATAATCTAAAAGATAGAGTCAATCAGCAGGAAAAGTTTTTAAAATTGTTCCTCAGAGACTAGTACGTGAAACAACTTAAAAAGTTGAAGATACAGTCCGAGCTTCATAGAGATATGAAGAATGTAGCAGAAATGTCTACATCCTTATGAAAATAAGAGTAACAATTTGGGCCGTTCCTATTAGGGAACAGTTAGATTTCGTTGGCACAGCACGTAAATTTTTCGAAATTGATGTGCTTGCACAGGGTCAAATTGCGCGTTAACTAATCATAGCGCGCTTAAAACTTTACTAATATGCGGGAAACTCCTGTTAAACAATTGCTACGGTAGATACGTAAAAATGTAATTGGTAGGGACAATCCGCAAGAAAGAATAATTTATATGTCAACAAAAGGTAAGAGATGGGTTGTTAGAAGTAGAAGAAAGTTTCTGGATATTGTAACCAGAGATGTTTTATTACAAGCTACTATAGATTGTAAATCAGATAGAAAACTTTCAGATGAATTAAGAGTTCCTATTGGTGTTGTTCAAGAACGAAGAAAACAATATGGAATTAAAAGTGGAAGATCTGATGAGTCTATAGAAAAAATTAGATTACAAAAACTTGACTCGGCTTTAGTAGGCTGTATAGTTGGGACAGTTCTTGGGGATGGTTTTTTAGGTTTGAATAAACAAAAAACCTTAGCTTATTTATCCATATCTCATGGACATGTTCAAAAAGAGTGGATAGAATATAAATACAACAAGCTTTCTGATCTTATAATAATGCCATTAAGATATGGGGAAAGACCTAGATATGAGAATGAAAATGAAATCTTAAAATTTTATACATTTTCTACAGTTTTTCACCCTGATCTATTTGAAATAAGAAAATTGTTATATGATGTAAATGGTAAAAAACATGTAACAAAAGAAGCTTTAGATTTATTGACATATGAAGGTTTTATTTGGTGGTTTTTTGATGATGGTTGTGCTAATAAATCATATTATCATGGAACTAATAAAATAAAGCAAAAATATTATTCCTTAGCTACATGTCAGTTTAGTTTAGAGGAACAGAAACTTATTCGCAAGATGTTGTATAGTAAATTTGGTATTAAAACTACAATAATGAAAACTATACAAAAATCTAGTGGAAAAACTTATTATACTTTATATTTTGCATCTGAAACTAAGTATAAGGTTTCTGAAATTCTTAGCAAATTACAATTAAAATCTATGGAATACAAAATTATTCGACCTTCAGAGACTGCAAGTAAAGCTCTCAGTAATGAGATGGTGATACAGTCCGACCTTATTGGAGACAATAAGAACATAGCGGAAACGTCTATGTCACAATCTTAAATGATTGTAGTAACAAAAAGTATGATAAAGATATAACCGTGCCATCATATGTCGTAGCAAAACGCGGTACAGTTCAAGAGTGGACAATAGAAGGCACCTATGTAGAACCAACTACATGGGAAATTTTCTCGCCTGCTGAAATTCGCTTGAGTCAGATTCAGCAAAGACGTTTCAACGTCCTTGATCGTACACAAGAAAAGATTCGAATTGCAATGCAATTGCAAGAGGATCTGCAAGCAATAGCGTTGTTTACGACTACTGCTTCTGGTAATACTGCAAACAATGCTATCTCAACTTCTACGTCTGGTTGTGATAAAGACTTTTTGAATAAAGTCTCTGCAATTATCATGGATCATGATTTACCATGTTATTCTTTCTTGATGCGATTTGCTAGCTTTAAAGATATTCGTACATGGGGTACTGCTGAATTGGACCCAGTTTCAATGCGTGAAATTATTGAGACAGGTCTTCGGGGCAATATCTGGGGTATAGATATCGTTGTTAATCGTCTTGTGTTAACAGGAACAGTGTTCTCGTTATCAGAACCACGATTCTTTGGTGTCATGCCTATCCGTACTGAAGTTATGTTAATGCCGGATGATTCACCAAAAGAAGCTAAGATAGGATATGTGGGCTACGAAGAGCTTGGCATGTCTGCAGTCAATGCTAATGGTGTATCTACAGGTACACATAACTAAGCAGTTTATTTTATTCAATTAGAATAAAATAATTTTTAAAATGATTACGTAGGTGCCTTAACTGGCACCTACCATTTTTGCTGCCAGGAGAAATACATGTCTACTTATACATTAGCAAATTTAAATAAAAAATATTTTTTTCAGGTAAAACGATGTGGGTTAAAACCTGCAGTAAGTGATGTTGTAACACTTATACAGGATGATTCTAAAGATCTTCGAGTTCGCAAGAATACGGGCTCAAGTTTTTATGAAGCAGTCGTTACCAAAAAAAATTATACATCTGTCATGAGTTAATCATTAGGATATATTCATTCCTATGCCCTATAGGACACTTGGGTATATCCTAGTTTTATGGAGAGCGCATGGCACTATCAATTGAGCAACAATATTTAGTAAATCTATTGCGTAGTATGCTCTCAATGAGAGTTACTGCAGCATCAGGATCAGCTTTTCAACTTCCTTCAAAATTAAGTGATGTTGAGCTTTGGGAAGATGTAAGATTAGGTCTAAATATGTTCAATACTACACCTCCTATAATTACAATGTATTCTTCAAAAGATTTATATGATGCATCTTCTATAGCTACTGCGTCAAATGAAGATCCTTTATCTCCGGAAACAGAAACACTTGCATCTATATTTAATACTAGTGTTATGATGTGTGCAATGTTCTTTACAGGTCTCAGACTACAATGGTTTGAAGCAGGAAAACATTTCAGATATAATGACAATGGCATAACTTTGGAGCGTGTTAAACAACAAGACTATCAGAATATTGGGACAGGTATTTTACAATATATAACTACGGCATTACCTGCGATTAGAAAAACTTTAGGATTTAAACGAATAGGTATCAAAGGGCAATGGAGCGGTACTATATCTATGCCCAGATCACTTACTCGAGGATTACGTGGTACTAGATTAGGAAATTTATCATAAAAGATTAGCATACAAATGCTATAATTATTGGGTTAACTCTGAAGGATTTATATGCCAACCGCAAAAAAGATTGAAATTTTTATGAAAGAATCAATTGAAGATAGAAAAAATATTCATAAGCTCATGAGTAAGCAGTCTAAAATAAACACAAAAGAGCATGTGGATATAAAGAATCTATTACTGAGTATGAATAGTATTAAATTGAATGGTAATGATGAAAGATTTACACTAGAGGAATCCTTGCGAATTTTATACGCTGCAACCACAGAACTTAGGGCGAAGAAGAATTTAAGGGAAGCTTTTGAAGTGTGGAAGACAGATACAGTTATTGGAAGATTGTTTAATAAAAAATCTGGTAAGTGGATAATAGGAATATCTATTTTTATTCTATTATTTCCGTTACTGCATTCTTTAGGATTTATAACAATAAATAATCCATTAGAATTAATTTCTATTATAGTTAAATGGTATATGGGTAATTAAGGAGACTATATGTTTCATAATTTAAAAAGATTTTTTAGAGATTTACTTGACACGTCCAATACTATAAGTTCATCTAGATTTATTGCAGTATTTTCAGGTATAGTAATTCCTATAGCTTGGGTTTTTTTAACTTTTTATTGTGCAATTAATAAAATAGGTGTACCTGGAGGTGCTACAGAAGGTTATATAGGTATATTTACTATAGCAACACTTGGTAGGGCATATTCCTCATATACAGAAATGAAATCTGAAAAAAATAAGTCTGAAGAAACTCAATAATAGTTAAGGAAAATATTTATGAAAAATAGTACAATGTTAGATCCTGCAGGAATTCTTAATAAAATATCTGTATTAATAGGTGATGTTGCATCGATTACAACTTCTCTTATTATGTCATCTACATCTTCAGGAAGTATTGTCACAAGTAATGGAACTATATTAGCTGAAAATACATTAGCTATAGAACGTGTAATTCAAAATCTTAGTACAAATCCAATTTATATTAATTTTGGGACTGGGGCATCAAATACTAAGTTTTCAATTGTTTTGCAGGGGGGTTCTGTACAAGATGATGGTAAGGGTGGAATTTTAAGCGAGCAACAATATACAGGGATAATCTCAGCCTCCGGATCTTCTCCAAGATTATCCATATTTGAAGTTACAGTATAACAATGCAATTACTATAACTATTATTACTTTACAATATTATACTAAATCTTTAGCACCTTCAATTACTGTATAGGTATATTTCATAGATGGAATAGTATTACATAATTATATTAATATAAATTGGAATATTATAATGAGACATTCTGATTACAGATCTAAGATAGGTGAGCAGCCATTTCCTTTACCAGTACCCTTTGCTTCAAAAATACGCCAAGTTTTTATTCGTAAAGATGTTTTGCCTTATCGATTTGGAGTTAGAAATTTCACTTGGACTTTAAGAATTATACTACTCATTTATTTTATAATTCAAACATTTTGGTTTCTTGGAATACAATACAAAGACGTTCTGTCATTGGTATTTAAATTGTTAGGTAAGTAATGACGCTTCCTCATGAATCTTATTTTGATAATGTTATTTCTTCAGAACAAATCTTTAATAGATCATTTGACAGGGCAGATGATTCTATTCGAGTTGCTATTGCCTCAGGTAGTGTTAGTCTTACTGTAGGATCCATAACTCTTGGTAATGTAAAAATTGAAGATGGATCTAGTTCTAATAAATTAAAGGTATACACAGATGGTAGTCTTGATGCCAATATTGCTTTAGGTGGACCTACTGATAATATAGCTTTGACTGATTCTACGGGATCTATAATAAATCCAGCTACATTAGAATCTATTCAGAATATAAGTACAATATTATTATCTACTGGTATTACACAAGGTGCTTCAGGATCTACGCCATGGAAGATTGATTATCCTATAGCTCAAGGGTCTAATCCTTCTGCTGTAAATGTAGTAACTTCTCCTACATTATTAATAGCAGCATCAATAATAAGAAAGAAGATAATATTATTTAATCTGTCCACTACAAACACTTGTTTTTTAGGTAGTTCTGATGTGTCCATATTTACAGGTATGCCAATACCTCCTTTGTCGGTATATAATGACTCTATGCCATATTGTGGTCAGGAAGCTATCTACGGAGTAGTTCAATCAGGGTCTTGTAGTGTTAGAATAAAAGAATGGAATTAATAAGTGGAATCAGCAGGTATAAATAGATTAGGATATAATTTATCTAGCCTTTTAGATGTGTATATTACTAATGCTGCCTCAGGCAATATTATTCAGTATAATGGTCAGGGATGGGTTAATTCAAATATTACATTGCCTTCAGGATCTTATGAGCCTGCATTAGGTAGCCCCTTTGAGAGTGGTTATATTCTTTCATCTGATATCTCAGGAACTAGGTCATGGATTGCCCCAGCCTCAGCATCAGCTTCTAGTTGGATTACATTATTGGACAGACCTATAAATTTAGTTGCGTTAGGTAATTTATCAGATTCTATTGGTTGGTTGCATAATGATGGTTCGGGATCTATTTCATACTCCATACCTACTCATTCTGATATAGGACTTAGTAATGTAGAAAATACGGCACTTTCAACTTGGGTTGGAAGTACAAATATAACTACATTGGGGGATATTACAAATTGTGGAAATATTAATAGTAGTGGTAGTTTAACCTTAGGGTCTCCATTAGTTGATGTTTATATATCTTCTGCTACAAATTGGAATTCTGCGTATATACACTCTACAATTTCAACGGGCTCTGTGCATGGTTTAGTGATTGAAAATGTAACTCAATTAGGATCAGGTACTACAGGTAGTGGTTTAATAGTTTTAAATGAATTACCAACACTTATTAATCCTATATTGGGAGATGCTAGTTTAACAAAAATAACTAATCTTACTGATAATGGATTTGTAAAGACTACGGATTCAAGTGGATCATTATCTATAGATACAAATATTTATCAGACTGTATTCTCATCCGGATCATTAACAGAATCTACTTCTAACATCTTAACAATTATAGGAGGTACAAATTCTGTTATAGGGTCAGGTACTTCTATATCTGTACAAAAATCTTCAGCTTCTACTGATGGTTATTTATCATCTACTGATTGGAATACATTTTATAATAAACAAAATATTATAAATGGATTAGGTTTTATAAAAGCTTCAGGATCTTTAATATCTTATGATAATTCTACTTTTTTAACTGAGAATCAAAATATTACATTAACAGGAGTAATTTCTGGATCTGGAACTACAAATATTACAGTAAGTTCTGGAAGTGGATATTATATACCTACAACTACAGATCAGTCTAATTGGAATGGTTTAACTACTTTTCCAGGATTTGGAACAGACCATACACATGCAGCATATGGGGATCATACTCATACTGGAGTGTATGAACCAGTAATATCTACAGGATCTGTATCTCAGTATTGGAGAGGGGACAAGAGTTGGCAGACATTGGATAAGTCTGCTGTAGGGTTAGGATCCGTTGAAGATACAGCACTATCTACTTGGGCAGGTAGTACAAATATTACTACTCTTGGAACAGTTGAAACTTGTGGTGGATTAAGTGCAAGTGGCTCTATTGGTTGTGGTGATAGTTTAACTATTAATAAAACCAATATAGACTATACTAATGTTGGAGGTGCTGGTTCTCATATAATAATGACGAATCCGAGTGCCACAGGACAGAATGTAATTAGTTCGTTTGTAAATGGGAATTTATCGGCAAAGTGGCGGACTGATTATGATGGAAATGTAAATTGGATTACTGGTAACGGAGGTTATGTATTTTATACAGGGGGTGATTATCCTACTGGTGTAGCTAGAATGAGTATAAGTAGTATTGGTTTGGTAGGAATTGGTGGTACATCTAATATTAATCAGTTACTGGTTAATGGGAATGTAAGAATAAATCCTGGTACTGACAGAACAAAAGCTTCAATGTATATTGCAGACCGTGTGTTGAATATGACTCCACATGCTTTATTATGTGTAGATAGAGTAGGACCTATTCCATATAATGCTATTGATGAAACAGGGGCTGCAAGATTTGTAAGACATACTGATCCATCAGGTTCTGTACAACCAGCAATAGCGTATGGGATAGAATCAAATGTATCTATAGGGACAGGTGGTGCTACTAATGGTAACTATGCTCCAGCGTTAGTAATTGCAGGAAAGTTTATCTCGATTAATTTAGCTGCGGGCACCGTAACAGACTTAATAGGTATATCTACCCAAGTACAACATAATAGTTGGATGGGTGGTGGTGCTGCAACAATAAGTACTAACGCTATAGGAGTTAAATTTGTAGCACATCTACTTCAAAATGGCACGATGACAAATGCTTGGGGTGCTTATTTTGATGATCAAACAGTAGGAGGAACTGAGAATGCTGCAATCAGATTCGCTACTGAGGGTAAATTAAGTTGGAATAATGATATTACATTATATCGTAGCGATGTAGGAGTTTTAACTATTAATGGAACTCTAGATTGTGGTGATATTAATAGTAGTGGTAATATAACTGCTAGTGGCTCCATCACATTAGGGGAAGCTGGAAATTGGCTAACAGAAATTGATGCTGGCTATATTACGGGTGTTGGTGTAGGACAAGAACAAAAACCTTATTTTAGCTTTGAGGGTAATCTCTTAGAATTAGGTTATTCGGAGTCTGCAGGAGAAATTGAAGGTGGTGGTTCTATAGCTCTGTATGCAAATAATGGTGGAGCAACCTCTGGTGATGGTGGCTCTATAAGTATTCAGGCAGGTAGTGCAGCGAATGAAGGCGATGGTGGTAGTGTTGCTATACAGGTTGGCTATGGTGCCGGTGCTGGTGCAAATGGAGTTGTAAATATTTATGGGAATACAGTTATCACTGGGGATCTATCTGCTACCAACATTGGAACAATGGCTGCTTTGGCGAATACTGGTTCATCTACAATTACAACTGTGGGTGCATTAGCTTCTGGCAGTATTACAAGTGGCTTTGGTGCAATAGATATAGGGCCGGGTACGCTGACTTGTGGGAATATTTACAGTAAAACTGATGGGACATCACAAATGCACTTTGTTGCGTCGGCGATTGGTGGTGGTTCTTTTTTTGAACACACCGGGAGTGGGCAGTTTTTTATAAATTCAGTTGACGATATTATATTGACATGTGGTAACTGGTCTGGTTTTGCAACGCGCTTACAGGGGTTGAGTGGCTGGGAAACGGGACTTGCAGTTTTTGGGGATGGTTCAACACAATTATTTGGCACTCTAACTCTACCCAATTCAAATGTATTAACTGGGAATAGTGGCAGTGTTGGCTTTAGTGGTGGAATTACTCTTGGTACACCTCTTGCTGATGCTTATATATCTTCTGCAGTTACATGGAACTCTAAACAAAATGCATTTTCATCTGGTTCTTTAACAGAAACAGGATCTTCTATCTTAACAATTACAGGAGGTACAAATTCTGTTATAGGTTCAGGTACTTCTATATCTGTACAAAAATCTTCAGCTTCTACTGATGGTTATTTATCTTCAGAAGATTGGAATACATTTAATAGTAAACAAGACTTATTAACAAATCCTATTATAGGGTCTGGAAGCTCTGGGCAAATTGCTATTTTTAACAATGGAACATCTCTTATAGGAATTGCTTCTGGCTCTACTTTTAATAAAGATTTTGAAACATCCATAAGTAATATAAAGATGAATGGAGAGGTTTCAGTTGGTTTTCTTGAAAATCTTCCAAGAGCCGATCATGTTCATCCTATTGACACATCTAGAGAAGCAGTTCTTGCAAAGGGTAATTTAACTGAAATTGAAAGCTCTGTTATTGTAATTACAGGAGGTTCTGGGTCTGTTATTGGGTCTGGAGTTACTTTGCAAATTACAAAATCTTCTTCTTCTATATCTGGTTATCTGGATTCTACTGATTGGAATACATTTTATAATAAACAAAATGCATATGCAAATTTAACTACAATAGGAAATTTATCTAATGATATTGGACATTTATACAATAATGGTTCTGGAAGTTTAACTTGGGATAATACCTATGCTCCACATCCACCTGTTACTATAGGAAGTCCTTCAAATGGGTTATCATTAAACATTCAAGAGATATCTATTGCTTCAGCATCTATATCTACTACTGGTGTATTATCATCTACTGATTGGAATACATTTTATAATAAACAAAATATTATAAATGGATTAGGTTTTATAAAAGCTTCAGGATCTTTAATATCTTATGATAATTCTACTTTTTTAACTGAGAATCAAAATATTACATTAACAGGAGTAATTTCTGGATCTGGAACTACAAATATTACAGTAAGTTCTGGAAGTGGATATTATATTCCTACAACTACAGATCAGTCTAATTGGAATGGTTTAACTACTTTTCCAGGATTTGGAACAGACCATGCAACCGCTGCTTATGGTGATCATTTACATACTGGAGTGTATGAACCAGTAATATCTACAGGATCTGTATCTCAGTATTGGAGAGGTGATAAAAGTTGGCAAACATTAAATCAGTCTGTTGTATCTGGGTTAACTACAGCTGATAGTCCTGTATTTGTAACAGCTAAACTTAGTGGTCTTACTAATAGCTATGTACCTTACCATGTTTCTGATGCTACGGGATTGGCAAATAGCCCTTTGACTTCAACAGCTGCTACAATGACCATCTCGCAAGATGTGGATGGGGCAACTGGTGTGTTTAATATCACTAATACTAATAACACAACAGACACAAGTTCTTATGCGTTGAAAGTAACTGGAGGAGTTAATTACTGCTCCGTAGGAACTCAGTACTCTTATGCTGGATATTTTCTTGGCGGACTTGCACAAAATGTAGATGCAGGTACTGCTATTTCTTACGGTATTTATGCACAAGGGGGTAATGCTACAAACACAGGATCAACAAGTTATGCATTATATGCAATAGCTGGTACTGCTTATACAGGGGGCGCAGTTCATGCTGGCTACTTTAGTGGTAAGGTGACAGTTGTGGGCACACTTACTGTTGGTCCTGGTGGTACTACTGCAGGTGATGTTATTTATGCAGCAGCTAATAATGGCAATGCTTTGTATGCTGGTACTCAGACCAACGCTGCTGGTTATGGATTTTATATAACCGCAGCTCAGTGCTTGGTTACTGGTGGTTTGAAGACAGGGGCTCCCAGTGGAGGTACTGCTGCATTTTGGAAATTTGGTGTTCGTGTGGCTGCCACAGTTTCATTAGATACAACACAGTATATACAACTAGATGTTGGTGGGACGTTGTATAAGGTAGGTATAGTGAAGTTATAATTAATTAATTATAAATTAAAGGAGAGAGTCATGTTTAAGAGCCAGGCTGTAGAACTTTGGAATATTCTTAAGTATTTAGAAAATGAGATCAACACAGGAAAAATGTTAGTTAAAACTAAATTTAGTTATATAATATTAACTAACCTATCTGTACTAGATTCTTTAGTAGAAATTATCAAAAAGGTTGGGAATCCCGATGATATGTTTAAAAAATATGATGAAGAAAGAGCTACATTAGCTAAAACTTATGCTGAAAAAGATAAGGATAATCAACCCATTATTGAAAATAATTCTTATAAATTATCTGGAGATGGGTTGGTAAAATTCAATGAAGAATTTAAAAAGCTGGGTGAAACTCATAAAGATACATTAGAGAAGCGTAGGTTACAGTTGAAAGAGGTTGAAGATATTTTAAAGGAAGACGTGGAAATTGTCTTATCTAAAGTTAAACTAGATTTGCTTCCTGAATCTGGAATAACACCCGCCATGTTAAATATTTTAGATCCCATATTGGAGAAATAAATTGAACTGGGCAGATATTACAACCGACAATTTATTAAAAGCTTATAATGATAAAAAATATAAACTTACCTATGGGATATACCAGGCAAATATCTTCGGTATCAGGGCTGATTTAGGAGCTATTAATAAGTTTGATGACATAATTGGTATACTCAGAATGAATAATGGAGGTGTTCGGGAGGCTTTATTGTGTAATGCAACAACTGATCCAGGACTTTTTTATTTAAATAATCCTATAAATATTAAAGGAACTGCAATTTTGATTCCTGGACAATACTTGTGCAGCCATAAAATAGGATTACATAAAGGTCAATATCGTGCATTAGTACAGTGTGGAAAATTAAGAGTGTGGCGTGATAATGATAAAGATGGCGAATATGATCAAACCACACCACAAGATTCTGAGCATGATGGGATTAATATACACCATGCGGGAGTTGATAGTACTGTAGTAGATAAGTGGTCTGCAGGATGCCAAGTGATAGCAAAGCTTTCTGAGTTTGATACTTTTATGAGTCAGATAGACGATCATTTATATAACAAATGGTCTGAGTTTTTTGATTATACACTTTTTACAGAAAATGAAGTTTTAAAATAATTAGTTGGAATAATACAAGGAAAATAAAATATGTCTGATCCTAATTATCCAAGTATCAATGACTATGATGGAATGCTTGGTTGTTGTGAGACAGAAATTATAAACTATATAAGAGAATCTATGGTTATCCAATCTAGGATATCTCCGCTTAAAGTATATTTATTACAAACTTTGGGATCGGGATCAGTTGCAGGTAATGCTACAAGTCCATACACAGTGACATCTTATGTTGAGACAATTCCAAGATATAGAGCTTCTATCTGGTCCTCAGGATCCAATCATCCGGATATAAGGCCATATACTAATGATGGAAAAGGTTCTATATCTGTTCTAATAAATTCTGTAGAAGCTACTCGGGTTATTGATATTGATGACCTTGTAAATGATAATGAGTTTGCAGTTGTCAAGCGTGTGGATCTGTCTCCTGCAAGAGTGGAGTTAGTATTTAATACAGGCTTCAATGCTTCTGGGTCTATTATCCAGTATTATTATACTACTCTAGAACCTGGAATTAACGTTGAAAGAGTGAAGTCTGGTGAAGGTACTAATGACTCTTTATATGGGTGGAAGCAATATCTTGACACTACCTTTGATGGATTTAGAGGAGTTAATCAAGTATTACTCAGGTACCCATTATCTCAAAATGAGCTCATAGTCAATGAGGAGGGCCGAGTTGAGATGGAACAGGCAGATTGCTGGATAATTTGGGAGCCTAAAATTTATAATTATGATATTTTTGTGGCATTTGGTGATCAAACTTTCAGTGGTGAAGAAGAACGTTATGAAGTTGTAGATAAAAGAGATTCATATATCCAGGGGTCTCTTATTACGCAGAGATTTAAATTAAGGTATATAGAAAAAACGGACCCAAGATATAATATATCTATAACAACAGTATGAAAAAGTTAGATAGTAGTATAAAAAATTATGTACATATTTTAAAACCTTACAAATATCTTCTCTATCTTGTAATAGATGGTATATGGACTGTAGAAAAATTACAAAATACACTTACATTCAATTTGCGGCATAGAAATTAATGAAACCAAATCCTGACATTGAATTGGGATCTCGAGTTACTTTGAGTCCTGGAATAACAAAATTTCACTATGAAGTAACACCTACGTTTTCATTAGAATATGTATTAAAAAAATTGCAGCAGAATAGATCAATTGGAATAGTCAGGAGATTAGATAAAGGTAATGATGCTTGGGGAGTGCAATTTCCAAATATGAAAGACCTAATGTGGTTTAAATCATTTGAAATAGAGGCAATAAAAAATGCATTATCATTTAAACAAATATCTCATAAGTAATTTAACAAATTATCTCCGCAGAGTTTTTCGTTATAACTCTCAATGGGTTAATCTGGGAGTAGAGATTGTACAATTCTCAAGTGGAAGTGAGCAATTAGTATTTGAACAATTTTATAATGAGAATGAGAAATATCCTGTAATAACGTTAGGAAGTAATGGAGGATCTATAACTCCTTTTGGATTTAATGACTTTTTAACTACAGGAGCTGATAGTGTGGAGATTATAGGTAATAGAAATCTTTCAATGGTTATTTTATCATCAAATGCTCCAGTAGCATTTTCATTGACTGATAATTTACTAACTAAAACTTTAGGAAACATATCTTTAAAAGGAGCTTGGTCACAGACAGGTGGGGGTGGAGATGACATTACAGTTAATTTATATAAAGATTATCTTACAACACCTATATTAGTTGCTTCAGGGTCTTTATCAGGTATAACTGAAATAACATTTCAAGATATGGAAACTGAATTATTTCCAACAATTACGTTAGATCAACAAGATTATTGGATTGAACTTCAAGTAGCTTCGGGTAGTGATTATTATATTGGAATAGATACTACCAGGACTACAAAATATATTTCTGGTACGGGTAGTATCCAATCCACAGGAAGTGTTGTAGGATTTGTAAGATTTCCAAGTAGTCTAACATTTGGTGGCTTATATGAGTGTAATATGGTCTTTAGATGCATGTCAAAGAATCAAACTGCACAAGCTTATGATTTGTCTGAACTTATAATTCAATATTTATCTTTAGGTAAACATGCTGTTATAAGCAGAGAATCTGATGCTATTGATGGTATGGAGTTACCTACTATCTCTTATTCAAACTCTTCAGGAACACTATCTGTTGCAGGTATAAATATTAAGGATATTCGAATAGGAGCTGTAGAAAATCGTAGAAGAGGTGAAAAAGACCTTATTTTTACTGTACCGATATCACTTACTGTAATGACAGAATGGTCACAACAGTTTAATGCTAATTATTTGAAGGATACAACGGCAATACCAACAGCATTTTATGATACTGACTAGTTGATTTTTTTATTAAAAAACACATATATATCATAGATAGTAGACAAATTAAATTTAAGGAGATACATAATGCCTAGTTATAGACAACCTGGAACTACTGTAAACACAGTAGACAATCCAAGAATAATTAATATTGCTGGTGATAATATGATTCCGGCAATTGTCGGAATAGGTCCGATGAAAAGATATGTCATTGATGAGGCTATTACGCGAGGTGTTGGGGCTACAGATAATCTATCTGCATATCCTGCTACATCAGTTGTTACAACACAAATAGCTAATACTCCAGGAATTGCTTCAGGATCTGCCGCTGCAATTGATATAGTAATTAATGGTGCTTTATATGCAAATAATGTAGCTGCATCAGGTTCTACAGGAACTACAGGTATTATGAGCTGGACACAAGGTACAGTTCCTGCAGATATTCCTGCAACAGGATCAACATACTATGTAACATATAATTATGATGTTCCTACAACTCAATTTGATCCTGCTATTATGAGTGACAAAACTTCTATTCTAGCAAAGTATGGTTCTGAAAATACCACAAATGGTATACTTGCAATTGCTGGGTCAATTGCAATTGAGAATGGAAGTCCTGCAGTTATGTTGGTTCAGTCTTCTGGATCTACTTATTCAGAAGCTGCATATAAGACTGCAATTGATACGTTGAAGAAAAAGAAAAATATTGAATCTGTTGTATGTGTATTTCCTTCTGGAAGTGTTACTGCTGCAAGTCAGCAATCTATTATAACATATGCCTATACGCATGTATTAACTATGGACAATGCTAATAGAGGTCGTGGACTTATGGATGGATCTCCTTCACCCTATAGTGCATCAGATGGGTTTGATACTATAGGTGATACTACAGCTTCTGGAACATATTGTTATCGAGCTAATGCTATAAATGATAGACGAAGAATATATGTTGTTCCTAGTCGTGTGCGTAGAAAAGACGCTAACAATGCATATATGGAACTTGATGGTAATTATGCAGCTATTGCTGTTGCAGGTCTTAAAGGATCTCAATCTTTACGATCAACACCTTTAACTGGAATGGTTGTTACAGGTATAATTATTGAAGATGAAAAGTGGAATGAATATGAGATGAATCAATTGGGAGCTGCAGGTGCTCTCGTATTAGAAAGTCGTTCAGGTGTCATAACTATTAGAGACTGTATCACTACCGACTCAACGTCAGCAGATACTGAGGAAGAGTCTGTGGAATCAGTTCGTAGATTAGTAAAACGAACTTTAAAAGATGGTTTAGATAATGCATTTAAAGGTAAAGGCGTTGTAATAACATCTACAACAATACTTGATGTAATTGCAACTGGTGGTAGTATTTTACAATCTCTAATTAATGCTAGGGAAATAAATAGATATGGCCAAGTTGATAATCCTATAACAGGTGAGGTTGCTATATCAGCGGTTCAGAATTCTATAGAACCAAGACAGGTGGATCTTACATGTAGTTATATGCCATTATACCCGTTAAAATTTATTTCTTGTACTGTATCAACATATGTCGGATAATACAATGATTGATAATATAGATTTTGTAATTTATAGAATTAAACTTATAAAGGAAAAATAAAATGGCAAGTATTCCAAATAGAAAAACAGTTGTTTCTTACGCCTATACTGTAAAAAATAACAATGGTAAGGCTATTGGAACTCTACAAGGGTTTAATGCTACAATGAGTAGACGTTTGGAACGCATTTTTGAGATAAATAGAAATGCTAGTGACAAAGATACCTTTGAGATAGTTCCTGGCCGTAGTGAATATAGAATAACTATTGATAGATTAGAAACTTATGAAAATAGTCTATTAGAAGCCCTAGGTATTAGCAATTCTGATGAAGTATCCAAAGCTACAAACCCGATTAATATAACGGAGATTCTTCAAGGTCCTAATGGTGAAATTAAAAAGACCGAATATCACAATTGCTGGATAGATTCTCTAGGTAAAAATATTCGTGAGGGTCAGATAACAGTTACAGAGAATGTTTCTCTGCAAGTGGAATTCATTGTTATTGGATAATATAATGGAGGTTATATGATGGAGCCTGTCAATGATATATTGACTTCGCTGGAGGAGCTGGGTCAAATAACAAAAGATAGTAGTATTTATGAAATAAAACCCTTCCATGATTGGGTTGGAACTAAATGGAAAAATAAAATTTTTGGTATGCGTATATGTAATGCAGGAGAGGTTTTAGATATTGCTAAATATTGTGATGAGATTCCAGAAAATGCAAGAGATATATCTACAGTTCAAGAAACACTAATAAGATCTATTTGGTCTATAGATGGTAGATCTCTTATTTCTCTTGAAGAACTTAAAAAATATAATGATCAGCATAAAACAAATCTTTCTGAATTACAATATCTGAGGGGCTGGATTCAAAATCTAGAAAATATTGTTATAGAGAGATTGCAATTTGTATATTCAGGCTTGCAATTAAAACAAGTTAGAGTTCTTAATAATAATTTATCTTGTGGTTATTGTGGTCAAGTTTTTTCAGAAAAAAACTTTCCAGAAGATTCTTTTGTTTTAAAATATAGTCTTGCAGAAATTATATGTCCAAATTGTAAAGATAAAATATCCTTGCAAGATTTTAATTTCGAAGAAAATGAAGAGGAAGAATCATCAAATCTTGCTACAAAAGCTTCAGAAACTAACTCTGAAGCAAAAGTCGATGAGCCTGATGGCTCTTTCGAGTTCTCCGATTATAATTGTAAATGTGGGAAGGAGCTGGATAGTCTTGAGGAATTTAAGAAACATAGAGAGTCCTGCCCCAAAGCGGTTTAAGTTTACCCAACCAGATCTTGAAAAAGCTTTTATAGACGGGATACCTCCTAAAGTATTATTGCGTCCTTTTCAAGATTCATCAAATATAAATCTTAATAAATTACAGTTTCCAGTTACATTGATTGGTTTATGTAACACCATGCCTATAAATATATTAGAGAAAAGTTTTGGCTGTGAAAATACTAATATAATTAAAAATTTATCTACTTATTTAGTTTCAGAATTATGGAGTGATTTTAAGGGTGCTTTGGAGGAATGGTCTGAATATGTAAGAGAAAATGTAGAAGATTTTTGTAGAAAAAATATATCTAGAAGTAATTGGATAATTTATAATCATGCTTCAAAGACACCTATTAAAGACATGATAGATGAACAAAAGATGTGGATTCTTTATAGTACTATTATAGATAAGGAAGAAAATATAGATCTTATAGAAGCTGTTAGAGATAGCATCATCCCATGGATAAACCCTAAATTGTGGTCTGATGTAGAAAAACATAAGGTAGCTAAGCATGATAATGTGGCTTTTAATAAGCAACGAAAAGCTATGGCAGAAGCAGATTCTGAACTACCAAAAGATTTGGATATAATATTATAATATGGCTGAAGACAAAAATATATTGCAGGCTGAACAGACTGTTGGAGATGCCTCTACTAAGTTACTTGGTGCCACTACAATTCTTCAAGAATTTGGAAATAGTTTAAGTAGCATATCTAGAAATCCTATAATGTCTGGTACAGTGTTTATAGGTTTATCTAATCAGATAAGAAATCATTATATAAAAGCTATTCGAGAGGCTAATGATCTAACTAAAGAACAAATATCTAATATGGAGAAGGTAGTTAATACCTCGACACAATTTGCTCGTGTAGGTATATTTATTGGTGGTATTACTCAATCTGTTGCTAACTTGAATAATCAGCTGAGAGAAACTGCTTTACAGATGGGGCATTTTAGCAACTTGAGCAATTTACCTGGGGGTGCTACAACTGCTTTAGGTAGTGCAAAATATATGGGTGTATTCAGAGGAAATGTTATAGGTAATACTAATGTAGCTACTGCAGAACAGACTATGCAGGCTTATAAGCAGTTATTTGGTCAGATGACTGGAAATAATATGGATACTAAAAATATGGAGTCATTGGCCACTCTTGCAGGTATGTATCAAGTTGGTGGAGGTACTGATTTAGCATCTTCTATATTAGGGTTTCAAAGTAGACATGGTGGATTTGGTGGTGTAAGTAATACAAATAAGCAATTTACTATACAAAGATCTTTAGCAAATGCTGTCCATAAAAATTCAGGTTTATTAAGTTTTTCTGGTAATGTAGGTAATATGGGCCAAAGTCTTAGCAATATAAATGATATTGCTAGTAGCTTAATAGGTACTCCCGGAGTTGCTAATGAAGAGCAGGCTTATGCCAAGGCAATGGGTATGGTAGGAGCCTTGGGTATGAAAGGAGCTCAATTTGGGGCTACTAATGCAGGAAGTATAATTGGTGGGGCCATTTCAACATCTACTTCTGTTGCAGGTAAGGAACAACTTTTAGGTGCAGCACATATGGCGGGTGTAAGTACTCAAGGAATTGATGTTAGAAAACCTGAAGATATCATAAAGTTAATGTTTGATGTTTCTAGGAAATTACCAGGAATGGGGGATGATCCTAGAAGTATGGCATTGGTAAATACTTTTGGCAAGTTTATGAACATAGGTACTGGACAAGAAGCTAGAGAAAAGATGTTAGCCATGTCTAAAGTATCAGAAGAGGATTATAGAAAAATACAAGGGGATGTAAATAAATCACTAAAAGATTGGCAAGAATCTCTTAAAAAAAATCCTACTTTATTTACTGAATATGAAGAATCTTTAAAAGGAGTTATAAAGGGTAATAGGACTTTAAAAGATTGGTTTGAACAAAAAAAACAAACATTACAAAATAATTTACCAGATTCAGTTAGAGATATAGCTCCCACTGCACTTGAAACTGTAGGTACAGGTATTGGAATGGCTGCAGATGCAGCTCAATTTTATGCTATGTGGAAATTATTACGAGGTAAGGGGGCACCTCGTGGAAAATTTTTATCAGGTCTTTTCGGAGGGGGTGGAGGGTCTTCAATTGCTTCCTCAACTATGTCTGAAGAAGCAGATCTTGCCTTTGCAATGAATGGTTTTAATAGTGGAGGTAAAATTAGTAAAACTGGAGGACTTTTTAATAAAGCTAAGTCTTTTGGTAAATTTTTACCATATCTATCTATACCTTTTATGGCTGCAGAAGGGGCTGAAACACTCAATGAAATTCAATCTAAACAACGTGGTGAGATGATGACAAATTTAGCTAAGGTAGCTCCCAAAGACTTTGTACAGATAAGTATGTTAAATACTTCTGAAGCTGTTGGGCAACGTAGGGCAGCTTCACAGGGAGCAGGTTCTATTAAGGAATATAATAAATTTATGCAATCTCAAATCAATACGGCTTCTGATAAAGCAAATCAGTTTATTAAAGATGTTGGAGGAAAAGAAGCTGCTACACAGAAAATTCTCAATGGAGAAGTTGTTGGAAATGGGGGAAATAGCTCAACTATAGATTTATACATACATACAGATGATGGTAATGTAAGAAAACAGAGTGTGGAAAATAATAGAGCTGTGATTGATTTTGTATTTAACTCATCAACATCTGTTCAAACCTATAATAATACAAGGTAAATATGAATAATTGGAGAACAGCCTTTATAAAGAAGGCAGATATTAATTTAACTGTAGACTTCGTGGAGGGGGGTAAGTTAAAGGTTGGGGATACCGTTTTTACTAAAGAAGATCTTCGTGACAAGAATGGTAAATTAAGAATACAAGCTAATAGGCCATATAAAGTAGTGGATTTTAGTAATAAGTATGCAGGTTGTTTTGCTATTCAAACTGAAGTAGGACCTTGGTGGTTCTTTTTTTCTACAGGATCTTTATTAGGTGGGGGACAATATTTTTATGTGATGAAAAATGAGTCTATAGCAGAGCCTAATACAGAAAAAAAAGTTCCCGAAGAAAATACTTTAGATGAAAACGCTACACCTGAGGATAAAGAGTATAAGCAACTATCTGAGTTGGAAGACTTGCCTGAAATGATAGCTAAAACTATTTATAAGTATGATAAGGTTTTCAAACATAGTAAAGATTTTATAGATTATGTTACAAATAAATCATTAAAAAATACATTTGGAAATGATGTAGCTAAAATGCAAGCAAATAGGGGTGAAGTAAGAATGAAGATTGTCAGAGCCTATAACTTTATGTTAGTAAATAAATATCTAGATGTAGATGATGATCACAATATAGTTCTTACTCAAAAAGGTTATGACAGAATATTCAAATAATACATTAGAAAATACTATTCTTGAACCTTATGATACTATTATCTTTGATCTAGATAATACTATCTGGAATTGTCATTCTCCTAATGGAGATGGTATTGGGGCATATGAAACAGAATCTCCTTATAAGCTTATATCTATAGGAGTTTTACAGGATATTAGAGGAAATATAATCGAGCTTCAAGAGAATGTTTTAGATGTGTTAAAGACACTGGATCAGAATGATGTTAATATGGGTATTGTGAGTAGAGGGGAAAAATTAAACAGACCTTTTGATGCACAACCTTCTATTATGCTATTGAAAAAATTTAATATATATCAATACTTTAATTATGAAATTGTTTTAAAAATGAATATAGATAAAAGTGAATATTGTAAGCCTTTGGGTACAACATTGTTTATCGATGATGATGATACTCAGTTACAATTAGTTATGCAAAGAGATGATATAGATACTTTACCTAGACAATCCTTTCAAAATTGGGGTGTATTATTAACACCTAAAAAAAATTCTAACCTTAGTTTTGGAATAATGGGAGCATTAAATGGGTAAAATTCCTTTTAGAATATATAGATTAAAGAGAAGTGGGAACAATGAAAAAGTTGGGTTTGAGAAATTAGCTTCTTCATGGTATCTTGAGGATATCTCAGAAAATGATATTATCTATTCTGATAAATCATGGGTAGAGGGTAAAGTCAGAATATATCCAAGTAGTATACCTGAATATAGCGGATCCACATTTCAGTATATGGACAAAACTGTGCATGGTCCAAATAAATATGGTCTTTATATAAAAATGGATAGTAAAAAATATTATATAAAAGGTACGGAAGAAAAAACTAACGAAGAAGATAATGCGACAGTTCCAAATGTATTTGAATTCTATCTAGATCCTCAGCATATAACTCCTACGTATAGGAAGTTACAAACAGAAATAAGAACTAGAGGTGGGTGGGAAATACAACATTGGGGAGATGCCTTAACAGAAGTAAGGGTTGAAGGAAAGTCAGGTGGCTTGCATAAGTTTACACATGGTACTGTTCTAGGTAAAGAAGATGATGTTACTACATCTATAGCTTGGCAGAGGTTAAATCAATTGAAAGCCTTATATGACAGTGATCATAGAGTTAAGAATCAGAAAGATACAATTTTGTTAGGGATGAACTATTATGATAAATATTTCATAGGATACTTTACCGATTTTACTGGTCCCATAGCCAGTTCTGAAAAACCTTATATAGTAGATTTCTCATTTACATTTAAGGTTCAAGAAGAATTATCTACAACTCTAGCAGTAAATAATAATTTAATTATATGAATACAAAGCATTTTTATCCTGACTGTATGGTTTTAATTGTTCCAGGATTTCAAGATAATCAGATAAAAGAATCTGAGACTATGATGTTCTCTAATATAGGATCTAAGCCAGAAATAATGTCTGTTTCAGTTAATTTGACTGTAAATAACAGTCCTGGAACATTTAGTCTAACTATCTCAGATACTGCTAACAAGTATCTTGCTCAAGAAGATCCTGTAGTAGAAATAGAGAATCTATATGGTTACAGTGAAGGTAAAACAAAAAGTGTTTTAAAAGGTGTTGCTAACGCTAACTTTAGCGGGGCAAACTACTATGAATTTAAAAATTATGATGATTGGTTGAGTTTTGATCATATTTCTTTAAAAGATAAGAATGGCATATATCCTGTATATTATCGTAGAGATATAAATCAGACTATAGTAGAACGTTGGGCTTTTAATAGTGAGGGTGGAGTTATATGGATAATGCCTACAGGTACTACAGATCCATTTATAGGTGTAAGTAATGGTAATATTATATCTTTCAAAGTTTTAAAGACTAAAAATTCATCTGGGGAGATGCAAAAGTTTACAGTAATTAAACATAAAAATGAAGATTTTATTACAAAATATAGAGACAAAGAGGAACAGGGTGAGGATACTAAACTATTTCTAAGAGGTAGATGCCGGATATCTCCAATGGATAGAATTGTAATATTTTTATCTAAAAGATTTGAAAATGAAGAGTCGGAGTCTACTTCGAATAGTAATGATGGTAGGAAGCTTATGAGAGTTTTTACTGGATTTATTAATACAGTTCAACAGGGATATTCTGAGAATAATAATACTATTGAGATACAGGGTGAAGATGTAACTAAGATGATGCGATTATCTGTGGTTAATGTTAATCCCTCGTTGTCGTCTAACAAAGATGTAGCTCCTGATAGATCTGCTGAAGATGACATAACTCTGTATACAGACATACTTAGAAGTTTAACACCACCTGAGATTATAAAATATTTTACAGTAGGAGGTAATTTTAAATCTGCTGGAAGAAATATAAATATAAAAGGTACGGGATATTGGGAGATTGCACCTGATACAGATGGAAATAAAAAAACACAATATGATATTGAAATATCGGTAGATAATCAAGGTAATAAGATTATTAAAAGAATTGATGATAAAGATGAAGCTTCTAGGCTAAAAAAGATGCGGAATAGTAATAAAAATTACTCATTAGCCTCTTTTAAAAGTATATTGGGGGATCTTTTTACACCTTCTAAAGTTCATATTATTGATCCTTTTATACATAGTTCAAAAATAGAAGGGTTTCGATCATATGAAATGGCCTTTAAAGATGGTAACTATAGACTTTTTCAGAATGACTTTCAGGTAAAAAGAGATATTGCTTATAAAGTTGCTGAAGATTCTGCATTTACCTTCTATGCCGATAGAAATGGGGAAGTTTGGTTTTGTCCACCTAGATTTAACAACACACATATTATTACTGCCGAGAATCCGGAAATATATATAGTTAGAACAGAGGATATTGTTAGCTATGGCTTTATAGAGGATGATTCTAAAATATATAGTTCTATTACTGTTAATACTGAACCTGATTGGGAATTCTCTGACGGAGAAATAAATGAATTAGTTCCTTATACTGCAACAGTACGAGATGAAAATATTATACTTCAATATGGACAAAGAATTTTTACATATAGTAATCCGTTAATTAATACCAAAGGAACATTTATAGATAATAGTGGTAAAGTAAATAATGATATGTTTTCAAAAAATCATCAAGTTTTACAGATGTATGCAAAGAATCTATTTAAGAAAATGTTAGCAGAAAATAATACAGGACAACTCACAATAGTTGGTAGGCCTGAAATATCTCCAGGATATCCTATCTATGTTCCTATACGTAATATGATATACTATGTAGAGAGTGTGGATCATTCTTTTACTTTTGGCAGCAGGTTTGAGACAACTCTGCATTTGTCTTACGGAAGAAAGCCATGGGAAACCGTTCCTGAGATTTTGTATATTTCAGCCAGCGATCTAATGGGATCTTCTATAAACCATAAAAGTGCTTCTAAAAATACAGAAAAATCTAAAAAGAGTTCTTTAAATGATTCATCTAAAAGTGATAAAAGTACAGATCCACTGTCTAAAGTTGGACTCAAATCATCTACATTCACTGCAAAAGATACTTTAGATAAAACTAATTTTATGAGTAGTATGAATACTGTCAATGGGAGTGATAGAAGTGATATCTCAGATAGCAGTAATAAACATACAAAATTTGAGCAGAAATAATAATGATCTCTATAAGATTAAATACTGATATTACTAAGATCATGTTACATCACACTAATACTCAATCAGGTATAGTTGGTAAAGAGGTCAATAATATATTTATAAAGAATCAACAATTTGGAGCTCCTTATGATATTCTGATAAATTATGATGGTAAGATCGATCTTACTGCTCGATGGATGTTTGGAAGCAATTCTAATAATTATTCCGAAAATGTTAGTATAAATACATTAGCTAAAAGATTTACGAGACATCATTTGTCGGATGCAGGAGACACCTATTACTCCAATCTACATTATGTACATATAGCTTTAGTAGGTAACTTTGATATTGTAAGACCATCAAATTTTCAACTTAACTCCTTGCAACAGGTGCTGGCATTCTTGAAAAAAGATATACTTACTATAACTGATATAATTTACCACGACGATGAATCTTCAACAACTTGTCCTGGAATAATGTTTTTTGAAAAAGATTCTATAGGATCCTCAGATTCATATAGAGAAGAGTATTTGCCTACAGATCCAGTAAGGCTAATACCTGAAAAACCTTTTGAATATCATAATGTACAGAATCCTAATATAGGTTTAGAAAAACTTTTGATAAAAAAAATAGTAGATATTAAATCTATTAAAATATCTAAATTAAAAAAAATAATAGATATTAAGTCTATTGGAAGGCCTAAAATTAAAATATTAGGTAAAATTTCTACAGATAATAAAGCTTCATTCTCAGCTATACCACATGTAACTGAAGAACCTTATGATCCTAAAAAAACTTGGGACACACTTATAGTTAGCTTAGGTGGAAGCGTAGTATCAGATGGTACATACGGATATTTTAGTTACAGCGGTAGCATACGTAAGGTAGATGTAAATGGTAACATAGTAGCGACATGGGCTACTGGGATATATAGTATTCTATCAATGGCTATAGGAAATAATGAAATATGGTTTGTTGGGTATGATAACGATATAGATTTTGATCTTGCATTTGGTAAAATTACATTAGCAGGTGTACCATCAATATATACAGCTAATATACCTGCTAATTTGAATTACAATCTTCAGTATGGATCTCTAGGGTGCGATGGGACTGATTGCTGGTTTGCAGGTGGGGATACAACTAAGCATTATGGTGTAATATATAAAGTAAGTCCTTCAGGGGTATTTACGTGGTTTTTGGATTTTCCAGGAACTATCAATCTTTATGATTTTGTTTACGATGGTACACATATGTGGTGCGATTTCTCTGATATGTACCGTATTTCTAAAGATGGTAGTGTTATCAATACAATTACATTACCAGGACCTTTATACATATTGGGTGTATGTGATGGGGGTGACTATATTTGGGCAACTATGTCAAATTATAGTGTACCTATATCTAATAATTTTATAAGAATTAATAAATCTACACTCGCAATACAATCTTATCCAACTTTTGCAGTGGAGTTAACTTATGCGGCTGTTGCAAGCGATAATACTGGGGCATTTTCAATAGAGTATACACTAAATACCGATAATTTTAAAGTTTTAGGTATTACACCAGAAGGAGTTACTGCTGAATACACTCACTCATTACCACCAGTAGGTGTGGGAGAAGAATATGAGGCAACGAAGATAATATACAAGGGATCTCATCTGTGGGTTAGCTATTACAAATTGACACCATCGTAATATTATAGTTATAATATATTGAATTTTGGATTTTTTGGCACATATATAAGTGTAAGGTATGGATAAAAACAAATCATGATACGACGTAAAAAACTATATCCCAGGCAGTTGCAAAGTCCTATTATACAGAGGAATCTTAATCAATATTTAAGGACTGGTCAAATTGTAACTGTAGATGCTGAGAGAGGAATTTGTGATGTTCGATGGTTTGATAGACCTGGAGTAAGAAAGGATGTAATTCTAACACAGGCCAATAATAAGGATTGGGTTATACCCGAGGTTGGTTCTATAGTTATTATTGGATTCGATTCTATGGAGCAAGCCAGAATTTTACGTTATATAAATAGAGGTCATGCTAGTCGTGTAATAAAGCAACATTCCTTACCAAAATTAAAGCCAGGTGAGTCTTTGTTTGAAGTTGCCGGTACTACTTTACACATGCGAGTTAATGGAGATATAGTTGCTCTTACACCTGATCAGAATAAGATACAATTAGAAGCTTCTACAGGAACATTTTTTACAGATACAATTAATATAAAAAATATTTCTGAGGCTGGAATTTCTTTTATGGGTCTTATTAAAAGAATGGTTACTAGTTTAGGATCTAAGTCTTTACAATTTATAAAAAATTCATCTGGCGATTATTTAACTGAATATAAATTACAAATATCTGAAAAGGCTGATAATGCTATAGGTAGTACTGAAGATCCTATTATAGATATAGCTGCAGGAACTGTTGTAAATGATGATGGAGAAGCTTTAAATCATGTAGGCTCGGTAGTTGTAGCTGACAGTGTTAACGCACTTTGCTTAGATTTAATAATACAAAGGGGTGGTACAGAATTATTGAACATAAAAATAGCAAAAGATGGTAAAGTATACGCAAATTTAGCTGAAGATGTGGTAATGCATTTAATGAAACAATTATTACTTAATGCTCAACAAATTATATTGAATAATGGTACTAAAGGTGCTGCAAGATTAGACGATGAGGTAACAGTGACAGTAAATCCAGGTGAAATTACTGTAGATTCTAATACTCATAATAATATTAGTACCATAACACTTACAGGTAAAATTACAAAAGCTAGTGATACAATAAAGGTTGGATAATGGATATATTAAATAGGGTTACATGTGATCATATAGCAGGGGATCCTTCTGTTGGATATACATTAAATAACTGTCCAAAATGTTTGGGGTTGGGATATATTGGAGAGTGTAAATTTGATAGTTTGGGAAATCTTTCAGCAATATATAATCAAAGTAGTCTTAATCAACAGGTATTAAAAATATTGACAGAAAATAAGAGGTCTACGGGATATGGATTTGACTATTCCTTGATGAAAGGTGTTATAGATACTACAACAACCTTAGCTGTATATAGAGAAATAGTAAGGTGTATCTCATATTTGAGTACAATGCAACAAGAAGAAAAATCTAGAGGTGTAAAGATAAGTACTAACGAAGAAATAAAATCTATTGTATCATTAAATGTTATGCAAAACATAATAGAACCTAGAAAATTGGACATAGTTCTAACATTAAGAACAGTTTCTAATCAAAAACCAGAAATTAACACAATATTATCAAGGTAATAAAATGATTAAGTCTTTTATAAATATTGTTAATTCAATGAAGTCATATATTTTGAGTCTTTATCCTACTGCAAATACATCGGAAGGAACTTTTTTGTCTGATGTAGTAATATCAGCACCTGCCAAGGAGATAGAATCTTTATATGATGAAGTAGAGTTAACACAATTGGATCAGTCTACAGAAACAGCTTCAGATTCCGGATTGAATGTTATTGCGAATAACATGGGTCTTATAAGGAAATCTGCTAGATCTGCCAGAGGAAATGTTGTATTTTATGTGAACAGCGTACCAACAGCAGACATTACTATACCTGTTAATACTACGGTGGCCACATTATCATCTACAACCTCTTCAAATATACAATTTTCAACTATTCAAACAGTAGTTATGTATGCAGATTTTTCATCTAATTATTTTAATGCAGTAACAGGTCGATATGAAATATCCGCATCTATAGAGGCTCTTACAGGTGGTACCGTAGGTAATGTGGGGTCAGGAACTATAGTATCTCTAATAAATTCTATAAATGGTATAAACGGATGTACAAATACTAGTGCTACAACAGGTGGGGTTGATGCAGAATCAAATGATCAATTATGCTCTAGGATAGCTGCAAGATGGTTAGGAGTTAATGTTAGTACAGAGAATGGTATACAATCATTGGTAGCATCTCAGCAAGCTGTTGAGGATGTTGTGATAGTAGCTCATGGAGGTACAGAAAGAGAACAATTGGGAGCCATAGATGTTTATGTAAAAGGAATAGTTACTAAATCTAATACTGAAGTTATAATCCCATTAGGAACTGATTTTGAAAGTGTAGTATTTTCTAAACAACCTATACTAACTAGTGGAATTGTATCTGTGTTGTCCAGTTCTTCTGGATCAATCTCATCCTCAAATTATAGTCTTGTTAAAGATACAGGATCCTATAGAGGTTCTGTTGCAGCTCAAGATAAGTTAAACTGGATTATATCAACAGATAGTAGTTATGGTGTAGTATCTGTTATTTATAATTATAATGGTCTTGTAGAGGATATTCAAAATTTATTCAATAAAACTAATACGGATACTTTAAATGCTAATATTTTAGTAAAGTGGGCTCAGGAAATACCTATAAATATAGAGTTTTCAATGAAAGTTATAAGTGGATTTAGTTTCTCGGATGTAGAAGCTATAGTAACATCCGAACTTTCAACATATTTATCCGGATTAGTTATTGGTAGTGAAATTCAACAGGCGGATTTGACTAGGATTATACTTAATGTTCCTGGAGTTGATGATATATTATTACCCTTAACAACATTTCAAAGTTCTGATGGTACTATAGTTAAAAACTCTTTAGGTAATTTACAATTACCTGCATATGGGTATTGCATAGCAGGTACAACTACAATAAATTTGATGAGTTAAAATGGCAATATACTTAAAATGGTCTGATCATGCTGCAGGCTCAGTTAATAGAATAGTTGCAAATATGTTTTCTTATTTGTCACCTCGTTGGTATCCCGTAAATATTCTTGGAACTTCTATTTACAAGATGCTTTATATGAGTGCTGATCAGTTATCCTCAGCTTCTACAGAAATAAATAATACATATAATGATCTTAATATTGATGAAGTTAGGACTATACCTGTAGGATCTAGTGATAATACTAAAATATATGAAAATTTTGGTGTACTTGCACAATTATTAAAGCAAAGCAATCAAGATTACGAGACATATAATAATGATTCAGGTCTTCAGGATTACCGTACAAACTTAAAATTAATAAATGAAGCATCTAATGTAGCCACTACACAAATGGGTATTGATTTAATTAGTCAATCTTACTTAGGAGTGGCCCCCTATATCATTGATAGTCAAAGGTCTGGATATGATGGTTGGTGTTTGTCGAATCAATCAGGATCTGTTATAGCTATTGGAAAAGGATTTATTATATCTGACACATCAATATCTCGTATAGGAACTATTCTTCCTACAGATATATCTTTTTCTGTAGGGGATACTTTTAAAGTAACATATACTAAGTTAGGTCATAATACAAAATTACGTAGTAGACAGCAATTTTACAATGGGTTGGACATATATATTTATTCCTTGATTAATGATTCTTCTTTTAAAGACTCTATTGAAAAAAGTATTTCAAAAAATATTCGTGCAGATATTGTTCCAAGATTTTTTTATAAGAGTGATTATATTTTAAGTCGTGCTACAGGCTCAACATATAATTCTAATTATTTTGAAATGAAAAATTCATTTCTTACCAATAGTATAGAAACTACTTGGGGGATAGATAGTAATAATCATAATATTATAAGTGAGGTTTTAGACACATCTAATTTGATATATCAATCTAGTGGAAGTGTAGTAGATTGGACTTGTTTGGCTAAGAATGATGCTTACTATGATAGATATTTAAGATCTTACGCATCATCTTCTATTCCCGATTCTGTCTATTATCAATTAGTATCTTCAGAGCCAATAAAATGGATGGCTGGAGAGGGAGATTTATCTTCAGCAGGAACAATATCATCTATAAATCCAACACCTTATTCTGCCGGATCTCTGTATGTTGTAGGAAATATACTTACAGTTTTAGGTGGTTCTGGAAATGCTACTGTACAAGTTGCTTCTGCCAGTACTTTAACATTTAATATATCAAACATAGATGTAATTCCTACAGCTAAGGGATCTCTATATGAGGTGGATGATATACTTACACTTACAGGTGGTTCTGGAGATGCTACAGTTAAGGTTAAGACAGTAAGCACTGCATCTGGATCGATATTATCTATAAATTCAACTCCAACTGTTGTGGGTTCTAAATATAATGTAGGAGATATACTTACACTTACAGGTGGTTCTGGTGATGCTACTGTACAAGTTGCTTCTGCCAGTACTTTAACAGGTTTAATTTCTGCTATAAACTCTACTACAACTGCTAGTGGATCAGGTTATGCTGTAGATGATTTAATTACTTTAACGGGTGGGTCTGGTGATGCTGTAGCTAAGGTTTTAACTGTTAGTAGTGGTGGTGTACAAGAATCTTTTAATATAACAGTAAATGGGACTAGTAGTTCAGGATCAATAGCTTCTATTTATCTTTTAGGATACACGGGATATAGTTTAACTATAGGATCAGGTTCTTCTGCAGTAAATACCGCTAATGCTATTGTATCTAAAATAAATGAAGGTACAAAGCATATTGCTACGAATGGTACAGGTTCATTACCTGTAGTTACTCTAACATCAATTTTACCAGGATATTATGCTTCGGGAATACTTTGTTCGTATAGTGATCCTACACAAACTATGTCTGGGTCTATTATAACTTTAGGATCAGGAGGGGGAGTTGGTTCAGTTTCATTATTATCAAGTGGTTCTAGTGGATATTCTGTAAGTACAGGAAATGTAACTACAGGTGGTTCAGGATCAGGATGTACTATTGAAATAACAGGTATTGAAGCTAGTGGTGGTAAAATTATATCAGTAGCTTCTTCTCCCACAGCTTCAGGTACAGGATATGTAGTTAATGATAGACTTATTGTTGTAGGAGGCTCGGGAGATGCTACAGTTAATGTGTCAGCAGCAACAAATCTTATAGGTAAGGTATCTTCTATAGCTTCTGCCCCAACTGCTTCAGGATTACTTTATGTAACAGGAGATATACTTACACTTACAGGTGGTTCTGGTGATGCTACTGTACAAGTTGCTTCTGCCAGTACTTTAACAGGTTTAATTTCTGCTATAAACTCTACTACAACTGCTAGTGGATCAGGTTATGCTGTAGATGATTTAATTACTTTAACGGGTGGGTCTGGTGATGCTGTAGCTAAGGTTTTAACTGTTAGTAGTGGTGGTGTACAAGAATCTTTTAATATAACAGTAAATGGGACTAGTAGTTCAGGATCAATAGCTTCTATTTATCTTTTAGGATACACGGGATATAGTTTAACTATAGGATCAGGTTCTTCTGCAGTAAATACCGCTAATGCTATTGTATCTAAAATAAATGAAGGTACAAAGCATATTGCTACGAATGGTACAGGTTCATTACCTGTAGTTACTCTAACATCAATTTTACCAGGATATTATGCTTCGGGAATACTTTGTTCGTATAGTGATCCTACACAAACTATGTCTGGGTCTATTATAACTTTAGGATCAGGAGGGGGAGTTGGTTCAGTTTCATTATTATCAAGTGGTTCTAGTGGATATTCTGTAAGTACAGGAAATGTAACTACAGGTGGTTCAGGATCAGGATGTACTATTGAAATAACAGGTATTGAAGCTAGTGGTGGTGGTAGTATTGTAGATGTTAATTTATTATCAAGTGGTTCTAGTGGATATTCTGTAAGTACAGGAAATGTAACTACAGGTGGTTCAGGATCAGGATGTACTGTTAATATAACAGGTATTGAAGCTAATGGTGGCGGTTCTGCTACATCAGTTTCATTATATTATGGGGGGCAATCGAAATATACAGTTGGATCGGGAAATGTAACTACAGGTGGTTCAGGATCAGGATGTACTGTTAATATAACTGAGGTAACACCTGATGTGGGTCTGCTTGGAGGTGTTGTATCTTCTATTTCATTATTATCAAGTGGTTCTAGTGGATATTCTGTAAGTACAGGAAATGTAACTACAGGTGGTTCAGGATCAGGATGTACTGTTAATATAACAGGTATTAATAAAAATACTGGTGGAGAAGTTAATTTATTAGAGTTAATTTCTGAAGGTTCTAGTGGATATTCTGTAAGTACAGGAAATGTAACTACAGGTGGTTCAGGATCAGGATGTACTGTTAATATAACTGAAGTAAAAGCAATTTCTGGGGGTATAGTTTCAGAGGTAACTCTATTATCAAGTGGATCTAGTGGATATGTTGTAAATAAAAGAAATATAACTACAGGTGGTTCTGGTTCTGGATGTATCATAGATATTACTGGAATTAATTCTATATATAGTGGAATAAAAGGAGCTTGTGGGGCTCATTGGGTAATGCTTAGCAGCAGTTCACTTTGGGATATTTCAGGTAATATGAATAATCTACAAAAATCTAGCTCTTCTAATAACCCTATATTTGAAATAGGCAGATCTTCAGATAGACTAGCTTTGTCTATGAATTTAGTTGATCATGGTGTTAATAGTAGTTTAATTTATACGGGCAATACTACAAATGATATAGACTCATATGCAGGTCTGACTGCAGAATTTTTAATAAATGGAGTTGATAAAACCTTTGCTGACGGTACGGGACTTATAATTTTGAAGCGCGAGACTACATCTGCTGCAGGTACTTCATTGGTAGGAGATGGATATTTGATATCTATAGATTCTGATGAAGAAACTTTTTCTTATACTGCAAAGTCAGGATCTACTACTAGTGTCGCATCAGCATCTATATCAACATATTTATTAGAAGAACCAAGAAGATATCATTATTTTACAGTAACATGTAAAAATAATAAAGCAAAGTTTTTTGTTGATGGAGAATATATTTCTTCTGGATCTATAACTGTAAATCCACAGAATATATCTAATTCTCCTACAGAATTATATATAAGTAATAATAATTCATCTTCTTATAATATAGCTATAGATGAAATAATGATATCTCCATGGGCATCTACTCCTGATTCTATTAAAGAAAGATTTATTCAGTATGCTCCTAGATATATTGAGCCTATAATTATAGCGTCAGGATCAGTGGATAACTATTATCAGTCTAAGGTTTCTGTATTTGCTTCAGGTTCCGGAGACTTTCAATATTATGGATTTGCTTTAAAAGCTATTGAACCACGAGTTTTTAGAAGTAAGGATTTATCTTATTATAACCTGTATAAATTACCCTTAGAGAAAACATAACTTAAATTAAATTGGTGAAATTATGGAACGAGCTAACTTTTTTAATGATCAAGATGTAATGTCCGATGATCTTAATAACATTGAATCATCCGTTTCTAACCAGGTTGCCAAAAGATCTTTGTCAACTTTAGGAAATTCTGGTGGTATATCCTCTCTTACAGGAGGTAATATATCTCAGGGAGGTATATATGGTTCTCCTCAGGATTATGCTAAGACTACCAGTAATTTCTATTGTAATCAAAATAGTTCTACTATAATTATAGTTGCTTCAGGATCTGCTTTAGATTCTAGTGGAAATTTTATTAATATAAATAATAGTCATACTATTACATTAGGTGATAATACAGCAACTTCTTATTGGACTGAAACTACATCTGGCACAAAATATATTAAATTAAAATATCAGGAGTCTTCGGGATCTTTACAATCTGATGATATAGGTATAAATTTTTATACTCGTTATTATGATAGTTATCAAATAAGAATTGAAGCTGCATCAGCATCCGTAGGTGAAATACCTTTAGGTAGATTTACTGCAAATAGTAGTGGGTATATCAGTGGAATTATTACAGACATGAGACAGTATTGTAGAACAATTACTCCTGCAAATTCTGTTATATTAGATCCTTTGATTGAACCATCTTTAACTATGGGTTGGACTAGTGTAGAAGATCATGTAAAGGCTATTGGTCATGCTGCTATATCTACTACAAACCCTCATGGTCAGAACCTATCCGATCTTGGATATACAGGTCAAGATATTGCAGATCATGAACGTTATAGTCATGTAAATGGTATAATATTAACTTCTAGAAATGATATAGCAAAATCCAGTTATTTAGGATCTGTAATAGATTTAGGAATTGACTATATAGAGTTTCAAACTCCAAGTAGTGCATATATGTTAATTAATGGGAATATGGTTTCTGGGTCTATTCCAAACTTATATGCAGTATCTCCTCTAATGGCTGATGGTAATTATTGGGTAGTTGTGAATTCGGCTTGTGTTCCTGCATTTATAAGTCAGACATCTTATATATGGGAGGATGAAAATCCACATAAGTACTCTCAATATTTAAAACTAGGCTCAGCTGTAGTTAATGATGGGGGAATCCAAATAGTTTATACAGACTCGAGACAATTCTATACAATGGATACATCAGATATACGTGATGCATCATTATCTAATAGATCTCCCGTAGCTTTTAATACAAGCGTGGCTTCAGGATCTCTGCAGGATGAGCTTAGAATGATTAGAGGGGCTATAGGATTGATTTCAACAGGTAGTGTAGATGCTTTTCCTGGAAGTATGCCTGTAATTATTGGTGGGTCGGGTAGTGGTCAAAAATCTCTTGCCAATCAATTTGGATGCGTAAATGACATTACAAGTACTACAATCGCTAACGTAGCTTATCAAAACACTAAACCTTATACAATATTTATAACCGCTCGAGGAGTTGTTTCTGGATATGGAGCTACAGCTTCTGGTATAGGTTATGGCTATAGTATGGCATATATTGGCCCCACTAATGCCGCCTGTACTATGCAAGTAGGTATTGTAGGAACTCAAAAATACAATAATTATTACAGCACTGATGTTTTATTTACATTTGGTAATATGTCATTTTTCGTACCTCCAGGATGGTGGTATAAATTTACAACTGGCTACAGTGGTATTAATGGATCTGCAGAAATAAGTTATATTTATAAATTTGATTAATGAATTAAATAATTAGTTTTTCATTTAAATAAATAATCACTTTTTATTGTATAATATATACATTATATGTATTAATTATCAAAGGTTCTAATTTACTTAATTTTAACATATTTTCTTTTTCTATTGTAAAAATGTCTATTGTAAAAATGTCTTTTTATAATTATCTTATATTAAGACATTTTTATTTAACAGGAGTGTCATGACTAAAAAAATAGTTGTAGGTGATCTTCATGGAGATATAGACATATATCATGAGATAAAAGATAAATTTAAAGATCATGATATTATTTTGGTAGGTGATTATGTTGATTCCTTTAATAAAACAAGAAAACAACAATTACTATTGATTGAAGAGATTTTGAATGATGTAAGAAGAAGTTCTTATACAGATAAAATAACAGGTGATTGTAGAAAATTTATAGCATTAAAAGGGAATCATGAGCTGGGTTATTTGATGCCTGAAAGAATGGGGTGTAGTGGCAATGCTAGTAGTTTTGCAGCACAGTTAATGTGCCATTTTAGTGACATGCACCAATTACTGAAGCCATATGAGTTAATTGTTGAGCATAAAATATTGATAACACATGCAGGTCTTACAAAAAGACTAATACCATATGATAGTAATACACTTGATGATATGAACATGCTTACAATGTGGCTTGATCAAGAGATTCGAAACCTAGACTTTGGAATGGTATACAACATAGGAGCTTCTCGGGGAGGTGCAAATAATGTAGGTGGCATTTTCTGGTGTGATTATTGTTGGGATTTTGATTCGATTGAAGGCTTACGACAGATATTTGGACATACTCCTGGGTCTGAATTTAGAAAAAGAGATGAAAATTACTGTATTGATTGTTTACAGAGTAAACATATGATAATGGAAATTACTGAAAATGGTAAATTAAATTCAATAATATTTTGAGGTGATCTATGTGGTGGATACTAGTTGTATTATGGACATTAATCTATATATGTAAGGCTATTACGGATGCTCATAAAGATGGTGAAAAAATTATTCGCCCTTATCTTGAAAAATTTGGGCAGATTTTGGTTAATTGGTATGATGAAAAAAGAGGTTTGCTTACAGAAAAGGTAAATCAAGGTTATCCATGGAGTGCAGGTTATTGGCATTTTTTTGATACTATTCGAAATCTATTAGCTGTGATAGCCATGATAGTAGCTCCCTTTGTTCTTCAAGGCTGGGAATGGTGGAGAGTGATATTATTAGGATGGCTTTGTTTCTGGGTCCCGAGCTTTACGCTAGTATATCATGTTCTACTTATGAAGAATTGGACATTTAAAAAATGGTGCATTAATTTATATCAAATTTGGAAATAATATGGCTACAAAATGCAGTGAAAATTGTGATATAGTATGTGATTTTTGTATATATCTCTCACCAAAGAAAAAGCCATTTGATAATAGTGGTGAAGGGTTTTGCAAAATAAAGAAGAAAATAGTGAATTGGTCCTCGGGCTGTGATGAATTTCATTGTTTTAGGGTCATAGGTGATGGGAAAGAAAATCTATAAGATTATGAATATATTCTATACATCGGACAATCATTTTTTTCACACAAATATCATCAAGTATTGTGATAGGCCATTTGTTGATGTAAATGAGATGAATGAAACTATGATAAGAAATTGGAATTCAGTTGTGCAGCAGGGGGATTTGGTAATACATGGTGGAGACTTTGCCTTGTGTAATTTTGATACGGCAAAACATATATTGGAATGTCTAAATGGGGATAAAATACTTGTTAGAGGAAATCATGATAGATCTTCTAAAAGTATGAGAGAAATGGGATTTAAAGAGGTTGTATCTCTATATAATTCTGGTACAGTTTGTGTAGTTCATGATCCTAGCAAAGTTAGTGAGGATATCATCAAGATTAGGGATCATATTCTATATGGACATACACATGAAAGATTAATACATAAAGATAAATTTATAAACATTTGTGTTGAGCAAAATAATTACACACCTAAAACACTCGAGCAACTTCTTTCCACTGCAAAGTCTTAAATATATATTTTAAAAATCTTAAATTTATTTATAATTTCGATAAATAATCACATTTTATTGGACATTATATATAATAGAGATCAATTCTTAGGAGGAGCTATTTTTGGATAAAATCAAGGTTTTATTCGTAACCGATGATATTCGTATGCCCACTGGTGTAGGAATACAAGCATTGAAGATTATGCAAGGACTGGTGAAGTCTGGAAGATATATAGTATCATCTATAGCAGGATCCTTACGTAAACAGAACAATACACCATTGGTTTTTAAAGATATTAAATTATATCCCACCTCAGATGCTTATGGTAATCCAAATCTTCTTAGAATGGTAATGAATATTGAAAAGCCGGATATTATTATATTATTTTCAGACCCTAGATTCTTTAGTTATGTATTTTCTATGGATAATGAAATTAGGTTAAAATCCAAAGTAGTTTTATATCATACATGGGATAATACCCCCTTCCCAAAATTTAATATACCTTATTATAGTGCTTGTGATTATATTACTACTATTTCTAAGTTTAGTCATGATCTACTTCAATCTAATAATATAAATAATGTAAATATACATCATGGGCAGGATTCTACAGAGTTTTTTAATATGGATTCTATCGAAGTAAAGAAGATAAGATCTGAATTTGTGAAGCGTATAGGAAAGCCTAATACAGACTTTATTATATTTTGGAACAATCGTAACATTTCTAGGAAACGTCCTGGGGATGTAATTTTATCTTTTATTGAATTTTATAAAACACACCCTAATTCAATATTATTGATGAATACAGTGGCAGTAGATCCCGAAGGAACTGATATACCAACTGTAGTCAAAGATCTTAATACTATAAATGCCCCTATAATTTTGAATCAACAGCGTGTTGATACCAACCAATTAAATATGTTTTATAATATTTCAGATGTAACATTGAATATTGCTCATTCTGAAGGATTTGGTCTTTGTGTGTCTGAATCTTTGTTTGCCGGGACTCCTTGTATAGTGACATCTACAGGAGGTATGACAGAACAAATGCAAATTATAGTTCATCATGATGCTGTAGAATGTGAAGATGGTAAAGGTTGCAAGGCTTTTGATGAGAATGTTGAGTTTGGTATATTATTGAAACCTGAAGTAAAGGATCTTTTTGGGGTTCCACAGGCACCTTATATTCATCGAGATTATGTATCTGTTAAAACTATTGTAAATTCCCTTTCCGAAGCCTACATGAGAGTTAAAGATGGTAATTGGAAGACAACTGTGGGAAATTTAGGTCAGAAATTTATGGTTGAAAATTATAGTATTGAAAATACTCTAGAGAAATGGGATAAATATCTTCAGGATATTCATAATACTCCCAAAATATTTAAATCATGGCGTTTTAGTGTTCACTAGGAAATTATATGAAAACAAATATAATATTTCAAGCTTCTGTGTTTTCGCGCTCTGGATATGGGTCTCATGCTCGAGATATAGTTAGAGATTTATTTCAGTCTAATAAATTTAATATCTCAGTAATTCCTACAGGATGGGGTGCAACATCTACTACAGAAAATATTCCCGAAGATTTATTAGATATGCTGATGTTTTGTGTGAATAATAAAGTTAATACAAAGGATTTTGTATTCATGCATCTTGGAATTCCCACAGAATTTCGTAAGGTAGGTCCAATTAATATAGGTATAACAGCGGGTATTGAGTCTGATAGATTGCCTGCAGGATGGGCTGAAGCTTGTAATCAGATGAATGCTATTATAGTTCCTTCTCAATTCATAAAAAATCTTTTTCAACAGCACGGTGTGAGTGTTCCTGTGTATGTAGTGGGGGAGGGTGTGGATCTTGATATATATAATAATGATCCTATCGAAGACACTTTAGCATTACCTTTAGCAACATCTTTTAATTTCATTACTGCAGGTCAGTGGGCTGTGAATCCTATAGGAGAGGACCGCAAGCAAGTTGGATTACTTTTGAAATGGTTCTGTGAGACATTTGAAAGTAATAAGGATGTGGGTATATTTGTAAAAACATTTTCTCAAAATAACTCTTCACCTGATTTAATATTTACTAGAGAACGTATAGATGCAATAAAGAATGGTAAGCCTTTTCCTAAAGTATACTTGATACATGGGGATATGACAGATTATGAAATGGCACATCTTTATAAAAAATCAAAAGCTTTTGTATCGGCTACAAGTGGAGAAGGTTGGTGTAGGCCTCTTGCAGAAGCTATTGCCTGTGATGTTCCTATATTGGTAACAGGGTGGTCTGGACAAATGGATTTTGTTATCCCAGAACTTTCTACTTTATTTGAATTTGATCTAACTGATGTTCCATATTCGGTTCTGAGACAGGGTATTTATCATCCAGGAATGCGTTGGGCTATGCCTCGGGAGCAAGATGTAAAACGTAAGTTGAGAAGATGTTATGATAGTTATTCCATTGCAAAGGAGAGAGCGATAAAACATGGTGAGCGTTTTCGAGGTATTTGGTCTAAGGAAATTACAGGCACCAAGTTTGTAGAAACTATATCTAAAATAATATTATCTAATAGTGTAAATTTAGATATTAATCAAAGTATGATTGAGATTATATAATGAAAAGATTAGGTATAGTTATTCCTGTTTATAATCAGATATTTTATACGAAGAAGCTTATAGAATCTATTAAGCAACATGAGTTTAAACTTTGTGATGAGATTATTGTATTTGTTATAGATAATGCATCTACAGATGATACTGTAAAGTTTTTTAAGGAGTTGAAAGATACTGATAGGATACAATTTAGATGTCTCTCTAATGAAGAAAATAAAGGGTTTGGCCCTGCGGTAAATCAGGGTATTGAGTTATTACTTCTAGAGTTTATTGATATAGACATTCTAATAATGAATAATGATATGGAGCTTTTGCCAGGATGTATAGATGCTTTACTTCAGGAGAGGCCAGATGATATAGGTATTGTTGGGGGTAGATTATTATTTGCAGATGGTAGAATTCAACATGCTGGGGCATTTTTAAACATATATGGTTGGGGTCAACATAAAGGCGCGGGAGAGGTAGATAATGATCCTTCGGTGCAGCAGATAGAGGAAGAGTGTGAATATATAACGGGAGCTCTTTTTCTTATAAAAAATAAATTATTGCAAAAGTTAGATCACTTTGATGAAAGATTTGCCCCAGCCTATTTTGAAGAAGTGGATATGTGTTATGAGGCCCGTAAACTAGGTTTTAAATCAGTATATTGTCCAACAGCTAAATCCTATCATTATGAAAACAAAACAGGTATAGACATATATCGAGACATAAAAAAAGTTAATGATATTTCTAGAAATAATCAGATAAAATTTTATATGAAACATGATGAAGATCCTTATGAATTTGAATCTGAAGATAGAGTTATGTTCTGCTGCAAAATAATGGGAGAGTGGAGCTTTAGTATTGTGATGCGTAATTTAGCTAAAGGCCTTGGTCGTAATGGTGTAGATGTTGCAATAGCTCCTGAGGAATATCATCAACCCGGAAATGTTATAGATTGGGAAATTAAAAGGATGATAAATAAGCCTCATGATTACTGGAATAGACATGTCTTGCGTAGTAGTGAGGGGGATCATTTATATCTTATGCCTCCAGGTAAGTCTCGTGTAGCACATACTACAGGTGAAAGCAATAGAATTAATAGAGCTTGGAGAGATCAACTCAATGCTGTAGATAAGGTTATAACCAATTCTACTTTTTTCCGTGAAATTATTTTAAATCATGGGGTGACAACTCCTATTTTTGTAGTACCTAATGCTACGGATTTAAGTATATTTAAATCTTCTACAGATGTAATGCCTCTGAGCTATAAAAGAGGTATGAATTTTGTCTCGGTATTTCATTTTGGGGAGAGAAAAAATCCAGAAGCCTTATTCAGATCCTTTATCGAGGAGTTTGATGCTAAAGATGACGTGACTCTGACTGTGCATAGTTTATCTCTACATTATGTTCTTCAACAACAGGGAAAAAATATTAAGCAATATATTCAAGAGCTTTCAGGAGGAAAAAGTCATGCCCCAATATATTGTACTAATTCACTATTATCTGATAGTGTAATGCCTTTCTTTTTAAGAAATTTTGATTGTAATTTATTAACTACCAGAGGTGAAGGTTTTGGTAATAGCATAATTGAGTGTGCAGCATTAGGAATACCCAGTATAGTTACGGGATATAGTGGCGTGACAGATTTTGTCACTTCAGATGTTGGCTGGACAGCTGAATATAAGCTTGTTGATATACCATTACAGGTATTGCCCTATTTTAAGAATTATATTGGTGGTCAATGGGCTGAAGTATCTATAGAACATTTCAGATCTCTTTTACGTTATGCATATAATCATAGAGATAAAGTAAAAGATAAAGGCAAAGCCTCACTTATTAAGGCTCAAAATTATTCAATAGAGGTGGTAGGTAAATTAGCAAAACAAGTAATTTTTGGAGACTGAAATGGGTAAAGAATATTCTTTAATTACAGATTGTGAGAGTGATATTGTCTTAAGTTTGAAAGATGGTGGAAATAGTCCTGAAGTAATTGCAATTTTTTCAAAAAATCAGAGAAAGTCTGCAGAATTTATATGCAGGTCTTTAAATGGTCAATCAAGTGTATTTATTAATTCTTTAGAAGATTTATTAACATATTACAAAAGAGTGGGTATAGTAATAAATAAGTGTAGCGTTTTAATAAGTAATGCCATGCCTCTTACGTGGGCTACTGGTGGGTTTGATGAGCATGCTCATGAATGGGAAATTAAAGCTAAAAATTTACTAGAGGAAATTTCAGCACTTGATATAGGTTTAAAATTATAATTTTTGGAGGTTAGTATGTGTGATTATATAGAAACAAAAACTATTCATAGTGTAGAAATACAGAAGAATGGAATTATTAGGAAAAGTGATGGTTGGATAATTGGTAGATTATGTGAGAGTGTAGAGTATGATAATATAGATAAAAATGGGGATCCTCGTAAGAGCGAGAACATAGGCTTAATGATTCGAAAGGAAAATTAATATGGAAAAGAAAACTTGGAAAGAATTTCAGGATACAAAACTTCTTTGGTGGATAAATAGAATTTTACACACCTTTGGTTGGGCTATTGTGTATATTCAAGATGATAATACGGGAGAGATTTTAGAAGTATATCCTGCTCGTGTAGATTTTAGAGGATTTGATTATGACTCAGAAGAGGCAGGTTTTGAAGGCATTACAAAATATATGAAGGAAAACATAGATAGTTTATTACTAGATGTAAAAACTGACTTTGTGGAGAAATAAATTTATGTCAAATGAATCTCCTATAGAGAGATGGCGAAGAGAAAAGGCAAGGCTTGCTGAGGGCAAGCCTTTAGAGGATATTACTGGGACTGTAGTAGTGTCTAACAATTCTAATTTATATAAAAGGCCGGGTGAATTTTGTAGTCATCCTGAGGATATGACGGCTACGATGAAGGGTTATAAAGTTTGTTTAGCCTGTGGTCAAACAGTAGCTGAGGGAGTCGCTAGATCGAGAGAAGAAGTTGAAGAGGAGACTCTTGTAGGTCCTATTATTAATTCTGTTGAAATAAATTTGGCAATAAATCGTAATCAAGGCGAGGATGATGTTCAAGTAGAAGATGATGGTAAAAAAGAAGAGGATGATCAAGAAGAAGGATATGTAAAATGAAGCCTATATATTTTATACAATGCAATATAATTTATGCTAAGGATCAACCTCCATATATACCTCTTCCTGCACATAAAACAGAAGATGGTCAGGTTACAAGCTGCTGGGGTTTTTCTTGGAAAGAGAGATTTAGAATTTTATTTGGAGCTAAAGTTTATTGGAGACAATTTACAATTAATAATGTTTTGCAGCCAGTTAGACCTAGTTTAGATTTTGATTATTAATCAATATTGTGTATGACTAAAAAAATAGTTCATATTATTCCTAAAAATATGGATCCCAGTGGTGGGATAAAAGTTCATTTTCAATTATCTGAGCTGGAGACGGAACTCGGGTATGATAGTTGCATAGCTGTTCCTAATTATCAATCGATACCTACTTGGTTTGATCATAAGGTTAAAATAATAACTTGGGGTGACGTTTGGCATAGTCTTGAGCAGGATCCGGACGTAATTATAGTTGGTTGGGAAGATATAGAGTCACTAAGGCGTTTTAAAGCTCGTTATCTTGTCAGTTATGCCCAAGGTGAGGTTTTCTTCGATAGAAGTGCGGATTATACAGATATAAAGCTTTGGGTCTCTTCTGAGTGGAACCAGAGCAAGATAGGTGTGCCTGGGTACAGAGTTACACCCTTTATTGATAGATTTGTTTTTTATCCTGATAAAGACATAGAAAAATTTAAATTACGTAAAACTAATGTTTTGGTACAGGAAAGAAAAGATGGTTCATTACGGTGGAAAGCTGTTGAATTCTATTTACCGAGTGAGGTTAAAAATTATGTGTCGGTCACATCTTTAAAGGACAGCTCTGAATCTGAGTTTGCCAAACAACTAAGATTGGCCGACATATTTTTTGCTCACTCATATCCTGAAGGTCTTGGTCTTCCAGGGTTAGAGGCGATGGCAAGTAATACTTTTGTTGTAGGTTATACTGGTGGGGGTGGTACTGATTATATGCAGAATGGTATAAATTGTATGATCTGTGCTGATGGGGATTCCCAGACCCTAGCCACAGTTATATCTAAACTATTGTTTAATTTTGATAAGAAATTTATTAATGATATTATGTTTAGGGCTACCAAAACTGTGGATCGATATAGCAAAGAGAATACTATGAGAGAACTAAAAATAGCCATAGATAAAACTTTGGGAGTAATATAATGCCACTATTTGATTTTAAATGTCCTGAGTGTGATTTTGAAGAGTTGGATATTACTAATCCAGAACTTCCTAGACTTTGTGTTAAATGTGGTACAATTATGAATAGATTATTTCCCAATAGAATACATTCTAAGATAGGGACCTCAATAGACTCAAAGGATCCTGGGAAGGTTACACGGGAAAAGAATAATCAACTTAAAAGACGTGAAGATGGCTATAGTCATGAGACAAGTTCTTTGCGGGATAAGATAGAAAGACAATTAAAGGAAAAACAAAAATGAAACCAGGAATAAGTTCTTACACATTTATACACAATGCTATAACTTATGACTATCCAATTTTGGAATCTGTGGAATCTATTCTTCCTGCAGTGGATCAACATATATTGTGTGAGTGTGATTCAGATGATGGTACTATAGAACTGTGTCAAAAACTTGCGGATAAGTACTCTAAAATAAAACTTATTCACATGCCTTGGGGAACTCATTATACTATACAATCTAATTTGGCAAATTATTGTATGAAGAAAGCTGATTTTGAGTGGACACTTAAATTAGACGCTGATGAAGTTCTTCATGATGATAGTATTGAAGATGTTAAGTCTATTACTTTGTTAAAGGATTTTAATTTGGCAACCATGCATTATACGCATTTTATGGCAAACTATGAGACTGAATTTGATTTTTGTTATAGACGTGTACCTAGGATTGCTCGGCAGGGCAAAGGTTGGACTTGGGATGGTGATGCTTGTCAATTAATAAATGGAGAGGGGCCTGTATTCGATAGTAATATAGAAATATTTCATTATGGAAAAGTTCATGAGGGTAAGGTTGGGTTTAAGAAGGAATGGGATTTCCAGCATATGTATACTGATCTAGGATTTCCTGATAAAAGAATGCTTGAGATGAAAGAAAAGCTAGGTGAAGAATATTGTGATTATTTATATCTTTTTGAAGAGACTATCAAAGCAGGTAATAAAGTTAGACATTTTACCGGAACACACCCTACCGTTATGAAAGAGCGTATAGCTAATTTTAAAGAGGGTGGATGGGAGCAATTTATGAGTAAGATGAAGGAAGGGTTGAAGGTGTAATATGGATACAATGAAGAATACAAATTATTTAATAAACTGGAATGGTGATACAGCTAAAGACGCTGAAGATAAGATTCATTATTTTAATATGCTTAGAAAGATGTTGTTGGAACTCGAGGAAATTTCCAAGGTACACAAAATTTTAGATAGGTATAATGTTTATTTTATAGATGTAGATGAGATTCCAAGAGTTAATATTGATGAACCTATAAGAGACTTAATATGGAAGAAAATGTAAAAAATAGAGCTATTGATTGTGAGATTCTAAGTTCTACAAAACAATTATCAATTGATGAATATTCTAAAGTATTAAAAGACGATTGGAATATTAGGGCTATAACAGATGCGGCATCATATGTCTGTGCAAATCAACATGCATCTGAGGAGGCTATTCAAGGTTCTGGCAAGCATGATTTTGAGGGTGAATATTTACCTAGAATTAAAAAGTATTTTGGATATTCGGGTGTTCATATAGAAAATGTATTGGAGATAGGTTGTGGATTTGGAAGAATGTCTCAATTTATTGCCTCAACTTGTTATAATCTTTATGCATTAGATATTTCTGGAGAATTATTAAATATAGCAGAAAAAAGATTGGGGGGTTTATGTGGTAACATACTTTTTATTGAGGGTGATGGTTATAATTTAAATAAGATCCCAGACAATAGTATAGATGTGGCTTTTGAATATATCTGTTTTCAACATATACCATTTGCTTCAATTATCAAAAGTTATATTCATGAGGTGGGTAGGGTCCTAAAGAAAGATGGGATTTTTATAATGCATGGTAGGGATATTTCAGGATCCTCTACAGGATCAGACCCTGGGAATACTTGGCATGGTGTAAGAATTAGTCCAGCTTTCGTTGATTTAGCTATATTGGGTACTCAATTATTTGTATATGAAGAAGAAGCTATTGAGACAGATCGCTATTGGTGTATTTTGAAAAAGAGATAAAAAATGAATAGTTTAAGTATATGTACTATTTGTCAGGACGAAGAGCATGTAATTTTATGGTACTTGGAGTGCTGTAAGCATTTATCTCAAGATTTAGGAGATCTGTTGCATGAAGTTGTATTGGTAGATGGGGGATCTAAAGATAATACTATAGAGATTATAAATTCTTATAAGGATAGTGTTCCCATTAAACTATTTGAAAGACCATGGGATTTTACAGTAGCTCAAACAAATTTTGGTCTATCTCATTGTACAGGGGGTTTTACATTCTTACCAGACGCTGACATGACTTTTACAAAAAATTTTGGGGGCATATTTAAAACAGGTATATTTAAAAAAAGTAGTTACTGGGATTTTCCTTTATATTTTACAGCTAAAGATGCTTATCATTATTTTAATTGGTCTAATGGAGGTCCTACTACCAGACTGATAAAAGGTGGTTTAAAAATGAAGACTGATAGAAAGTATCATTGGTCTCCAGAAGGTCGTGAAGGTGGTGTTCCTGTATGTCCGGAAATTGTAATATTTGAAAATAGTTGTAGGATAAAAAATGATGCTGCCTTAATGAATAGAGGGTTAAGAAGACAGATTTGTAATGATGATATGGCTGCAGAAGGTGCTCCACCAGGACCACCGGATAGATTCTTTAAAGCTGCACATGACGTAAGTGGTATTGTAGAATTTCCTGACCATATACGAAGAAATATTTTGGAAACTACTAATGTATGAAAAAATATCAATTTTATTGGTATCACTTCGTAGTGGTTACTTGGATTCTGATCGGGTATATCCTCCACTTGCCCTATTATATTTGAAATCTTATATAGAACAATTTGGATATGAAGTTGGGTTAGAGGATGATTTTGATTTTGATAATATGGCTAAGTATGAAAAATATGATTATGTAGGTGTATCTGTAATGACCCCACAACGAAATGATTCTGATAGATTTTTAAATAATTGGAAAACTTTATTTCCTAAGAAGCCTACTATTATAGGGGGTCCACATGCAAAACATTATTTTTCTGATGTACATAGTGCAGATTGGGATTATGTTGTAACAGATGATGGACAGAGATCCCTTATAAAAATATTAAAGGGTGCCGGGTCTCGGATAGAAAAGGATATAATGTCTAAGAAGGATTGGGCATCGATGTCTAGACCAGATAGAGTTTCAGATATTTCAAGAGAATTACTATCTCATTATAATTATAATTTGATGGGTAGAAAATCTGCTACAATGCTTACTTCTACTGGGTGCCCACAAAAATGTAGGTTTTGTGAGTCTGCGGGATCTTTTGCTAGATGGTCAAGTCATGAAAATATTTGTAAGGAGTTAGATGATATAAAATCCTTAGGATATGGTGGAGTATATTTATTTGATGATCTATTTGCAATTTCTATTAAAAAAGCTCGGCCCATATGTAATGAATTAAAGAAGAGAGATCTGATATATAGATGTAATGGTCAAGCAAATTATTTTTCAGAAGAATTTGCTAAAATGCTTGCAGATACTGGGTGTGTAGAAATAGCTTTCGGAGCTGAATCAGGGTCTCAAAAGATCTTAGATAATGTAGATAAAAGAACTACAGTAAAACAGAACTATGAATTTGTTCAATTATGTAAGAAATATGGTATTACTTGCAAGGCATTTTTAATGATCGGACTTCCTGGAGAGACTTATGAGACTATAGGGGAGACAGAAAGGTTCATTGAAACTTCTGGCATAGATGATGCTCAGATAGCTGTGTATTACCCTTATCGAGGTACTATGATTAGGGATGATATCGACAGAGGTAAAGATATAGATTTGTACTTTGAGCATGAAGGTCTAGGTGCTTATGGTAAAAGGGGTGGAAATAGTGAATCGGTAATACATACAAATAATCTTAGTTCCAAAGAAATTTTAAAAGAACGAGATAGATTAATAAATAAGTATAAACCAGTAAGTCACAGCGAGAAGTGGACTAAAAAATGATTAATATATCTATATTACATCCTACTAGGGAGAGACCCAAAATAGCATATGATAATTTCTGTAAATGGATAGTATCAGCTTTGGATCCTGATAGTATTGAGTATCTTATAGGTGTTGATAATGATGATCCTTTACAAGATACCTATAAAGATATATTTAAAATACCTTGTAAGGGTGTACAAGCAATTGTATATATCGGAGAGTCTAGGAATCCAGTTGCAGCAGTGAATAATTTGTCTAAGTATATATCAAAGACAACACAGATTTTGGTAGAAGTAGTGGATGATGTAGAACCCTGTACAAACTGGGATAAGAGTCTTTTTGAAAAGTTAAAAGATGTGGATAATTTTAATCAACCCAAATCTATTGGAACTCATGATGGACTTCGTGATTATGGTATTGTGTTTACTCAACCGATAATGAATAGAGCATTTTTTGAGAAATTTGGATATTTTATTTATCCAAAATATACATCTATGTGTGCTGACAATGATTTCACAGAGCTTTCCAGAAGGTCAGGTTGTCTTATAAATGCTCCCGAGATTCTTTTCAAACATCGACATTATAGTATAGGATTATCTACTTTTGATAAAACCTATGCGAGGAATAACAATCCTGCAGAGCTTGATAAAAACAGAAAAGTATACGCAGAGCGTGAAAAAAATAATTTTGGATTATAATATGAATATTCTTATAACAGGTATTACAGGTATGGTTGGTAGTCATATGTGTGACTATCTTTTAAAAAATGTACCTGATGTTAATATATATGCTACGAGACGTTGGAGAAGTGATGATAGAAATATATCTCATCTTTATGGAAATGATAGAGTTAAATTCTTTGAATCTGATCTTCTTGATAGAGGTAGTTTAAATAATATTATAAAACAAGCCAAACCTGAATTTGTATTTCATTTTGCTGCTCAAAGTTATCCTATGGCTAGTTTTTCTACTCCTGTGGCAACTCTTACTACTAATGTGATAGGTACTACAAATTTATTAGATGAATTAAGAGTTGCTAGGGACAATTTTGGGATAGACCCAATTGTAGTTAATTGTAGTTCGAGTGAAGTGTACGGAAATCCTAGTCCTGAGGAGATACCCATAAAAGAGACTAATCCTATAAGAGCTGCCAATCCTTATTCTATAAGCAAAGTAGGTCAGGATTTGATGGGGCAATTTTATTATAATGCATATGGACTTAAAGTAATGACTACAAGGTTATTTAGTCATGAGGGAAGTCGCAGAGGTAGAAATTTTGCATTATCTTCATTTGCATATCAATTAGTTCAGCAAGAAAGATTATATATTCGGCGTAGAGATGATATTAATCATGGTCAGGAGGACATTTATATTATAAGAGTAGGTAATCTAAATTCTGTAAGAACATATGCACATGTAGATGATGCTGTGGAGGCTTATTGGATTGTGGCTAATCATGGTATATTAGGTGATGTATATAATATTGGTGGAAGTCATACCTGTACTGTTGGGGAGGCTCTTGAGAATATGTTACAAAAGAGTGAAATACCTAGAGGACTTATTTTTGAAGAGATAGATCCTGCTCGTATACGTCCTACAGATATTACTCTGCAGATACCTGACTGTACAAAATTCAAAGAGCTAACAGGTTGGGAGCCTAAGAAGACTCTAGATGATATAAATCTTGACCTGCTTAATTATTGGAGGAGCATGATATGAATTTCTACAAAGGTAAGAATGTACTAGTTACAGGAGGTACTGGATTAATAGGAGTTCCTTTAGTAACTAAACTTTTAGATGCGGGAGCATATGTGACAATAGCATCTGCGGATTCAGTATCTAGATTTAGTCATATAAAATGCAAAGTAAGGCAATTTTTAGACGCAGAATATATTAAGTGTGATCTGACTAATTATGATGAATGTTATAATGCTATTAGAGACTCAGGAGCAAATTTTGTGTTTCAGTTGGCAGGATCTAAGGGGTCTAACGCTATTGGAGTATCCAGGGGAGCTACATTCTTTGATTCTCACATGCGTATAAATATGAATATGTTAAAATGTTCAAAGAAATTAAATGTCGAGAAATATCTTCTTACAAGTACTGTTGGAGTATATGCTCCAGGATCTACATTTATAGAGAGTACAATGTGGGAGGGACTTCCAAATTCAGGGGATAAATATTCTGCATGGGCAAAGCGAATGGCAGAATTACAAACTGAGGCTTATAGGGATGAATATGGGTGGAAGGGTATAGTTATAGTTAGACCTGGTAATTGCTATGGACCTTGGGATGATTTTGATATAAATACCACAATGGTAGTAGGATCTCTAATAAATAAGATTAGTGAGAACAAATCCGTAGATATACACAATCCTTATATGATACGTGATTTTACATTTTCTGAGGATGTAGCAGATGGTATGTTGTTAGCTTTAGAAAATTCAGGTGATTGTGAAGCTTTTAATATAAGTAGTGGAACTGGGTATAAGATATTATTTTTAGCTGAAGTTATAGCGGAAAGTTTTGGTGAATCATATTTAGATAATTTGAAACCTATATTTCCTAGTAAATTTGGGGCGAGAGTGTTGAATATTGATAAAGCACGGAATATATTAGGTTTTAGTCCTTCTACAGGTCTTACAGACGGGATTAGTAAAACTGTAGCTTGGTTTAAAGATAATCAGAATGTAATTCATAATAGATATAATGTATTTACATATGAAGAAATTATGGACTCTAAAAAAGTAAAATATTGAGGTATTACATATGAGTTATTACACCAACAAAACTATTATTATCACAGGGTCTACAGGGATACTAGGCCAAAACCTTGTTAAAAGACTATCTTACGAGGGGGCAAATATATATGCCTTAATATTCAAACGAAGAATTTTAAAATATAATGGAGATGGCATAACTATAGGTAAGATTGATCTTAGAAATTATGTACAGACGTTAGAGTATTTTAATTGGGTAAAACCAGATATAGTAATAAATGCAGCTGCTGTTATTAAAGGTGCTAAGGGTCAGAAAACAGGTCAGTTACAGTTAGTTAGGGATAATATTACGATAGGAGTTAATGTAATATCTGCAGCAGTAGAATGTGGGGCTAAGAAGTTTGGGTTTGTAGGTAGTTCCACTATGTACCCGGACTGGGATTTTGTTAAGGAGTGTGATGGTTTTACAGGTGAACCTTGGGAAGGCTATTCTGGTGTAGGGAATATGAAGAGGTACCTTGAAAAGGTTTGTATGCAATTTCATAGACAGAGTGATACTAAATTTGCTATTGCTAGAACTACAGCACTATATGGGCCTCATGATGATTTCAATTTAGAGACTTGTCATGTTATTCCAGCGTTAGTTAACAAAATAGCTAATATACAAAATCCCTTAGAAGTTTGGGGAGATGGTTCAGAGCAGAGAAATTTTGTTTATGTTGAAGACTTTGTAGATGGATTCCTTAAAATGGTAGAACTTAAGGCAGATGCAGATCCGGTAAATATAACTAGTGGTGAAGTATCTACTGTAAAAGATGTTATAAAATATGCTTGTGATCATGTGGGGTATAGTCCAATTATAAATTATGATTCTACAAAGCCTACGATGATCCCTAGAAGAATTGTTAGTGTGCAGAAAGCAAAAGATATTTTAGAATGGGAGGCTAAAGTAAATATTAAAGAGGGTATTGAGAAAACAATAGATTGGTATAGAAATAATTATATAAAGGCATAGTGTTTAATGAATCTGGATCTTTTATTAATAAATGTTGTATTAGATATTGAAGGTAGAAAAAAATACTTTGAATCTCTTAAAGTATCTAAGGATACACCTCGTCAAATATCTCCTCACATAGGTATGGCATATTTATTGGCTGCTACCAAACAAAGGGGCATTAAATCCAAATTTATTGATATGTTTATAGATAATTTTAATGTGTCTGATATTATAGAATTTATAAATAGGAATCGTCCTTTAGCGATTGGGTTTACCGGATATACAACACAGATTAAAGAGACAGCTACAGTAGCAGGAAAAATAAAAGAACTTTTCCCTTCAATAAAAACATTTATTGGTGGACCACATGCTACCTCAATGCCATTAGAGACTTTAAATGAGTTTTCTTGCTTTGATTATACTTTTTGTGGAGAGGCTGAGGAATCCATAATTAGTTTTTTTGAAAATGATTTAAATGTTGGTGATATACTTACTATAGGTAGTAAGACTAAAAATAGTTGTATATCTAAAAGAATCACAAATCTGGACTTGCTTCCATTTCCTGCATGGGATATGTTTAAGTTATCTTCCTATTCAGGTGCTGATCCACATAGAACCAAACTTGAGTTGCCTATTTCTACCAGTAGAGGATGTCCTGGAACATGCGTGTTTTGTGTAAGGCCATTTGGTCGTAAAAGAATAGTTAGATCAGTAAATTCTGTTATAGAAGAGGTAGATAGAAATATAAAAGATTTTGGATGTGAGGCTTTGGTATTTTTTGATGAGACTTTGATAGAGAATAATAAAATAGATGTAAGCATAGATTTATTTAATGAATTTATAAAGAAGGGTATTAATAAAAAGTTGAAGTGGTCTTGTGAGATGAGAATAGATTTATGTGATCTCAGTCTATTTAAATTAATGAGAGAGGCCGGATGTTATTATATTTTTTTTGGTGCGGAAAGTGCCGATGAGGGTGTTCTTAGAAGGACAGGTAAGCCCTATACATCAGAGCAGATAAAAAAAACCATTTTAGCTGCAAAAGAGACGGGTATTACATGTGCCGCAAGCTTTATATTAGGTCTTCCTGGAGAGACAAGAGAAACTGCAATGAAATCTATAGAGATGGGAAAATTTTTAGATATTTATTCTTGTACATTCCCTATAGCGGTACCTTTTCCAGGAACGGCTTTAAGACGTTCTGCAGAAGTAGGAAGATATGGTCTTAGGATTTTAACTAATGATTGGGACTTATATGGTAAACAATATCCGGGAATTATGGAAAGTGAATCATTAAATATAGGTGAGCTGAGATTATTACAGTCTTTAGCTTATAGTATGATACCCAAAAAGGATATTGTATAAATAAATATAAAATAGGAGTAAACTATGCCAAAGGTATCATTATTAAAGTTGCAGCAAATGAAAAAAGAAAAAATTCCAATAGCTTGGGTTACTGCGTATGATTATCCTTTAGCATATTGTGCTGAAAAAGCTGGTGTGGATATGATTTTAGTTGGAGATTCTGGAGGTATGGTTCAATATGGTTATTCTACCACCAATCCTGTTACTATGGATGAAATGATTATGATGGCTAAAGCTGTTCGTAGAGGAGCTCCCAATACATTTATTATAGGGGATATGCCACAAGGATCCTATGAAGTGTCTGACGAAGAGGCTATTAGAAGTGCGTTGCGTTTTATAAAAGAAGCTGGATGTGATGCCATAAAGCTAGAGGGTGGTGAAAGAGTTTGTTCCAGAGTAGAGGCTATAGTTAATGCTGGAATATTGGTAATGGGACATTTGGGACTTACTCCTCAAAGTACTCAATCCTTTGGGGGTTATAGGGTTCAGTGTAAAACTGTGGAAAATTTATTAGAGACTATGAAGGATGCTCAAAAATTAAGGGATGCTGGGGTATTTTCCATTCTATTAGAGGCGATTCCTACAGAGCCTGGTGGAGTTATAACTAGTGTAAGTGATGTCCCTGTATATGGTGTTGGAGCTGGAAGTAAGGTAGATGGTCAATTATTGATAATGCATGATCTATTAGGATTATATCCTACATTTAGACCTTATTTCTCTAAATGTTATGTTACTTTTGTTGCTGAAAAGTATGTTAGTCATATTACAGAAACACCTAAAGGTATCAATGCTTTGGGTAGGGATACTAGAGATGATGGATTGCTTTATATTATAACAGAGGCTTTAAAGATTTATGTATATGAAGTTAAGACTCATAAATTTCCTACTGAAGAGTTTTGCTATCCGATAAAAGAAGAAGAGATAAATGAATTGAAAGCGAGTGATTTATGGCCAAAATAAAGGTTGCAGACTACATTATTAACTATATAGCAGAAAAAGGTATTAAAGATATATTTGGTGTTTATGGTAGTGCGGTAGGTGATTTATTTGATGCTTTCACCCGTACAGATAAGACCAGATATGTATGTACAATGCATGAGCAGGCTGCGGGATTCTCAGCCGAAACATATGCAAAAGTTTCTGGTAAGTTTGGAGTAGCTATTGCTACTAGTGGACCTGGAGGGATGAATTTTACTACTCCCGTAGGAAATTGTTTTTATGATTCTGTACCATGCTTATTTATTACGGGGCAGATAAGCTCTAGGTTTTTGAGGCCTGATCCTATTATTCGACAGGTAGGTTTTCAGGAATCAGATATGGTGGGTATAATGAAACCCATAACAAAATATTCAGTTATGATAACAAAGGCCGAAGATGTTAAGTTTGAGTTAGAAAAAGCCTTATTTATTATGCAAGAGGGTCGGCCAGGTCCGGTTCATCTTGACATACCCTTAGATATACAGAAGAAATTGATTGAAACTGATGATTTAGTGGGATATGATTCTTCACCAGATGAAAGTGTATTTGATATAGATCAAATTTTTGGATTTATAAAGTCATTTATAAGTGATTTAAGCATGTCTAAAAGACCCGCTCTTCTTATAGGAGGGGGTGTGCATGATCCCAAGGCCATTAAATTTTTATTACAGTTATCTAATATATTAAAAATACCTATTTTTCCTACATGGAATGCTTTGGACATAGTAACATCTGATTTTCCTTATTATGGTGGGAGAGTTGGAACATATGGTGGGTCAGGACGTAATTTAGGTATTCAGAATTGTGATTTATTGTTGGCTATAGGGTCTAGGATATCTGGAAGAATAACTGGGGGAGCTCCTGAGTTATTTGCTCGTAGTGCAAAGAAATATATTGTAGATATTGATATTGCAAATCTTCAGAAAAAATTACAACAGGTTGTATTTGATTATAATCTTCGTTGTGATTCTACCATATTTTTAAATATGCTTTTAGATTATATAGAAAAATCTAAATTTGTTGAGATGCCTGACTTTTCTCAGTGGACTGAAAAGGTTATGGGTTGGAAGATCAAGTATGATGTAATTAAACAATCTTATTATGATACTAAAGATATAGTACATCCTTATGTATTTTCTAGAGTATTATCAGGTATGGTGGATAAGGATAGTATTATTATTTCTGACTGTGGTGGAAATATTGTAATTATGTCTCAGGCCTTTGAAACTATGTTAGGCCAGAAGTTTTTAACCAATAATGGAAATTCTCCTATGGGATTTTCTTTTGCCGCATCTATTGGGGCATGGTGTGCATCTAATAAGAAGCAAAATGTTATATGTGTTATAGGTGACGGGGGTATGAATATGAATATTCAAGAACTCCAAACTATAAAGAACTATGGAGTAGATGTAAAGGTATTCATCATTAACAACCACATATATGGAATTACCAAGGCCTTTCAAGAGACTAATTTTGGTGGCAGGGCGGAGGCTTGTGGTCCTGTAGGATATAAACCTCCAGATTTTGTTAAAGTAGCTGAAGCTTATGGTATTAAGACTTGTACAATAAATAATAATTCTGAATTAGTATCTAAAATATTAGATGTTTTGAACTCAAGTGAGACAGTAATATGTGATGTAAATTGTCATGAGTATCATTCTTATATACCAAGATTAGTGGGTTGGAGTACGGCATTGGAAGATATGTATCCCTATCTTGACCGAGAGGAGCTTAAAAAAGAGATGATTATAGATGTTGCATCTGGATTTGAGAATCCGATATTACCTGATATAATTGTAGGGATAAATCCATGAGCAAGTATAAGTATTATTTAGCACAAGATACTATACCAAAATATCATATAGATAAGGCTATTAAATGGCTGAGTAAATATCCCAGACTTACTCAAGGTGTTAAAGTGAAAGAGTTTGAAACTAAATGGTCTAAACATTTAGGAGCTTCCTACTCTACTTTTGTGAATTCAGGATCTTCAGCTAATTTATTAGCTTATGCTGCTATTAAAGAATTGTTGATACATAGGAATAAGCCCCTAACGGTGGCTATCTGCGGTGCTGGGTGGTCTACAACAGTGTCTCCAGCAATACAATTGGGATTTGACATTAAATTTGTAGATGTAGACTTAAATACATTTAGTATGGACATACAGGATCTTGAAAGAATTCTTATATTACATAAAATTTCCTTAGTGGTGTATGTTCCAACTCTTGGGTATCCAGGGAATATGGGTAAGCTTATAAAACTTAGAAATAAATATAAGTTTTTATTAATGGAGGATGCTTGTCCTGCAGTAGGATCTAAAGCAGAAAATAAATATGTCGGAACTTTAGGAGATATAGGTACATTTTCTTTTTATTATGGCCATCAAATAAGTACTATTGAAGGTGGGATGGTTTCTACAGATAATAAAGATCTTAGTATTTTATTAAAAATGATAAGAAGTCATGGATGGTCTGTGGATGTGGAGGATTCTGTTAGAAATGATATGGAGATTGAGTATTGTATATCTAAATTTATGTCTAGATTTACATTTTATTACCCAGGATTAAATGTTAGATCTACAGAGTTTAATGCTGTTTTAGGACTAGAGCAATTAAAAATATTAGATGAAATTGCAGGATATAGGCATAGAAATTTTATGCGTTACAGACATAATTTTATGAACACAACATTAGATATGCAAAAGGGTAATGAGTTTAGTAAAATATCTTGCATTACGTATCCTATTATATGTAAAGATATCAATCAGAAGCATAGAGTTATAACTGCTTTAAATAGGGAAAATATAGAGACTAGACCCATATCTGGTGGTAATTTAGGTCAGCAGCCATTTATAAAAAATAAATTTATTACTAAGAATCTTACAAAATTACATACTTTAGGATTAGTTTTACCATGTCATCCAGGGCTATCTATAAAAGATATAGATTTCATATCCACAGTCGTTAAATCAGTGTTATAAATAAAATTATTTTGAGGTAATAATGCATAATTTAGTTTTTGAGCAATATACTAAAACATTAGCACATCCTAAGTATATCCCTCTAAAAGCAGCCGAGGAGAGGGAGTTAATGTTTCAGGTAGCCTCTGGATCTGCAGAAGCTTTTGAGAGAGTGGTCAATTCTCATCTGAGATTTGTAATATATTTTTTAAGGAACTTTACAATTCCAAATAATGTAGATGTTATGGATGTTATACAAGAGGCAAATGTAGGTCTTATACAGGGCATAAGAAGATACGATGTAAGTAAGTATAAGGTTAGAGTATTTAGTTATTGCTTTTATCATATAAGATTTGCGATAGGGCAATATTTGAAAGAGATTGCGGAGATTAGAGAGAATGTTATAAATTCTGCCTTTGAGGGAGATTTTCAGGATATAGAGGACCTTAATAATGACACTTCTTTTATAAGGAATACTTCAGAGGATATTGTAAAATTATACTTAAGTGATATTTCAGAAAAAGAACGTATTATAATATCACTTCTATTTGGATTAGATCCACCTTATGAGGCTAGGACGTTAAGAGACGTAGCAACAATCATGCATACTACATCAGAATGTGTTAGACTTCAGAAAGAGAAGATTTTGGATAAGATAAAAATTCATAAAGATGATTTTTAATTATTAAGAATAACTTGACCTTTATGAAAATTTGTATTATACTTTGTAATGAAAAGTGTAACTAACATGTCTTTTTAAATATGCATATTAAAGAATAAATTAATTTGGAGGTAATATGGGACAGACAGGTAATCTTGGTGATTTAATGATCGATATAGAAACAATGGGAAACAAGAGTCAATCTGTTATATGTTCTATTGCAGCGATAGAATTTGATATTGCAACGGGTCAGACAGGTCGTAGTTTCTATGAGAAGGCTTCTATTCAATCTTGCTTGGACATAGGATTAAAGGTTGGTGGTGATACTATTGAGTGGTGGTTATCTCAAGGTGACAAAGCTAGGCAAGAGATTTCTGTAGGAGGAAAAAATATATCAGAAGTGCTTCATAAATTTAGACTATTTTTAGAAGACTTGGGGACAGAAAATTTACAGATATGGGGTAATAGTCCTCGCTTTGATCTTGGTATTTTAGAGGATGCTTATACAGCTACTAAACATCAAATACCTTGGAATTTTAGATTAGAGAGAGATTTAAGAACTTTAGTGTCTTTTGCACCCGAGATAAAAAGAAACTGTCAGATTGTTGGAACAGCACATCTACCTATAGACGATTGTTTGTTTCAGATTGAATATTGTTGCGCTATATGGAAAAAATTAACTATTATATAAATAAATCTAATTTCAAGGAGAATAAAATGGATAGATTATCTGTATATGAGCTTATTAATGGTGAGAGAGACTATCAAGATAAAAGATGGACATCTGAGACTACTACAAGTGATGGAGTCCATTCAGTAGAAGAATGGTTTGTTTACATAGAAGATTATGTAAATGAAGCTAAGCATATTCTTTCTCGTAAACCAAAACAAATAGCAGATCAAGAAGGAATGGATATTATGCGTAAGGTTGCTGCAATGGCGGTATGTGCTATGGAGCAGAATGGTGCTCCGGCTAGGGTAGATATAAAGATGCCATCTTTAAAGATTGTATAGAGGCAGATATGAATTGGAAGAATGGGAACATTTGGATTTATTATAAGCTAGGTTCTACCATTGTAATACCTACTAATGAAGGTTGGAAGCATGATGGTAGTAATGTGATGGGTGCAGGACTGGCCAAGGATGCGGCTCAGATATTTTCAGAATTACCCAAGATTTATGGCAGGGATTGTCAGTTATTAACTACTAGAGTTTACTATAAGGATTACAGACTTATTTTAATACCTTCGAAGCCTCTCAATGTAAAAAGTCCTCACCTTAGCTGGCAAGGTGTGGCTAATATTGCTACAGTAGCAAAATCTCTCAGGTGGTTACAGGACACAAAAGATAATTATCCGGAGAAGGTATATATTCCTTTAATAGGGACCGGGAATGGTGGATTGGATCCGGATCTTATAAAAGAGTTGATGGATAAAGTTTTAACATCTGAGAAATTTATTGGCGTTACATTTTAAATTTAATAAAACAAATAATATGCGAATGACAAGGAGATACATATGCAGTATTATAATGAGGATGAAGCCTTACGTCAGTCAGTTGAATATTTTGGAGGAGATGAATTAGCCGCGTCTGTATTTCTGGATAAATATGCTTTACGTGATAATGAAGGGAATCTATTAGAATCTACACCAGAACAGATGTTTAGAAGACTAGCAAAAGAGTTTGTAAGAATTGAAAAAACAAAGTTTAAAATACCATTGACAGAAGATGAGATTTTTGGATATTTAGATCATTTCAAGTACATAGTTCCACAAGGCAGTGTTTTATTTGGGGTTGGCAATCCATATCAATATGTTTCCTTATCAAATTGTTTTTTAGTAGAGTCGCCGAAAGATAGTTATTCTGGTATCATATATACAGATGAACAGCTTGTAAGCATAGCGAAGCGTAGGGGTGGTAATGGTGTAAATATATCAAATTTGAGGCCCGAGGGTGCTGTTACAAAAAATGCTGCAAAGACATCTACGGGTATTGTTCCATTTATGGGGAGGTTCTCGAATACAATTAGAGAAGTTGGTCAGGGTGGACGTAGGGGTGCTCTTATGATATCTTTATTTGACAAGCATCCTCAAATAATGGACTTTATAAATGCAAAACAGGATCTCACAAAGGTTACTGGGGCTAATATTTCTGTACAAATATCTGATGAATTAATGAATGCAATTAAGAAAGACAAAGATTATATACTTAAATGGCCTGTAGACAGTAATGAACCTATAATAAGAAAGAAAATTAATGCCAGGGAGTTATGGGATGCTTTGATAACTCAAGCAAGGAATAATGCAGAGCCTGGAGTGTTATTTTGGGATACCATTATTAAAGAAAGTCCAGCAGACTGCTATGCGAGTCTTGGTTTTCGTACACAGGGTACAAATCCGTGCTCAGAAATTCCACTTTCAGAATTGGATTCCTGTCGTCTTATTCTCATAAATCTTTATAGTTATATAATAGATCCATTCACAGATAAAGCAAAATTTGATTATGAGAAGTTTAGTCATGACGCTATAATAATGCAACGTCTTGCGGATGATATTATAGACTTAGAGATAGAATGTATAGAGCGTATTATACAAAAGATTCATAAAGATCCTGAAAGTATTGATATAAAAATTCGTGAATTGAATTTGTGGGAAAAAGTATTATCAGTTTGTAGAATAGGAAGGCGTACAGGATGTGGTATAACTGCTTTGGGAGATGTTTTTGCTGCTAAAGGTATTGCATATGGATCCGAAGAAAGCATAAGAATAACTAAAAAAATATACAAAATTCTCAAACTTAGTTGTTATAGATCCTCTGTAGATATGTCTAAAGAGATTAGTTCTTTTCCAATCTATGATATGACTAGAGAATTAGAAAACCCATTCATACAACGTATTGCTAAAGAGGATCCCGAATTATATGATGATATGGTTAGGTTTGGTCGTAGGAATATAGCATTATTAACTACAGCTCCAGCGGGATCAATGAGTATTCTTACACAGACAACATCTGGTATTGAACCTTTATTTCAGATATCATATAAACGTAGAAAAAAAATAGTAGGTAATGAAAAAGATGTAAAAGTGGATTTTGTAGATGCTAGTGGTGATAAGTGGCGGGAATTTGAAGTGATGCATTCTAAAATATTGGAATGGCGGGTAGTAACTGGAGAAAAAGATATTAAAAAGTCACCTTGGTATAAGTGTTGTGCAGAGGATCTTGCTTGGGAGGATAGGTTGCTATTGCAATCAGGGGCCCAACAACATGTTGACCATGCTATCTCGTCAACATTAAATTTGCCGGAAAATGTTACAATTGATACTGTAAAAAATATTTATATGAGAGCATGGGAGTTAGGATTAAAAGGGGTTACTGTATATCGTAAAAATTCTCGTAGCGGAGTTCTTATTGAATCTGATAATAAAAGTAAACTAGAAAAAACAGCAGATGGGAAAGTAACGAAGCGTCCTAAAGAACTGTTGGCAGATATTCATCATATAAAAGTAAGAGATAATACTTATTTTGTAGCAGTAGGTATGCTTGAAGGGTCCTTATATGAGGTATTTTCAGGAAAAAATAAGTTTGATGTAAAAGAAACCAATAAAGGAAAAATTGTTAAAGTTAAGCGGGGTCATTACAAACTTTTGAATGAGCAGGATGAGATTATATTAGAAAATATTGTAGACTATTCGAAAGATGAAGAAGAAGCCTTAACTAGAATGGTTTCTACCTGTTTACGTCATGGAGTTGATTTAGATTTTGTTGTTCAGCAGTGTGAAAAAATAAATGGGGATATGCAATCATTTTCTAAATCATTAGCTAGAGCTTTAAAGAAATATATTCCAGATGGAACTGTGGTCAAAGGCACAAATTGTAAGGATTGTGGTGGAGAGTTAAGGCGTAATGGTGGGTGTTATACTTGTCATTCTTGCGGGAATTCAACTTGCATGTAGGAGTCTAAAAAAATATTTGATGCATCTTGCAGGAACAGTATTTCACCTCAAGTTGGGAATCAATTATTAGCTGATTTATATTTATCTCAAATAGAGTTATTACAAAAAGTGTGTGAGTTACTTGACACAGTATAATGGGTGGTTATTATAATAGATGTGGTATTAACTTGGGTGCAATGTGGAGTAACTATGGATATCGTGAAAGTTGATAATGTTAAGTTACCAATGGTGTATTCTAAAAGAGGTAAGGGACACACGGATGTGATAGTTTCTATTATGTTAGAGGCTATTGATAGGAGACCCAATGTTTCGGGTAGCGTAATCGATGCTTTAGATATAAGTGATAAGCTTTACCAGTATGGGGGATCTATTTGTTCCACAGAATGTGCCAATGATATTTTAAATAGGATGAAGCATATTTGTACAGTAAGAAAATATCAGTTTCAATTTTATCTTATGATGGAGAGGGTTACTACAAGACATACAAAGAGTTTCTTTCCCATGTCTTGTATATATATATATGATTTGGAATTAGGAAAATATCCTTTTATTGGAGTTGAGATACCTATAAGGATTTCAGAGCTTCCAGGAACTCAATCTAAATTAAGACTTATATTAAATATAGCTACATTAAATTCTTTTGAAAATATGTTGGATATAGTGCAAAAATTAACTAAGTTTGATATGTTTCCTCAAGCAGCATTTTGGAATGATGGAGATATAGATAAAGTAAGTTTGCAGGATATATTTAATAATATTAAGGGTTATTTTAATAAAAGAAGCTTCAAAATTAAAGTAAATGGTATAATTGAATTAACGGGGCAAGATGCATTAAATAATAGAGCAGTATCAATACGAACAACTTTTTAGGAGGTTTTATGTTAGAAATTATTGATTTACAGAAAGAATTATCCTTTAGATTGGATAATGCAGTAGTATCAATGGATAAAAATCCATTAAGTGAATCTTTTCTTAGAGAGGTTCTAGGTGCTATAGAATCTCTAGGATTTGTTATTATACCCACGCCGCAATCTCCATCTGCAACAGCATTAGACGGATTGGCTGAATCTATTGCTCGTAATAGCGTTGTTACAGCTGTAGCCGACACAGCAGATGTTGTTCCTGGTGATATTAATACCCAACAAATTTTATTTGAATTACGTAATGCAGGATGGGTTCTTATTCCACCAGCAATCTAGGAGAATATATGGGCTGGAAAAAATTTAACACTAAGGATCTTGAAGTTAATGATATAGTACAACTTAAAGATGGTTCTAGAGCTTTAGTTGTTAGTAATAGTTTTAAGGGAGATACTATTGATGGTTTAGAATCATTAGCTCCTGATAATTGGTCATGTAATTTTAGTATAGATAAAATACTTAATAAGAAATCAGGATTGCAGAGATCGGGTTGGGTTTATGATACTTATGGTAATCCTATACATAAAATAACTCATATATTTAAAATACCAAAATTAAAGGTGTAAGCAGTTTGACATTTACGATTAATTTATTTATATTAAATATAATGGTATTGGGGTTCAGAGTGATGTAGCTAAGTCGTAGATCGTTATAGGGTCTGCTTTAAGTCCCTGTGCTCCAGGCTGAGAGGATCTCAATACATTTTAATTTAATTTTAAGGGTAAATTAATTACATGGTAAAAATAGATGTTGATATATTTCATGAAGAGATTTCTGAAGACATAGATCAACAGTTTAATATTATAGTAGATATACAATTCTATTCTGTGTGGTGCAGGTTTCTTACAGAACTTCCTACAGAATTAGAAGCAATAATATATAATGAACTTTCTTTTTACGCTGAAAATTACTTTTTCTCACCAAAATTTCAAAATCATCAATGGGATGGTCAGTACCATCTCTATCATGCCAAAACAAAAACATTTCGTGTAGGTCTTTTAAATAGAGTTATTAATATATTGCAGAAACATGGCTGTGAGGTTAATGTTATTGATAAACCTCGTTCCGAGCAGTTTGTACAAAAATCTAATACTTATGAATTGAGACCATATCAATTATTGGCAGCTCAAAGTTGTGTAGAAAAACGTTTTGGAATTTTAAAAGCACCTATGAGGTCAGGTAAAACTTTGATGTTTATTGCGATAGTGGACTCGGAACGTAAATTTCCTGTGGTATTTTTCTGTAGAAGTTTAGATCTTGCTTATCAGACTTTGGATAGAGTTCATCAGTTTCTTCCTGATATAACTGTAGGCATTGTAGGGGATGGTAAAGTAGATATACAGGATATAACTATAGTTACTGTTCAAAGTGCTTTTTCGGCTTATAGTAAGGAAATAAAAGAAAAAGATCTAGATAAAGAGCTTTCAATAGAAAAGAAACAAAAAATATTAATTCAAATATTACTTAAAAAAGCTAAATTAGTGTTTTATGACGAAGCTCATCATAGTTTATCAAATACGAGTAAATTTGTACTGAGTAAATGTACTAATGCGGAATTAAAGATAGGTCTAACAGCTACTCCTTTTGCAGATAAAGATGAAGATATGTTGGTAGAAGAAGCTATTGGTGATATAATTCATACTGTAACATATTCAGAGCTTATTAGAGAGGGTTTTTTATTACGTCCTACAATATATTTTTATAAATTACCAAAATTTGATATTGATGCAGCATATCCTACAGTTTATAAACAAGCAGTAGTTGAAAATAAATTTTTTATAGGTTTAATTAATTTACTGGTTATGTCTTTGAATAATAATAATAAGTCTGTGATTATACAAACTGATACAATTTATCATGCCAATGTTTTGCACAAGGCCATAAAAAATTCTGTAGTTTTGACTGGAAAAGATAAGACTGATAGAAGAGTTGATGTTATTCAAAAAATACGTGAAAAAAAGATTATGTGCTGTATATCAACATTGTTTGAGGAGGGTATAGATTTGTTAAGTTTAGATTTTACTATAAATGCTGCCGGAGGATTGAGTAGTATTTCTACATTACAGCGTATGAGATCTATCACGGCTGCAGAAGGAAAAATATCTTGTGGAATTATTGACTTTTATCATGATGTTAGGTATATTTCAAAGCATTCTAAAAGGAGATTGGAGATTTATAAGTCGGAGCCTGAGTTTAAGTTAATAGAACGTGACGTAAGCAAATGCACATTAGAAGAATTAGCAAAGGAACTAGGATGATGATAAGCCGATACAATATGCAAACTACTAACAGGAGGGGAGCGAATCAATGAAAAAATCAAAAGATATGGACAAACGTACCAAAGCTAATTCTGTCAAAGTTGAAGCCGTATTAGGCGGTGGCACATTTTATAAAAAGGAGAACAGCGATGAAATTTAAGGACGCAAGATTTATGAAAAAAGGTACAGTGCTATGGTATGGTACTTGCCCTGTTAAATTTGTGCGACTGGAAAAATTTGCAGGCACTTGGTTTGCAGTGGTTAATGACGAAAAAGAAAACCCGAAACACGAGGATAGGTTATTGATTGCGAGCTTGTACAGAGAAGTGCCACCAGCCTAACGGCAACATAAACTGCACATGGAAAAGACTTGAAGCATGAATGAATACCGATATGATAATGAATTACAACTGAAACGGAAGAACGTAAAACGCTCATCACGTCAGCTTGAGTTGCTGGTTGGAGGAAAAGATGGGAAAATTAAAGCCTATAAAAGTAAAACAATGGACAAAACGAGAACTTTCAATGTTTGAAAATGGTAAACGAACTGGAAGGAAAGAAATAATTGATAAACTTATAGTCCTTCTGGAACTGGATGAACGATATGAACGCATAAAAGAAGATTATTGATCGCGTCCACCCAACGATTAAGCGAAGCTGCTGGCGTAAACAGAAAGGAAATAAAGTGCGACAAGACATGAATGACCAAAGAAGTTTAACCGAACAATTACGAAGCACAATGGATTTAGCAAACCGAAATGGATATTACGACGCTGCCGACCTAATAGAAAAAATACTTAACAAAAACGAGCTGACGCCAGTCAGCTTGAGCAACGTGTTAGGCAGTGCGCGATTAACGAAGTGTCCTGACTGTGGAGTGGAATACGAATTAGGACAACCGCACATAGCGTTTTGTCCGGCACATACTTGTGATGTCTGTGGATCGAGTTATGGATATGTAGTAAATCAACAAGACAGAAGTGATACAGGCAAAACGCGGGTGTGTGACGAATGCGTTATAGCGGGACTGTGAGCACATATGTCTAACGGATGGTTAAGCTGCCGTGCTGAAAGGTTAGAATAAAAAACGCAAGTTGATTCGGTCAACTTGAAACTTTGGTTATATTTTTTGCGAACAGAGAACATTATGGAACTAAACGAACACAGAATAATTTCTTTCTTATATGGAATGATATTTATGGGTGTATCCGTAGCCATAGAAACGCTGATATGGTCTTTCGGCAACATAAGTGTAGAAATGAAAATAGATCATTGGTCGAGTTGTGGAGCAATGTTGATAATTAGTGGATTGCTATGGCTTTTGGCAAGAATTAATGAACCAATTAAAGGAGAAATACCATGTTAGTAAATGCATATTTACATAGAAATGGGCTTTACCATTATGTAACACCTAATTCAGAAGATGATAGAGCGCATGTAGAAGGAGGCCCTTCCTTATGGCAATTCGTCGGTCAAAAAGAAGAGACGTTTACTATGCCTAAAAAGAAAGTAATGAAATATCGCTGGGTATATAATAGTCTATTCGGGAATATGGCAATAAGTGATTACTATTATTCATCCAAAGAAGAAATTAGCAAAATATTCGGCACAATAATACCTATCCAGCGTATTGATTCTACCGGCACATTAATGGATGAAGATAAAAATAGTTTATAGGAAATTATGACAATGGACAAAACGAGAACTTTTTCGTTAAGCAGGAAAATGTTTACAAATAAATCAATTAACATTTTAGTGAGCATGTAATTGCGAAAGGAATTTAAGATGAATAAGATAGAAAAGAGAAAAAAAACTATCAAAACCGCACGGAGAGAGATTGCCTTAGCTAACAGTTGTATAAAATTCTGGACAGTTGAGAAAAGAAAGTGTGTAAAAAAATTGAAGCAATTGCACGCTTTACCGCGACCGCGTAACGGATGGTTGCTAAACTGCCGAAGGAGAAACGTTCAAAATGAGTAAGAAAAAGTTAAACGCCCTAAAGAGCCAACTGAGAATATTACAAGACTGGAAAATAACATACCAATGTGCAAGTAAGTATGGAGCGCAATGTTCTATTCATCCGAGGAATAAACGATCAATAATTTATGGATGGGGAACAAAGACAAAAGAACCGAAGGACTTTTTAATACATGAATTGCTTCACTCTGCCTTAAGGGCATTAACAAGAATGGATAAAAGAAAAATAAAAGAATTGAGAATGGCAGAAGAGGAATTAGTACAAGACATTTGCAGACTGATTTTGAAGGGCGTTTAACTCAATGAATTTTGCATTTGGCTGATTCGGTCAGCTTGGCCACATGGTTATGTTCGCATTGCATCTACTTTTAACGCTTTGTGGCACTGAGGAAAATATGGAAAAACCAAAACGAGTTGTAATGTGTGGTTCTTCAAGATTTGTGGATGTGATGGCTGTTTGTGCATGGTTCATAGAGCGCGATGAACACAAAATAACAAATGGACTTCATTTATTGCCGATATGGTATGCAAGGGGAATCCCTGACCATATCGCCGAACACGAAAGCGTTGCAACCGCGATGGATGAATTACACTTCCGCAAGATTGATGATTGTGATGAAGTGTTTGTTGTGAACCGAAATGATTACATCGGGAAAAGCACGACAAACGAGGTGAACTATGCCTCTAAGATTGGGAAACTTATTCGTTGGTACACGAGTGATCCAGTAGGTGAAAAGGTTGAAGAGATAATCCAAAAATTCTTAGCGGAAAAAGAAGTGCCACAAAGCGTATCTAAAAATGAGCAATGACGACATAACATGTAAGTACATAGAACGCTGAATTGAGTAATAAATAGAAGGGAAAATGATAATGGATACTCAGAGTTGGTTGAATCTATAAAACATGGTAACGATTTGCAGTTTTTATTTTTATTTTGGAGATAGAATAATGAAAAGGAATTTAATATGCTGATGCAAACAAAAGTTACTTTAAAGAATGGCACAGTACTACATGGCATTGTAAGAGAATTCATTGGTAACGATATGCTGTCTTTATTAGTTACTGCTGAGGGTGAAATTCATTTGGATAAGGGGGGCATTAGAGATATTAAGTTGGATCATTGTAAAAAAATTGTAATGACAAACATAGAAAGGCCCAAGTGAAATTACTTTTAAAGGAATCTGAAGTAAAGCCTTTAGAGCAATGGAGTAATAGGGATTTTCTTTTATATTTTTCAGATTGTTTGAAGAGGGCTGGGAATGGTGGATTGGTAATTCCTCCAGTGGCTTGGAGAGCTTATTTGTCCAGGATGAAAGGGTTTAGGATGAAGCTTAGATTATCAAATCAAGATTATAAGTGTTTTATTGATACTCTATTTTCTGAATATTTTCTTAAGAACAAGTTTGTCCCTGTATTTGGAAGTATTGTAAGTGAAAAGGTGTATCATATATATCAGGATTATCCTAAATTAACTAATGATTATTTTATAGCTATGCGAAATGAATTATATAAAGAGGATTTTTTTAAAAAACTATGAGAGAATTAAAATATATAATATTTGAGGATAACTCTTTTATATTGTTTGATACATGTCAAAAGCATTCTGAGGCATGTATGAGATCTGATATTAAATCAGCAGGATTTTGTAGTATAACTTTTTATAATGATGAGGTTACTATAACATGCTATGGAGAATCTATATCCTTAAAAAAGAAAAGTAATGAAAATGACTCTAGAATTATAAGGGTTTGGTTAACAGGAGAATTTTAATATGGAAAAAATTCCAGGGGTGAAACTGCCAGATATGAAATATTCCCCATCATTTTATGAGATATATGATGAGCAAAATAAAGATATCCAGGAAGTACGTATAAAAGAATGTTTAAATATATGTGAAGAATTTTTGTTTATGTCATTACTTCCGGATGGGCGAGTAGCTACATTTACAGGTATTAATACAAATGAGGGTGTACAGAAGATGTTTGATGGACTGGTGCAACATTGGAAAAAATATCCAAAAGTTAGAGAAAATAAACAGAATTTTTTAGAGTCTATATCGAGTAAAATAATGGGTACAGGTGTATAAATGGATCAAGCAATGAGTGTTCTTACTTCGCATAATACGGTAGAGTGGTATACTCCACCTGTGTATATAGATTTAGTTAAAAATGTATTAGGAAAAATAGATTTGGATCCCGCATCTGCTAAATTTTGTCAGAAATGGATCAAAGCAAATTGTTGGTTTGGTAAAAAAGAGAATGGTTTGAAGCAAGATTGGAAAGCCAATACAGTATTTTGTAATCCTCCATATGGTAAAGAGGATGGTAAAAGTGGTCAAGCTACGTGGTCAAAAAAGATGATTGAAGAGTGGTACAAGGGTAATTTTAAAGAGGGTATTTTATTAGTGAATTCTACCCAAGGATATAAATGGTACGAGCAGTTATGGGAGTCTTTTCCGGTGTGTTGTGCTCGTGAGCGTATTAAATTTGTAGATATAAATGGTAAAGTTGGTGGGCAAGCTAAAAGGGGCCAGACTTTTGTGTATTTTGGTATAAATATATTAAAGTTTAAACAAGTATTTTCTAAAATTGGAAAAGTTATTATACCAGAAACAATTTCAATAGAGAAGGTAATATGAACTCACATCAGCGTAGAAAATATAGTAGGGTGCTAAGTAAAGTTCAGAAAAAGCTAGGTGATGGTAGAATTTCAAAGGGCAATGGGGGACATTATTTTATCTGTAGAAAAAAGCTTATTAAGAAATACAAACGATTTGGAATTAAATAGTATGGAACGACAAAGAATTTGGTTAAAACCAGATATTGTTAATGAATTACGATCAAGTATTGTTGGTCAGGATTGTGGATGTGATGGGTCAGGTGGTATATTCAAGGATGGTAATATTCTTGATTGCAGCTGTATGGAAAAATTCAAATGGACTATACAGCTGCTTAATGCAGGTATACCTAAGCGTTATTGGGATTTTGATATTGAAAATGATTTGACACCTAAGTTTAAAAAAGAAAATGAAACATCTATAAAAATAATAACTAAGTATGGGAAGGATATTCAGGAGCTTACAAAACAGGGTGTGGGTCTATTTATTGAAGGTATGGGGGGTACAGCAAAATCTGCATCAGCATATTGGATTATGAAACAGGCTTTAAAACAGGGTATTTCTTGTTATTCTACTCGTATGTCTACCATTTCAAATTTATTACGAGGAACTATTGATAATAAGGATAGTGAGGATCTTGTTTTGTGGATGGAAGATAAAGTAGAGTTATTGATGATAGATGAAATTGAAAAAGATAACAAGGCTTCAGATATGCATTCTATAACTGGAACATGGGTTAATGAATTTTTTAGTAATATATATAATAGAAATACTTCTCTTATAGTTGTTTCTAATATTTCAATGAAAATGTTAGGGTCTTCTCAAGCGGCTAATGTGGTAGATAGATTTAATGAGCTTATACCTGTAATTATGGTTGGTGATAGTTATAGATCAGATAAGAGAGCTAAAAAATTATTGCTGTCTAAAGGTAATATATGAATCAAGAATTTAGAGATTATGGAACAGAATGTTATGTTCTTGCAGCTTGTTTAAAAGGCCCAAACTTTTGGCGTAATATACCCACAGCTTGGTTTAACCATGAGATTACTCGGAAGGCTTATGAAGAGTTTTCTGAATTTTTAAAACCTCCTTATTCAGTATATCCAACTGCCAATATAATTTTAGATAAATCGGAGGATCCTGAGGTTAAGTTATTTATAAAAGAGATAGAACATGTGGATCCTGATTTATCTGAATTGCGGGTGAAATTGCAAGATATGTTTGTAATGTACTCCAGAAGAAAGTTAGTGGATGTGGCTGAGAATATTCGTGCAGGAATATCTAGTTCTAATGTGGGGGAGATAGTAAGGCAAAATATTACGTCTTTATCGGGACTGGTCAGTCCTTTGGAGGCGGGACATCGTGAGCGTAGGTGGATATTTGAAGAGGCTCGAGAAAGATGGGAATATTATCGTGAGATGGAAAGGGATCCAAGTAAAGTTTTAGGAATTCCATATAATATGGAGGGTTTGGATAAATATACCAATGGGGGGTTGCGTCCAGGGCACATAGTTTTACTATTCGCAAACTCTGGAGGGTATAAGTCAATTTTTAAGTCTAATCTAGCATATAACTTTGCTTTTTTGGAGAAAAAAGATACTACTGTATTTACTTTAGAAATAGATATTGACGATTATGAACATATAATAGATGCTAGGCATTCAAGATTGAGTTTTGATAAGATGATAAGAGGTGGTCTTGGTGCAGAGGGCTTGGATTATAGATCTGCACTAATAGATATAGCTAAAAAGGAATATCCTCTTAGAATAATAGATATACCTGACAAATCTACTTCTGCAGATGTTATAGGAGAATTTGAACTGCACAGAGCTCAATATGGAAAATTTCCTGATGTTGCTATAATTGATTATATTAATGAAATGGAGCCACTTACTCCATGGAGTAATACAAGTGAGAAATTTAAGAATCTTGGAGTTGAACTTCGAAGAATAACTAGATCCTATGGAGTGCCTATCATTGGTAGTATGCAAGAGAATCGTGAGGGTAAGAAGCTCAAGGATAAGGAGAAGATGGGTACTGAGCATATTGGTGAGTCTCACTACTTTCAGAATGTATGCCACTTGGTGCTACATTTATGGCAAGATGCTAGTGAGTATGATGCGGGAAGTAATAATTTAAATGTATCTATAAAGAAAAATAGATATGGTCCTAAAAATAAAACCTTTTCATTATATATTAATGATCAATGGAAATATGTGGGGGACAGGGAAATTAAGACCATAAAGTTTGATGAACCTGAGGTAAAACGATTAACATAGGAGATTATTTCATAAGTGATGTGTTTATCTGAAGTAATGGAGCATTACGGTATAGAGACTCAGGATAGCAATAGCGCAGGAGAAACTCTGTTCCTATGCCCCTTCCATGATGATCAATCTTTTGGATCAGCTTCATTTAATGATGAAGATATGTGGAATTGTTTTTCTTGTGGTTTTGGGGGTAATACTGTTCAATTTGTAGCGAGAAAAGAGGGAATAAGTACTCATGATGCTTATATATTGTTGGTTAATAATTTTCAAGATCAAATAAATAAAAATTATAGTGAAGTACTTGAGAAATGTAAAGTTTCCATAATAAATTTAAAAACAAAATATTCATTATTGGACTATAAGTATTTATGCAATGCTTTTGAGGCTCATATTTTACAGGAATTGTTAAGACACAGATCCACTATAGAACAATACTCTAACTGGATTTCTATATGTAGTTGGGTTTACATAGTGGATAAGCAAATAGTGGATGAAAAGTATGTAACTCTATTAAATCTTTATTCTGAATTCTATTCACAGATGTCATCTATATCGGAGTAGTTATGGAAGATGAAAATAAAAGATTATTTCTTAAGTCTATAGACACTGCAGCATCAGATTGTTGTGAGCCTTTGAAATCTCCAGAAAAACTAGATTGTGGTACTATAATAAAATTTTCGGTGTCTGGTAATAGGTTTATGGATTTATGGAGGGTTATACAATATTATGCCCTATCATCTGTAAGAAATTTTAGAGCTAAGAATAGTATGATAAGCATTAGAATGCCAGAGGAGGACATGCTTTCAGAGATAAAGGAGAATTGTTATAGATATCTTGTTATGCATGGTGCTGGACATGACTTTTCTATAAATTTTACTTATATAGTAAAGAACTATTTTTATAGTTTAAGAATGTCTGCTTTTAAAGTTCCATCAAAGAAGACAATATACTACTGCAGTGATATTGATGATATTACGGAATCATTTGACTTAATGAAGGGGTTAAATCTTCTAGAGGATTGTACTAGAGATATAGATTTTTGGAACAGCATACCAATGAAAATTTTACCGATAGTTGAAAAGATAGTTTTAGAAGATGAGCATCTCAGTAATATAGCAAGAGAGAAGCATGAAAATTATAACATACTGAAAGATAATATATCCAGGGAACTTATGGGATCAGGTATAATTAATAAAGAGACTTCACAGAATAAATATGCTGCTTGGAAGATTCGACTTTTAGCAGAGTCTTCTAACAATAAATATAAGAGTAGATATGTTAAGTTTATAAAACGTTTTAATATTGATTCTGATAAAAATATTGATCTTATTATAATACCTAACAAGAACATTGTTGAACTGTTGGATAAATTAGGTATCAGTGGGGATTATTTTTATAGGCATGCCTATAGAACTAGATCTCCTAATGTTGATGGGTTGTTGGCTAAGGATCGTTCTGGAGTTTGGTATAGTATAGATAATGGTGATTGGATTGAAATAGAAAATTTAATTGAACATAAAATAAAAGGAGAATGTCATGTCTGACACAAAGATTGATGCAACATGGAAGAACGCATTAACTTGTTATACATTCGTCGGAAATATAAATGAACTTCTGAGGCCAGCTCGTAAACTTGGATATAAATACATAGTCTGGAATGGTCGGGTTTATTTAGTAAATGAAGATAAATGGGAAGATACGGGAATATTTGAATCTGATTTAGTATAGGAGGTTACGTGAATTTAACCAGGTTTTATTTGTATAGGTTTTGGTGGTGTCTTGTGGTAGCGTTAATGTTTGTGGCACTTGTATTTGTACAAATTGGGCATCCTTTAGTATTGTGGAGGATAATAGTTTGTTATTGTATGTCACAGTTATTTGGAGCTATGGCTTCATTTTACTTAAGTCGATATTACATGTTCAAGGATATTTGGAATACATATTCTGATGTAAAAGATAAGATTGATGAATTATAAATGATACCTTCTCAACATATAGACAATTGTCAAAGTTGTACGCTGTGTAAGGATAGAACTAGAGTAGTTCATTCTGTGTTGCCTGATAATGCAAAGATGCTTATTATAGGTGAAGCTCCGGGGGCCAATGAGGATCAACAGGGTATTCCTTTTGTAGGGCAGGCTGGTCAAATGCTGAATGAGGCTTTAGAGCAATCAGGGTTAGCTAGAGATCGTGTAGCTATAAGTAATATGTGTTGTTGCAAGCCTTTTAATAATCGTAAGCCTACCAAGGATGAGATAAAGATATGTTTCCAATATCTTGAGCAGGAGATAGAACTTCTTAGGCCCGAGATAATAGTTTTGTTGGGAAATACACCAGTGTCCACATTTTTACCTAATTTAGGTACTATCACAAAAATGCGGGGTAGAAGATTTGAGAGCCAACAATATAATTGTGCCTTATTTGCTACGTGGCATCCAGCTGCAATATTATATGATGCTACAAAGAAGCCTCAGTTTCTTGGTGATATACGCAATGCTGTTAATTTATTAAAGGGGGGTAATGTAATACAGCAAACACAGCCTAGGGATTACTATGTTATAGATAATCAGAAGCAATTTGACTGGCTTATTGATAATCTTAACAAACAATCTGAATGGTCATTTGACTGTGAAACTACAGGTATAAATTTTCTTAAAGACACTATATTCATGATGACTTTTAGTTGGGCCGAGAGAACTGCTGTACTTTTAGATCTTAGAAATGGTTTTTGTAAGAATAATGAAAAAGAAGTTTGGTCCAAGCTTAAGTCTATTATGGAAAATGATCAAAAAAAGATAATGCAGAATGGATCATTTGATATAAAGATGTTAATGCAATATGGTATTAAAGTTAGGGGATTTCATGCAGATACTATGCTTATGCATTTTTTATTGGAAGAAAATCTTGCACATAATTTGGGTGCATTAGCATGGGAGTTTACTGATGTTGGGGGTTATGAAACTGAGTTAGAGCAATATGTAAATAAGCTTAAATTTGAAAAGAAAAGAAAGAAAGATGACAAAAAAAAGGAGCTTAAATCTAGAATTAAAGAGTTAGAGTCACAGTCAGAGTCGCAGTCAAAGGAATTTGAGGATACTATAGAGATTGAAGAATTAGGTGAGAACGAGTTAGATCTGGATGCAGCTCAAGATCTATTAGCTAGATTATCTATTAAAGAAAAAATTCAGATATCTTACTCAGAGATACCAAATGAACTACTATATCCATATGCCTCCTGCGATGCTGATGTGACATTCAGGGCTTATAAGGCCATGCTCCCATTAATTAAAAAGGATGGGTTAGAATTTACATTATTTGATATTATGATGCCTGCACAAGTGATGTTGATTATGACTGAAGTTCAGGGTGTAAGGGTAGATAAGAAACATTTAGAAAACCTTCAAAAAACTTATGCTGAAAAGATAACTGATTTAAGAAATTCATTATATTCAGATCCTGCAGTTATAGGATTTATAGATTCTCAGAATGCACAAAAGAGATCTGAGTATTTGATTAAATATGGAGAGAATGATAAGTTACGGAAAAGGTTTCCAAGATTTGAAGGATACTTTGAGAGTATTTCTGATAAAAAGAAGTATTTGACATTTAATCCTAAATCTTCTAAACAATTAGGTTCATTTTTATTTACTTATTTAGGTTTGTCCATAATTGAGTTTACAAAGGGTAAGGATAAGAAGCCTACTACTACTCATAGTACAAATGCAGCAGTATTAGAGCAATTGTCTGAAAAGAATGAGGCATGCAGTATAATATCTACAACTAGAAAATTAATGCAATTGAAATCTACCTTTGTAGATGGTCTGTTAAATCACATTGATCATAATGATAGAGTACATACTCAGTACTTTCTAACTGGAACAAAGACGGGTAGACCTTCTAGTCGCATGCCAAATCTCAATAATATACCTAGAAAGGCCACTGCAGCAGATCTTAAAAACACATTCATTGCGGATGAGGGTTGCTATTTATTAGAGCTGGATGGTAAAGCCATGGAGTTTCGTGTATGGGCTAGTATGAGTCAAGATGAGCGCATGATTCGGGATATTGAGCTAGGTCTTGATATACATAAAGTTATGGGAGGTGTGGCTTATTATAATAGGGTGTTACCTACAAAAGGTGATATTACTCCTGAGGAATTTGTTGCATTAACAAAAGATGTAACTAAAGAACAGAGACAGGAAGCAAAGACTGAGGTAGTATTTGGTCCGATTTATGGAAGGACTGCTCCAGCTATAGCAAAGTCTCTTAATATTCCTTTGAAGGAAGCTGAGAGGATTTTAGATAATATAAGAAAGAGGTATAGAAAGGGATTTGCATTTCTTAATAGGTTACATCTTGATTGTAGAAGGGATGGATATGTGAGTTGTATATTTGGGCGTAGAAGACATATACCTGAGCTTAAAATTCGTCAAGATTTTGGACTGGAGCGGATGGCGGCAAATTCTCCAGTACAAGGGTCTGCTTCTGATTTGACTTTGATGGCGGGAGTTCGTATATTATCAAAGTTATGGGGTAATAAAGTTCCTGTAAAATTGAATTTGACAGTATATGATTCACTGGTATTTTGTATACCAAAGGACTATTTAAAAACTGTTATTCAAGTAGCATTTGAAGAATTTGAAAGACCATTACCTGAGCTTCACGTAAAAATAGAAGCTGAAGCTAAAGTTGGTAAGAAGTGGGGTGATATGGTTGAAATAGATATAAAAAAAGATCTTGATGAACAGTTGCAGGGAATATTTGATAAATTTTCGGACTGGAAAGAACCATTCAAATCTAAAGTGAGATCTAAAATATGCCAACAATTGTAGTAAATAAAAAATACAGTGATTATGATGTTTATATTGGAAGATCCTATTCTAACAAATTTCACTATGGTAATCCTTTTACTCATATAGTAGAGTCAAAATTAGCTAGTGTTTTTGTAGAGAGCAGAGCGGAGAGTATAAATTGTTTTAGACAGTGGTTAGAGGGCAATAAGTGGCAAGATATAGAACCGGAGAGGAGGATTTGGATCTTAGAAAATTTAAGGAGTCTTAAAGATAAAAGACTAGGGTGTTTTTGCAGCCCCCACTCATGTCACGGGGATATACTAGCTGAGATGGCAGATAAATTATAGATTGACTTTATTAAAATATCTTATTATATTTATTTCAACAATTAAGGAGCTAGTAATGACATTTGAACAATGGTGGAAAACAGATGTAGTTATAGGTGATACTACTATTATTGAATCATTTTGTAAAAAGATAGCTAAACTATCTTGGGATGCTGCACGTATTATAGGCTATAATGAGGGTCAGAAAAGTATATTGAATTTTCTAACTAAAGAGAATAAAAAAGCACATAAAAAACAGATAAAGGCTAAAAAGTGATATTTTATTTTTTTATAAAGAAAATTGAAGGGTAGGAGTATAAGTATGCCTATAAAATATAGACTAAGAAATATTAAGAATTATCCTGATAATGGAGATCATCAAGAGGTAGTATTTGATGATTATCTTAGTTTTCCTTTTTATATAAGTAAGGGATTAGATTCCTTTAGATATGAATTCAATGGTAGAATATGTAAGTATAATTCGGGTAAAAATACTACTAAAAATTGGATTGTAAAATTACAACCATGGGCTAATGACTCTTTAAATAATATTTTTGACATTAAGATTGAAAAGGATGTTGATAAGCTAATTGCTCATTGTGTAAAATTATATAAACGTAGCATACTTCTCGAAATAGAAAGGTTTAAGAAAGAGTTACAATTAATAGAAAGGGAAAAATAATGTTTGATAGTCCACTTTCACTGCAAAAAGAGCTTAAAAGATCACATTTAATTCAAAGGCTTCAAAAGCCTTCTTCAGGCATAGGTATTTCTAAAGACAATCCATTTTCATTTGGTGGAGGTCTTATAAATGGGGGTCTCTCTAAGGATGATATGAATCTTCTTCGAAGTATTTGGTCATTTGATTATATGGGGTCTGCTGAGTTTGAATGGGGAGCAGTACCAAATGCATTGTCATTTTTGGCAGAGCAGAGTAGTAAGAATAACTTAGTGGCATTTAAAATTATTTTTAATAAGGATAAGATAGTATATTATGTATGTCCTATTCCTTACGAAGAAGAGGTCAGAAGGAGAATCAGTCAGCTTTATAGAATGGATAAAAAAATTGATCTTAAAGAACATTGTGGTTTAAAAGAATACTTTGATAAGAAAAATGTGGAGAGTGATGGGTATGCTCGGAGAAACCTAGGATGGCTAGAGTTGGATAATGGATTCGCTTTTTTTGTAGACAAGAATATGTTTGAAAAGTTTTGTAAGTTTATTGGAATAAACATGTGAGGAAGTCATGGGTGATCAAAGTGATTATATCGAAGAACTTGAAAGTGCATTGTTGGATGTTATGGGTTCTAATTATGACGTAGGTATACATTGCTTGATCGGTAATAGTAAAAAAAGATGTGAGGAGATTGAAAATTTATGTAAGAGAGTGAAAGAGAATTATTATAAAAAGCATAATATAAGGAAATAGAAATAAATGGAATATTATATTCTTACAGTTCAAAGAGATGGTAATTTTTCTACAATTTGGTATGAGGGTTTTATTAATAAATTTCTTCTTATCGAAAGAACATTAGGCAGGACAACAAATATAATTTATTCATTACAGATTACTGAAGAAGAATATGAATCTGCTCGTATATTTATGAAAGAAAGAAAAAAATAAACAAACACAGTAAAAAATAATATAATAATTGGAGGAAGCATGGAATCACGAATTTTGCTGTATAATGAGGAAGCTAGAGAAAGACTTAAGAAGGGTGTAGATGCATTAGCAAAGATGGTGAAGGTAACATTGGGTCCAAAGGGTAGAAATGTTATTTTAGATAAGAAGTATGGTGGACCCATGATTACGAAAGATGGTGTGACTGTAGCAAAAGAGATTTTCTTAAAAGATGTAGTTGAAAATATGGGGGCTCAATTGATTAAGCAAGTTGCATCCAAGACAGCAGAGACAGCTGGAGACGGAACAACTACAGCTACTGTATTAGCTCAAGCAATTATTGCAGAGGGGATAAAGAGTGTTACAGCAGGTTCTAGTCCTGTTGAGATAAAACGTGGGATAGATTCAGCTGTATTAGAGGTTGTAAATAGATTGAAGAAATTATCAAGGAAAGTTTCAACTAAAGAGGAGGTAATTCAGGTTGGGACAATATCTTCTAATAATGATTCTGAGATAGGTAATCTTATTGCTGATGCGATGGAGAAGGTTGGTAACGATGGTGTCATTACTATTGAGACCTCTGAGACTTTTAAAACTTATATTGATTATGTGGAAGGTATGGTATTAGATCGTGGATATCTATCACCATATTTTATCAATCGCATGGCTACATTCGATACAGTTTATGAGAAGTGTGGGGTACTGATATACGAGGGTAGATTGATTAATCCAGCGGATTTAGTAGGATTATTAAACTCAGCATTGCAAAAAAATCTACCAATGCTTATTATTGCAGAAGATGTTGAAGGTGATGCTCTGAAAACATTGGTTGTAAATCGTGTTAAAGCACAGATTCCTGTCTGTGCTATTAAAGCACCTGGGTTTGGTGATCGAAGAAAGGATATTTTGAAGGATATCGCTATATTAACAGGTGGCAAGGTGTTAAATGATGAATTTGGTCCATCTCTTAAAAATGCAACTCTTAATGATCTCGGGTCAGTTGACAAAGTTACTGTTACTCGTGATAGCACTACTTTAATTGGTGGTAAGGGGTCTCAGGAAGCCTTGCAAGAAAGAATCCAGCAGATACGTAATATGATCGATATGGGACCATCTGAGTTCGATAAACAGAAGCTTGAGGAACGTCTGGCTAAATTATCGGGTGGGGTGGCCATATTACGTGTGGGTGCAGCATCTGAGGCTGAGATAAATGAAAAGAAGGCTCGTGTTGAGGATGCATTACATGCTACTCGAGCCGCAGTTGAAGAGGGTATAGTTCCGGGTGGTGGAACTGCTTATATTCGTAGCAGAGACGTTCTTTTAGTGGAGAATAAATCCAATTCTAAGGATTTTGAAACAGGTCGTGCGATAATATACAAATCCCTGGAAACACCATTATTTACTATTGTTCAAAATGCAGGTAAAAATGGAGAGGTAATTTTAGATAAAATTTACAATCCTGATTATATAAAGGACAGTGGAGAAATACCTAATATTTTAATAGGTGGAAACCTACATTATCCTGATAGTTATGGTTATAATGCCTTGACAGACAAATTTGAGGATTTAATGGCTACAGGTGTTATAGATCCAACCAAAGTTGTAAGGTGTGCCTTAGAAAATGCTGCAAGTGTTGCCGGGCTATTTTTAACTACCGAGGGTGTAGTTGTTGAGTCTCCTGAGGAGAAAGCTGAATTTGAGAAAATGATGGCATCACAGCAAGGCTAAATTATAAATTTATTAAAGTATAAGGAGATGGTTATGGTACGTGCAAAATATAAATGTATTGAAGTTATTAAAAGAATAGCATGGAATAATAAAGATGTTTTCATATATGTGGCAAAAATGTCGCCAGTTATGGATGGCAGTGAAGAAAATAAGAAATTCTTTGAATGTACTCCCGTAGGCAGTCTTGAAATCGGGCAATATAAGGAAGATGTGTTTGAAGTTGGAAAGGAATATTATTTAGATCTTACAAAAGCTAACTAAAAGTTTGGCGGGGTAGAGAAGATGGTCATCTCGTTTGGCTCATAACCAAAAGATCGTGTGTTCAAGTCACACCCCCGCTACTGTAATTATAAATGAGATTATTAAACAAAATACTGAATAATGCTCCGCAATTTAATATGTGGAATCAGTCTATACTTTTGTGTTATAGAGGTAGTATAGCTCATGGTACATTTATTCCTAATCATGAGCCAAGTTCAATAGATGATAAAGATATTTTAGGAATTGCAATACCTACAGAAGAGTATTTTTTTGGATTAAAACAATTTGAACAGTTTGAGGTTAAGCAAGATTACTGGGATGTATTAGTATATGATTTTAAAAAGTTTATTAGGCTATTATCCAAAGCCAATCCAAATGTAATGCAGGCCCTTTGGACTCCGGAAAAGCATATTTTAAAAACATCATGGCAGTTCAAAATGCTTGTGGAAAACAGACATTTATTTGTTCACAGAGGTTTGTATAAATCATTCTGTGGATATTCTTACGGTCAACTTCAAAAGATGGAGCATATGGCATGTGAAGGATATCTTGGTGAAAAACGTAAAGCATTGATAAATAAATTTGGTTTTGATTGTAAAAATTCTTCCCATATGATTAGATTATTACGGCAGGGTATAGAATTTTTGAAGACAGGTGAATTAGAGGTTGAAAGACAAGATAGATCTGAATTAATACAGATAAAAACTGGTCAGTGGAGCATAGATAAGGTAAAGAAGGAGGCTATGCAGTTATTTAAAGACATGGAGTTAGCATATACTTGCTCTCAATTACCGGACAAGCCTAATCTAGAGGCCATAGATAGATTAACTCAAGATATTTTGACAAAACATTTTTATTCATTTCCAGGACAGAATATATGAAGTTATATTTAGGATTTTGTACAATTGAATGGGTTTCAAATGGACTTTGGAACAAAAATGAGATTCAATATATATTACTCTCTGCATTTTTATCTATCATTTGCATAGGTCTTTCAAAGTATGGGGTATATTGGTTTTTTCAAAGTTTAGGTTGTATATCTTCTATTTGCATGTGGTGGCAAATATTATGCCCTTCGTCTAGATTAAAAAGGATAAAATAAGATGGAAGTTATTGTAAAAGAGAGCCAATTTGTTATAAGTAATCCAGGTTCAGGAGAGCCTATGGTATGTAATACATTTGATAAGTAGTTGGAGATAAACTTGAAAATAAAGATTGGGTAATAAATGATAATTAAATTTCAACAAAAGCCAGAGTTATTATTGATAGATGGTGAGTACTTATTGTACAGATCTTACTTTGCATTCAATAGGCCAGGTAATTCTTTAAAAACATCTACAGGTAAGCTGAGTGGTGCCTTTTATGGATTCTTTTCATATCTAGCTAAATATTTAGATCGATATGGGGCTGAAAACAATATTATATGTTGGGGAAGTCATAGGACAGATCTTAAAAGATTGGAGATCTTACCTACGTATAAGCATGATAGGAAGTCGATGCCTATGGAGTTGAGGGTTCAGGAACAGGATATAAAGTCTGCATTGAGCTCGATACAGTTCTCTCAATATACCTCTACAGGGTATGAGTCGGATGATGTTATAGCTCATTTTATATATACGACAGCTTTATTACACCCTGATCGTAAAGCCTTTATAGTTACGGGAGATAAGGATCTACGACAGCTTATTACAAAGGATGTTCAAGTAATAGCTCCCACGACAGGTGGAGATACTGTGCATAATATTAGTAAAGTTACAGAGGATTTTGGTGTTGGACCTGAATTGTTGGCTGATTATTTAACATTGGTAGGGGATACTTCTGATGGTATTGAGGGTATACCATCCATAGGTGAGAAGACAGCTGCAAAATTATTGCAAGAGAATGGAGCCATAAAGGATTGGTTTAATGACATATTTAGTATTATTGCAACTGAAAAGATAAAGCAAGTCTTACAGGATCATCGTGAACAGTTAATAATTAATAAGACTGTAATATCATTAACTAAGTGCGTAGATATACCTGTTATTAGATTATCTATGGCTGATGGTGAGAATCCTACTACAGTAAACACATTATTCGATCTGTATGAAATGAAAAAAATTAGACCTGAACAATTTTTTAAATATAGGTGATAATATGTTATGTATTCTTACATTCTCACAGTTTATGCTTAGATTTTGTATAGGTTATATTATAATATTTGTTATTGTAATTATAATGGATATTATTAAAAATCGTAAAATAAAGGGATAACAAATGCGTGAATCTTGGGATAGTTACTTTATGAACTTAGCTAAACAAATTGCTACTAGAAGTACTTGTTCAAGACTTCATGTTGGGTGTATAATTGTCAGAGATAAAGTCATATTATCTACGGGATATAATGGTAGTCTTAAGGATACAGAACATTGTGATGATGTGGGACATGACATTGATGAGTTGAATCATTGCGTTAGGACAGTACATGCTGAAGCTAATGCAGTGGCTCAAGCTGCAAAGAATGGTGTTGTGCTTGATAGGTCTATTGCCTATATTACGCATAGTCCTTGTCTAACTTGTTTCAAATTATTGGTTAGTGCGGGTGTTAAAATTGTATGTTATCAAAATCCATATAGAATAGATAGAATTGATAATTATGCAATGAAGGCTGGGATTGTATTAATGGAGATAAAGGAGGAAATAAATGCCTAAAGTTATTATTCTTAGAGGTCTTCCTGCATCTGGAAAAACAACAAAGGCTAGAGAACTTGTAGTAAATAGTATTGCGACAAAAAGAATCAATAGAGATGATCTAAGGAAGATGTTGGATTTTAATGTATATTCAGAGATAAATGAAAGTTTCATAAAACATATTGAGCAGAGTATTGTTAAAGAATTATTGAAGCATGATTGCTCTGTGGTTATAGATGATACCAATATAAAAAATAGCACTGTGGATTGGTGGTTTATATTTATTAAGTCTATCTCATCAGATATTGAAATAGAAACCATATGGATTAACACTCCTTTGCAAGAGTGCATTGATAGAGATTCTAAAAGAAAAGATTCAGTTGGAGAAAAGGTAATAAGAATATTAAATGAACAACGTCAACTTAACAGCACCGATACTCAAAAGAGCTGAAGAATTTTATAAAGCTATGAGAAAGTTTTCCGAACTTTCCATGGAAGCTTTGTATAGTTATGATAGATCTCTAGGTTATGTAACTCAAAGAAATCTACAGCAAGAGTGTATAAAATCTTTTGGAATAGGTTATTTACCTATGGATATAGATAGCTTTATCAGACTATTAGATATAACTGTTAAAGAAGATTTATTGAAATTAGGTGTTATATTTATTCATGACTCAAAATTATGCAGTATTATGAATGATCGTATAATATTTCCCATATGTAATGTATCCGGTAATATTGTATCATTTAGCGGTAGAAAGATGCCTGATGCAGATCCTGAGGATGCAAAATATGTAAATACCCGTAACAGTCAAATATTTAGGAAATCGTTATCATTATTCGGATTTTCACAAGCTTTAGAATCTATTATAGATAAGGGGTACTGTATTATAGTTGAGGGTAATATTGATGTCATGTCCCTATGGCAGTCTGGTATAAAGAATGTTGTAGCCCCATGTGGAACGGCATTGACTTTACAGCAATTACATATACTTAAGCGTGTATGCAATAATATTGTTTTATGGTTTGATGATGATGAGGCTGGAGGTAAGGCTTTGATAAAGTCGTACCCCATGGCTGTAGATATAGGATTTAAAGTTGGGTGTATGCCTGAGCAGCCTTGGAAGGATCCGGATGAGACGTTAAAAAATAAGAGTGTAAATGAGATATTAGTTGATATTGATAAAAGTTTTTATTATACTATACCTAATTAATACAAGGATTATGTTTTTGGTAGGAGGATGAAATGGCACATAATAAAAAGATTGATTACAAATATTTTGTGATGGCATTAGAAGACTTAGAACAATTGTGTTGTGAAATCAAAAAAAGCCAGCATATAGATTGCGACAAGATTTGCAAGACCTGAGAGAACGCGCATCTGTCCGAGATCAAATATAATATTAAATAAATAAATATGGGGCTAAAATGAGACTTATGAAATTTCTCACAGTAATTACAACTTTGGTGAAACTATGAAATGGCCTTGGTCATTTGAATATATTGTTAGGCAAGGTGCATTTAGTAATTATAATTATTGTGCTAGCTGTGAAAAATTTAGTCCTTTGGGGAGTAATATGTGTCCAAATTGTGGTGAATATGTTACAGTGTGTAGGGCTGCTCTAATGCTTCGGGATAAAATTCATTGTTGGACAGGAGAAATAACTGTAATGGAAGTTGTAGGTATTAGAGAGTACACCAAAAATGGCTTAAAGAATTATGCATGGGAAAGTTTGGTAGGTTTTGGAAGATATTTATGATGTTTAAAAATTTAAAAATTGTAGTGGTATTATATTGTAGATGAGCGAGGAGTCTCTTCCGGGTGCGGGGGCATAGATGAAGGGCAAGTATCTTACCCTGCACCAGCTCATTGAGGAGAAATATGAGAGCATATAAATTGTTTAGATTACGGAAAGACGGTTCATTGGGGTCTTTATATATTAATAAAAAAGAGAAGTTACAGGTAGGGATTTGGTTAGTAGCCAAAGAGTATCCAACAAAAGGATATTCTACTCGTAAAGGTTGGCACACTTTAGCAAAGCCAGATGCACCACATTTGAAAAAGACGGGAAGAATATGGATTCCTGTTGAGATTCAAAAATATAAGTCAATTAATAGGCCAGTTAATCAGGGTGGTTTATGGTATATAGCACAGAGAATGAGAATTTTAGAGTGATAATATGGGATACAAACAGAAAATGACAGACAAACAGAGGCTTGATTGGGGATTCCGTCAATACGAGGCAAGATTGGCGGCGAACAGAGGACACAACTATGCTTACATGACGAAAGAACTTGAAGAACGATTAGAGCGGCTGGGGTATAAAAAATATAATTCGGTGAGCAATTACAGTGAGTTGTCGGCAAGGAAAATCGTTGAACAATTGAGGAAAGATGGATGCTATGCAAGAATCATTTCACATGCTACAAAACTTAGTATAAGAGAATATGATGTTTATTATCGGAGCAGAATATCTATTTGATAGTATAATATGTAATTACAGTATATAAGATAGATAAGCTAAAAGAAGTAAACCTAGACATGAACAAAATATAAAGGATAATTATGGCAGCAAGAGTTGTTAAACCCGTAAAACCAGAAAAACAGGCTATAGATCCTGACAAGAATATAGCTTTGCAGAATGCTTTAGCAAATATTGAAAAAAATATTGGTAAAGGATCTGTTATGCGTTTGGGGGATAAACCAGTAGATAAAGTTCCGGTTATAACTACGGGATGTATGTCATTAGATTATGCTTTAGTTGTAGGTGGATTACCAAGAGGGCGTATTGTTGAAATATATGGCCCAGAGGGTTCTGGTAAAAGCACATTAGCCATGCAAATAGTAGCTCAAGCACAGAAATTGGGGGGTATTTGTGCTTATGTAGATGCTGAAAATGCCATGGATTTAAATTATGCTAAAAATATAGGTGTAAATGTTGAGGATTTGCTTTTATCTCAACCTGACTACGGAGAGCAGGGTCTTACAATAGTTGAAGAGTTAGTTAGAAGCAGTGCTATAGATGTAATAGTAGTAGATTCGGTTGCAGCACTTACTCCAAAAAGCGAGATAGAGGGGGAATTTGGGGATGCTCAAATGGGTGCTCAAGCTCGTATGATGGGTCAAGCACTAAGAAAGTTGGTAAGTGTTGTTGCAAAGTCAAAGACTATTTTAATATTCATTAATCAACTAAGGTGTCTTCCAGAGAACACGTTGTTACTTTGCGATGGGTCTTTAACACATTTAAAGTCTGCGAGTTTAGGATCCCACGTATTAGGCTGTGGAAATCATTCTAATGTTATAATTAATAAAATAAGTTCTGGTGTGATGGGTGGCAAAAGATTATATTTGAAATATAGAGGTTATTTTGATTTAAGTAACAATCATAAACAGCCCATTATATCTAATGGAAAATACACCTTTAAAAAAGCTACTGAGGTTCAAATAGGAGATTGGTTTATTCAGCCCATAGTAAAGGAAAACTCAATTTTAGATAATAAATCTTACATCAGTTTATTTGAATATATCAATGATATTAAAGTTAACAATAATACAAAGAGGATGAAACTTCCTAATAATCTAGATGAGGATTTCGCCTTTTTTTTAGGTTGTTACTATTCTGATGGTTATATATTGGAATCTCCTGAATCCGGAGATTATAGAATTTCTTTTACAGAGAAAAATAAAGAGAGACATAAGTTAGTTTTAGATATGTGCAATAAAATATTTGGTAAAGATAACGTATATGGGACTCCTGAATATATATCTGTAACTGGAAAATATCTTGTTCAATTTATGAAAAATTTAGGTATAAAAAGATATGGTAAATATAAAACTATACCTGATATAATATTGAAATCAAAAAGATCTGTTATAATATCTTTTTTAAGGGGTGTATTTTTTGATACTCATGGATTCACTAAAGGAGGGTTTATATTTACTAATGAAAATAGTGAATCAACAATTCAAATAGCTAATGTATTATATTATTTGGGAATATTTGCTGATATTAGAAAGGATGACTGTGACTGGTTTAACCGATTATATATAACGGGGCAGGATGCTTTAAAATTTTCCTCTATTATAGGGTTTGCTGAGATTACTAAACAGGATAAATGTAAAATATTTGAATATGACCTGACAGCTCGAGGAAAGTATGATGTAGTACCTTATGAATATGCTTTAAATTTATTTAATAAAGTTAAAGATAAGGGTATAAAAAATATATCTAAACTTAGATATTATGAAGCTTATAAGATGTGCCTATTCAAAAAATTAAATTGTAGTAGATTGGGATTATCCTATTTTTTAGAGTTTATTGGGGAAGGCTTTGATATAGAGAGAGAGTTTTTAGTATCTAATAGATTTTGTCAGGTTATGGATATAGAAAATGTAGAATTTGAAGCTTTTGATATAGAAGTAGAGGGTGATAAATTATTTATAGCAAATCAATTTTTAACACATAATTCTAAAATTGGTGTTATGTTTGGATCTAATGAAACTACTACAGGAGGAAATGCTTTGAAGTTTTACGCCTCAATTCGTATAGATGTAAGACGCATAGAGTTTATGAAGGATAAAAATTCAGTAGTTGTAGGTAGCAAGAATAGGATTAAGGTAGTAAAGAATAAAGTTGGACCTCCTTTTAGAGAGGCTTTAGTTGAGATTATATTTGGTAAAGGTATTGACTTTTTAACAGATTTAGTAAATATTGCTGTTGAAAGAAATGTTATACAAAAATCAGGTAGTTGGTATAGTTATAAAGAGGACAAAATTGGTCAGGGTATTGATTCAGTAAAGGAGTTTCTATTGGATAAACCTGAATTGCAGGAAGCTATACAAAAAGAAACTGAAAAAATATTATTTGGATAAATAATGGTGAGTACTTGTGACGTGATAGTCTGATAAATGATTTTATATTGACAGCAGCTTATAAAATTGAGATTAGCTCGAGAAATCATAAATTCTTCGGTTAGTCTAATCAATCGCAGATCAACTGCCAAGTACTCATTAATTAAAGGATAAAATATGAGAATTAAACTTGTTAGTGGAAGTATAGGGTCTGATATAGAAGAACCTACTGATACCGATGCCATAGTATTATTTCAAGAGGATTTGGGTAAACTTGCCATTGAGATATCAGAGCAATCATTTGATTTCAATAAACAGATGGATGAAATTGAATCCATGCAAGTAAGTCTTAATGCTTTTCCTGAAGAGGATGTGGCGGGTATGAATCAATTATATGCTACAGTTCAGGGACATTTGAGTAGAGCTAGTAATATTCATATTTCTATATTGCGTGAGAGAGCTCAGTGGCAGAGATATAATAGTCGTTTGAAAAGAATATATAAGAAAAAAGAAGTTGAGATGTTATCTTCTGATGATAAAGTGAAGGCTTTAAAGAATAAGGAACTACAGTCTGCTGCAGTTCAAAATACTATGCCCGAGGTAGTAAAGCTAATGAATATTGTGGAGGGTATTTTAAATGATCTTGAGGCTTTGATTGATATAGTGAAGGAGAAACAAGAAACTTTGATGAATGTTAATGTAAATTTATCTCGTCAACAGCGTAATGTAGAATCTCTTATTGGATTGCAATATCCTGTTGTAGCCTCAAAAAATAATAGAAGGTCAGGTAATGCCTAGAACAATAACAACATATGCAGAAGCTGAATACAAATCCTGTTGTGAGGAGATTAAAAGCGTAGATGAGAAAGTTTTAATGATATCTAATGAAGGTCAATATTGTATTAGTCTTGTTCCAAGATGGTCTAATTGGGGTTCTACTTTAGAAGATGGTACAAAACTTCAGATAGGCAAAGTTTATAAGATAACAATAGAAGTGGAGGATTGAGATATGGGTAAATCTATTAAACAACAATTGTTAGATTATTTTGGGAAGGTTAAGGTTCCTTTAGCAGTGCATGAATTTAGATTTATAGAGGCGAGTCAAAACAACATAGCAACAAGATTGAATGAACTCGAGAGAGAAGGTAAGTTATTGAGTAGATATAGAGTAGGTAAAAGATTTAAAGAATGGTATTGTTTAACTAAATAATAAATAACTTAATTAAGGAGATACAAAATGAAAGTAGCATTAAAAGAATCAAATTATGACCCACTTCCTGAGGGGGTTTATAGACTTATTGTAATGGATTGCACCCGTCAAACAAATAAGTCTAACAAAGAAGAATTCAATAGTTGGAAACTGCAGGTAAATGAGGATAGTGAGTTCAATGAAAAAACTATTTCATTTGCTTCCAATTTGGAATCGATCAATGCTCAATATGCAAGCTTTCTTAAGGCTTGTGGACTTCCTATAGATGATCTTAATTTAAAAGAAGGTATTGAGATAGAGACAAATGACTTCATCGGATCTGAATTATTTGCTGAGGTAAAAATAGCTAATAATACCATGGGTAAACCCGCGAACAAATTTGTATGGTTTAAATCCATCGATGAGTATCAGAAACAGATACAACAGGCATCTCAGAAATTTGCAAGGCCTGCAGCAAAATCTGCGGTTACAGTACAGCAATCTGAAGAAGAAGAAGCTGCACCTAATTCAGCTACAGAACAGGTTAATCTTGTGACAAAACCTGTGACAAAACCTGTGACAAAACCTGTGACAAAACCTGTGACAACAACTTCGGCACCTGTTGCATCAGGTAAAAAGTTGGATTTTCCAGCTTAATATAGGTTGGTATGTATTTTTGCCTCTCGTCTGTTGGTTGATGGTGGGAGTGCTTGCAACTAGTATGCAGCACTAGGATATTAGCCAAGACGGGAGACAATTTTATTTTTAGGGGCAGGTATGAATAAAGAGAAAAAAATAACAAAGCAATATCTTAAGAAATTGGCAAAAAGAGAGACAAATAAAAAGTATAAGGAATGGGGTATTGCTGTAAAGGAACGTGATGGTAATTCTTGCATTGTTTGTGGAGCTAAGAAGATGCTGAATGCCCATCATCTCATACCTCGTGAAATAGTGGAATTTAGGTTTATGGTAATTAATGGGGTATCATTATGTCCGATGCATCACAAATTTAATCGGTATTTTTCTGCTCATCGTAATCCCATTGCTTTTTTGCTGTGGTTTAAGTATAATCATACAGAACAATATTCAAAGTTAGTGACTGAATGGATAAAATATTGGGATAAAATAAAGGAGTTACACAATGTTAATAAAGAAATCATTTAGAGTGGTTCTTAGTGGGGCCTATCAAAGCTTTGAATTTAAAACTTCTATAGCAGAAGATTTTGATATAAGATCAGAAGATGAGGAGGCCGTTAAAAAAGCTTCTGAAGCTTTACAGAGCACTGCTGTGGATATTGTGTATAAAGATATTGAAGCACATGTAATGTATGATCCTGACTTCAAGATTGTTATGGATGTTAGAGCAGATGCTCTTAAAAAAGCTTCAAAAATTGTAAAATAATAAATAGGAGTTTATATGTTAATAATAGATATTTTAATATTGAATGTTATTATATTATACATTTTATCACTTGTTAGGGTGTTCTGGTGGAGCTATGCAGGTAATTCACATCCTCCATATCCTGTGGTTATAAGACAGAATTGGGGTAGTAGGTTACTGTTGTCTCTAGTGGATGCTACAATTCCATCAAAACAATGGAGGTTGATTAACACGGGTATAAAGATTGAGGCTCCTTTATTTAGAGATAGCCTAAATATAAGACTTGTTACAGAACGTTCTGAGCGTTTTGGATGGGATTTAATAAACTATGGTTATACTATTGAAAATGAATTATATGTAATTGTGTTCAATAATCATCCAAGGTACCCCACTCGTATTCATCCTGGAGATCCATTTTTAACAATATCTTTTGGAGGTGTATTATTGGCAGGATTTTTACATGGTAAAGAAAAAACTGTTACTGATAATGATATAGTTGAAACTATATCAAAAGAGAGATGAAATGAAAGTTGTGACGCAAAAGGAGATTAACATGGCAGATAAAAATTTGATATGGGTATTAAATAAAATCAAAAAACTCGTAGAACATAATTATAATGAGATAGCGGTTAATCTATTAACACAACTTATAAAGGAACTGGAAGCTCAAAAAAAGAAGTAGCATTTACATGCTTTGCGAACGTCTGCTTAACACTAACATTAACATTAAGGAATAATTTATGTATTCTACGATGAAATTTGCTGAATATATTAAACCTGTAAGGACCCGTGTTATTAATGAGGCAATTAATATAGCTAAAGATTTGAAAGTTACACCTACTAAGACCACTTGTGAGAAGATCTCTATCAATTCTGATGGAAAATTGATTTCAGATGTGTATCCTGAGGGGAAGGTAATGACTCGCTATGCTTTTGAAAAGTTGTATAAGATACTTGGTATATCTGGGTCCTTTGCGTTGAAGATTCCGTTAGACTTATTGATTACCAATATGCATAGATTGTTGGGAGAAAATAGTTCTAATACTATTATTATGCTGGAGCGTAATGATGGATCTGTGGCAGGATTTGTTAAAAAGCAATATGATGAAGCTTCTTATTTGGATACATTATCTTGCTTCTCAGATCGAGAATCAGTCCAGTATATTGATATTGGGGAGATAATGCTTACTATCTGTTTAGGGTTTCAAAAAACTCAGTTTAGGGATCCTGATAGTTCTTCTGAGAATGATTTTTTAATGGCAGGGTCACATATATATGGGTCCATTCTTAAAGAAACTCAACTTAAGCTGGAATCTATTCTTTATAGGACATATTGTACTAATAGTTTTGTTATGCCATTCTTTGGAAAAATTAGAGCAGATTATAGACTAACTCCTGAAGCTAGGCTTTTGGATTTTTCTAAAAATGTAGAACATTATGATGAAGAGTTGCTATTAGCTATTAAAACTAATTCTATAGGAATTGAAGAGAGGCGCATGTTTGAGCATGAGATCGCAGGTATATTCAGGAAACTTCAGAAATATGTTGGGGGTTCTACAGCTGATCAGCTTATTGGAACAAAGGAGGAAGATAGAAAATTGATTATTCAAAGAGTGGATATTTGGAAAGAGGAAAATAAACGTAATAAGATGTTTGGGTTGCCTATTAATGAACCTAGTATGACTGATTTCAAGACTTATACTGTATTAAATAACGTCACAAACTATGCTGCAAGTGTTCATGAATCTACAAAGAGATCAATAGAGATTATAGCAGGCACAGCATTAGGTAATATACTTTTAGGAACAAATAACTGAGGACATTATGAGAATTGGATTTGATGTGGATGGTGTAATAGCTAACTTTACAAAAGTGTTTACTGGTATACTTAATGGTATTAATCCAAAATGTCCTATATTAAATGATTATTCAGAGGTTTTACATTGGTATTATGATAAATTTTTACCTGTGACTAAACTAGAGATTAAAAGAGCATGGGAGATAGTGGATAAAAATCCTAACTTTTGGAGATCTATACCTCCTATTAAGAATATAAAAGTTGTAGTTGATTTTGTAAATCATAACAGGCATCAACATGATTTTTATTTTATAACATCTAGACTAGCTACGGGTGGTATTTCCGCTACATATCAGACAATAAATTGGTTACGGGCTATGGGATTTAGAGATCCTCAGGTAATAGAGACATCAACGAAGGGTAACATTATTGAATTTCTAGGTATAAGATATTATATAGATGACAGAACTAAGAATTGTTTAGACGTAGCAGAGAAATCTCCAGGCTGTAAGATATATTGTCCTAATTATCCTTATAATGCAGATGTTGTAAATTCTGTTATAAAAGTTCCTTCAGTTATTGAATATATAGAGCAGGTAAAATGGGGTATGGATAAATGAACTCTAATATAGAAAAGTTTGGTACTAGGGTAAGAGAAAGACTTAAAGATTCTCAAGAACTTATGGCTGTTAGAAGTAGTAGTCCAAAACCAATGGTAATTAATAAATCCTTAACAGATACTTTAGGATGTAATGAGGATAATACAGATAACAGAGTATATCAACAATATATACAGATAGATAGGAATACATATTATATTGTTAGAAAAACTGTGCCTATTATGCCTTCTGGATTTTATGGGGTAGCTTATGCAGAACCTCCAATAGATTTTATATTTGTAAAAACAGAAATAACACAGGATGATTTTATACCTATGGAAGGGTATATTGTAAAAGATGTAATGAATGATATAGATACATTTTGGGATTGTTCAAGTAGTTTTGAAAAATATGGATTTATCCATAAGCGCGGTATACTTTTATTTGGACCTGCAGGTGGGGGTAAGACTGTAGCAGTTCAAGAGATATGTAAAAAAGTAATAAGTAATGGAGGTATTATATTTTCTTTTACTTCTGGTGGTGTGGAATGTAATGTTTTTGGAAAAGCATTATCTAGATTTCGTATAGTAGAGCCTGATCGTCCTGTGGTATGTATATTTGAAGACATTGATGCTATAATTGAAAAATATGGGGAGTCAGAACTACTTCAATTACTAGATGGTGGTATACAGATAGATAAAGTATTGATGTTAGCTACTAGTAATTATCCAGAACGTTTAGATAGGAGAATCATTTCTCGTCCTAGAAGATTTGATCGCATTATATTTATTGACACTCCTCCGGCATTTGCCCGTAGAAAATTTTTCGAGGGTAAATTGAAGGGTGTATCTGATGGAATTATAGATACATATGTAGAGGCTACGGATGGACTATCTTTTGCAGCTTTATCAGAACTGATTGTTTCTGTTCATTGTTTAGGTAATGATTTTAAGTCATCTATAGAATTATTAAAAGATCTTATGAAACATTCTTATAATAGTAATAATTTTAAAAAATCATATGTAGGATTTGAGAAACAATGAAAAACTATTGGAATCCACAGCGCAGGGCTATGCTATATAACGATTATTTTGGAGATAAATGGCCGGATAGCAAGTTTATGATATCTGATAGATGGATATCTGCTACTTGGTTTATTGGAAATAATTACAGGAGTGAGAGTAAACGTAATGATAAAGATGAACCGTTTTTTGGCGCATATCCTAGGGGTTATTTAAAAAGAACTTCCTGTATGTTTCCCGATGCAGTTAATATTTTACATCTATTTAGTGGCTCTCTTACAGATGAGCAGGTTCATGAAAATTTACTAAATAATCAGGAAGCTTTTAGAGTAGACTGGGATAGAGTGAATAATCCAGATGCAGTATATGAGATTGAAAAAATATCGGAAATTTTTATACCTGGTTATTATGATTTAATATTTGCAGATCCTCCATATTCAGTTGAAGATGCTGAGCATTATGGTAAATGTCTTGTAAATAAGCAGAAAGTTTTGCAGGAATGCCATAAGATATTAAAACCTGGAGGGTCCTTACTATGGATGGATCAATCACCTCCAATTTATGCTAAAAGGGATTGGAATTTTTATGGAACAATATCTATTTATAGATCTACAAATAATAGAATTCGTGGTGTAATGATGTTTGAGAAAATATAAGGGTATGTGAATGAAATTTTATAAGAAGACAAAGGATCATTTAGGTAGAACTATAATTGTATGTCACTCATTTTGTGGATTAAAGCAGTATAAGTTTGTTTCTGTTCAAATTGGAGGTCAAAATTTTTGGAGATGGTTTGAAGTTCCTAAAAAGGTAACAAAAGACTCAAAAATGGAAAAAGTACCAGACCATTTAGCCTACCAATTAGACCAGTGGATGAGAAATAGTAAATAATTTTTATTAATTTTAAAGGAGTTATTATGGCACTTTCAAGATATTTGAGTGGAGATGTAGAGTCACCATGCTCGGTTACGACAATGGGTGTTGGAAACTCGGCAGGTAATCTTTACTATACTGATTCTAGTCAAGTTATTAATATGCAAGTTGGTCTATCAGATTGTGGTAGTAAACCATTACCTGATGGAAAAATACACCCTTTATTATATTTTACTTATATAAAGAAAAAATTTAAGGCGTTAGAAAAGAAAAGATTGAATACTAGAATAAGGGATTTACAAGCTTCATTTGATGTGGCAACTAATCAGGGTCAGATGCTATTAGGTGAGAGATTCATGAGGGATCTTATTCGTGAGACTAGAGAATGTGTTTTGTATGCAAAGAGTATTCGATTTTTTATAACTCGTGAGGAATTGTGGAAGCATAAGAATAATATAAAAGGAGGCCATATATCTGATACAAAACTTCAGGATTATGTGCGAGTTATACCTAAAAATTCTTTGAAAAAGATTCAGGCAATACGTCCTTATTTTGATGATATTGTAATACTTCATTATTATAATCCAGACCAAAGAGACTTGGAAAAAATGAGCCCTGAGGAAAAGCAAAAGACAAAAGATCCTGTTGCATTTGGGATATTGAGTCAATCAGATAGATGGTATTTTATAACGGACTGGACTGACGATCATTGTGATCTTACTTTTGAGCAGATTGCAAAGGTTATTAAAAAATTTGATATTAGTAAACCTGAACTTCCGAAAGCGATTGATTGCTAGAAAGGTAGCTGATGCTAAGAAGTATTCGTATACAGAATTTTCAGTCACATTCTGACACTATGCTAGAATTCTCACCCCATGTTACTGCTATTGTGGGGTTGAATAATCATGGGAAAAGTGCTATATTTCGTGCTTGCCGAAAAATTTTAAGGGATTACCCCGATGGAATATTATTTATAAGAGAAAAACAGAAATATTCTAGTGTAGAGATTACTACAGATTTAGGAGTTATTGAGCGTATAGTTCGTAATGATAAATCCAGTGATAGTAATGTTTATAGAGTTGATGGTGTTCAATTTACAAAGTTTGGAAAAACTGGAATCCCTATTGAAGTATTAAATAAGTTAGAAGTATCTTCTCTACAGAAATTTGGTGATGTGGAGTTTGATATAAATTTTCAACATCAATTGGATCCTTTATTTTTGATATCTGGGGATGGTTTAGCTTCAATTCGGGGGAAGGTAATTGGTAGAGTTAGTGGAGTAGACTACGCTGAACGAGCCGTACAGATGGCTTCTGCTGAGTTAAAATCTATAAATAGGGACATTGATCAGAATGTTGCTGATATCAAACAAAATGAGGAGAAGCTTGCCAGGTATGAGACTATTCCTGAGTTAATTAAACAACTAGTTTGGGTGGATAGTTTACAGGAAAAACAAGATGATGCTGATAGGAAGATTGATAATTTTATTATAATTAAAAATGATCTTATTGATATTATTTCAGAAGCTACATCTGTAAGTAATAAGATAAAGTTATTGGACATAGATATTTATACAGCATACGAGGAGATAAGTCGTATTAATGGTCTTATAGATTCTATAGTATACTGCATAGATATTAAGAGGCAAATAGAGTCAGCAGATAAGATATCTGCTATAGAGGTTTCTAATATGGATAATATAGAAGCTATTAATAAAAATATATCCTCAGTGGAATCAACTATAAGTATAAAACTAAATTTAGATAGGTTATATAAAATAAGTGAAATAAATATACCTAATATCAAGAATGTAGAGAGTGCTGAGGATGGAGTAAGGCGATTGGTAGTAAAGATGGGTGAGCTTGAGAAATTATCTGAAGATTTAAACGAAATTCAGCATAAAATTGGTGAAGTTGAGGCTAATCTGGATTTGAGTGAGAAAAAATTTAATAAGTTAAAAGATGATTTAGGTATTTGTCCTATATGTGATAGACCGTTTGATCAATAGAAGGATAACTGAATATGAGGAGGTTAATAACAAAAAATCAAGTTGAAGTTATTGAAAAACTATGTAATGAACTTATAAAAATAGAGACAGAAAATTTACAAGAATGTGAGAAAAATAAAAATTATTTTGGTGCTTTTATGAGTGTTCATGTAATAAAAAGTTGGATTACAGTGAAAAGTAGTGCTAACTTATATTATAGAAAAAGGTATAAGATATGACTGAAATGAAGATAGGATTCTTTACAGATGTTCATGCCAGAGCTACATCTCCTGAAGGCAGGACTGATAATTTTAGGGAATCTATATTTAATAAAATGCGAGCTATTGGAGACATATGGAAGCAGAATCATGTAGATTATGTTATATGTGGTGCAGATCTATTTGATAGTCCGGAACCTCCAAATAGTGTTCTTTATGAAATGATGGATATTTTGAAGAGTTGGGGAATTAATATTTATAGTGCTATTGGAAGTCATGATTACTTTGGGTATCAATTACGTAGCTTCGATAGAACTGCTTTAGGTATACTTCATTGTGCAGGCGTAGTTAGAGTTATGGGGTTAGAGGGTGAATCCAATGAAGTAACACTGAGAATCAATAAAATAAGCCAGCAGTACCCATCTGCAAAAGTAGTATTTAATAATCATACTTATTGGATGGAACAAAATCCTAAGGAATTGGAATTACCAAGCAGCTATCCTGAAACTGTTATCCAAGTTATACATGGATCTGTAGTAATGAAATCTGTACCCTATCCTCATATACTAGCATCAGATCTAAATACTAAAGCTCAAATAGTTTTTTGTGGCCATATTCACCATGGTTGGGGTGTAATACAGTTGCCAAATAAGGTAGCATTTTGTAATCCCGGATCTATAGGTAGGTTAGAGAATACAGGTGTGCAGAGAACTCCTAGAGTAGCTATTTTGACTATAACATGCAATAATAATCCTATGCCCTATGATGCAAGTATAGAATTAATTGATGTACCATCTTTAGATCATCCTTTTAATGAAAAGGTTGAAAAAAAAGATAATATACAGGTTCAAGATGTGGCTAGATTTATTCAAATGGTTCGTAAAACAAGTGTAGAAGCAGTTGATTTGAAGCAACAGGTACCATTAATAGCAGAGAAGCTTGGATATGGTAGTTTAGTAATTGAAGAGGCGTTTAAATTAATTGAAAGGTCTAAACATGAATGATGATAAGTTAACAATTGCAGGAAGTATTAAAAATAAACTAGTATTTATCTTAAAAATATATAGATATAAAATGGAGACTGTAGAAACCATAGAATGTTTAGGATACAATACTGATAATGGATGGTTATGCATAAAAAAAATAGCAGAAGACGGTAAATCATTAGTAACAATACTTATACCTGAAATTGGGATAGAGAGAGTTATTGTTGTTGAGAAGGTGGTATAAAATGAAATCAATATTGTGTAAGAACGGGATTGACTTTGATAAGCTTCCAACTGTGCAATTTACCTGCATGAAATCAGGTTGTGGAGTATTATTTGAAAGTGATGAATATGTAGTTGCAGGTAATGAGGGTAAAGAAAAACCTGTAGAAACTTGTCCTATATGTGGGTCTATTGTAGTAGAATCTTTACAAGAAGATGTTGTTGTTTCTTAATATAAAATTTTATATATTATCTATGAACAAGGAGATATATTATGTCAACTGCAGAAAATACAAATGACTTATTGAATTTAAAAAGTAGAATTGAAAAGCTATCTAAAGAGAAAGATAGTGCAATAGCTAGAAGAGATGTTTTGAAACAGACATATGACCAAAAAATCCAAGGTCTTAGAGATGCGGGAGTTTCTACTGATAATTTGAATGAGACTCTTCAAGAACTGACAAATACCAGAGATGAATTGCAGCGAGGTATAGAGAAGGAAGTTACAGATATAGAAGCTAAGCTCAAGGAATTGAAAGGAGTTTGATATGTGGATAGGGATTACGGGCCCGGCTCAGTCAGGTAAAGATACTGTGTATGGTATTCTTAAAGATATATTTGGTAATAAGTGTCAAAGATTTAGCTTTGCAGATAAGTTAAAAGATTCGGCCTGTACTTTATTAAATATTAGTAGGGAGCAGTTAGAGGGCTTGAAAATTTTCGATAGTGTTAAGTTTAGATTAATTTTAGATGAAGATTGGGGAGGACCTATTGATTATTGTTATCCAGACGATGATATAATGGTAGAACCTTTTACAATGAGAACTTTCCTTCAACGTTATGGCACAGAAGCTCATCGTAATATATTTGGGAAAGATTTTTGGGTAGAACAGTTGTTTAAAAATGTACCTGATGATAATAATATGTTATTTGTTATTACAGACGTAAGGTTCGATAATGAAGCCAAGGCTATTAAAGATAGAAAAGGGTTTGTTATTAGATTAACTCGCAACGGTACTGGCAACATGAAACATGCTAGTGAAGTACCTATAGACATGGATTTAGTAGATGTTGTCATAATTAATGATGGATCTATAGAGGATTTAAAGAATAACATTTTGAATGTGGTTAAAAACAATTGGATTTCCTGTGAATGATAGAATAAAAAATATTCATTCTGAGCTTATGCAGCAGAAGGGTGTTGCTGATATGCTGAATCAGAACATAGCAACATTACAGCTAAAGTATAAAGAGATTACAGATAGACAGAAGCTATTAGAGGAGGTTCATACTCTGCTTAGTACATTAGTGTTAGGAACAGAGCGTGGGATCATGGAGTATCTCTCACCCATCGTAACAGAAGCGTTGCATTATGTATTTGAGCAAGATCTTAGATTTTGTATAGAATTTGTAACTAGACGTAATCAGATAGAAGTTGACTTTTTCATTTTAAGAAGCAAAGAAGATGAAGATAAGTTTCATATGTATTTAGAAGAGCCTGTAAAGTACGAAAGACAGTTACAGGATCTAGTAAAGGAACATAAGGATATTAATTTTATGTATGGGGGTGCCATAAATCAGGTAATAGCTTTAGTTTTGAGACTCGTTATGGCTGAATTTCTTAAGATTCAGGGACCAATATTCTTGGATGAACCAAGCAGTGCTGTCGGAGATTTTTATACGGAAAGATTAGGTAAGTTATTAGCTTCCTTATCTGAGAGGTTTAATCGTCAAATTGTACTTATAACACATAGTGAGAAGCTTGCTTCTTTTGCTGAAAAGCAGTATCTTGTTTATAGAGAAAGCAATGTCAGCAAGATTCGAGAATTGACAAATACATAATTAATTATATGAGATGGTAAGACTAATTATAAAGGATCTTACAATGAGTAAATATATAGTAGCTTTTAGAAAGAATATTTTGTTTCAAGAGGAAAATCCAATTTGTACTCAGTCCATAGAGTCAGATTTACCAATAACTCAGACAGATCTAAATAAATTTGAATTAACTACTCTCCAGCAACTTATAGGAGTAGGTGAGAGAGCTGTGGCCGTCCATGTAGTAGGTATTACTAGAGTTGCACAACTTATATAAGGTATTTATATGTCGGATATTATTGATGTGAAATATGTATCTTTTCAACGTTCGCCAGATGTAATAAAAATTACTATTAATGGTAAACGTTATGAAGGACATATCATACCTGTTCAAGTAGCAAAATTTAGAAAAATTTTAAAGTATTCAGGTGGAAAAGCATTAGCCGAACTAAGAAAATATTGTAATTTAGAAAGGGTTTATGATGTGGTATAATCACCCGATATTGCATCATAATAATTGTAGAAGATGCAATAGATTATTTTGGACCTCAAGGGCATTTAAAGTATATCATTTATGGTGTAATCCATTATGTTGGTTAATAAAATTATATAATTTTATTTTGGATATTGTAGATTCTAATGATTATACTGGGGGATGTGTATAATAGGTAGTTGTTATAGTGCAGGGCACAAATAAAAGAAAATAAGTATGGAATTAGCATTTAAAATTTTAAAAAGAAGACATTTACTGATCGAAGATGATTGTCATGTTGAAGCGCATAGTAATTTAGTAATCGAAGCGATGGAAGATTACTTAAACCAGTATTTAACTTTGACTGATACTGACAACTTGAATAAGAGAAGATCAGAATTAGGAATTATACAAAACCAGATTATTAAAATAACACATTTATTTAATGGTGGAACAATGGTTGATTGTGAGGAGAAACTTGAAAGATTGAAAAAGTTTGTTGAAAAGTTATTGGGTGAATCTGTCTAATTTAAGTAAACTGTGATGTGGGCCTCTAACCCAATAAACGGTGCCTGTTCTTTATAATACTGAATAAATAAGGAAAGAAATATTTTCTCGGCTATAGTGATTGGAATTATTTTGCTGATAATGACTAGGCAGGCTCAAGATACTTAGTCAAAAGCAGACGCAGGTTGAGCCCCTGAAATTGGTACAACTAAAGAGATACCAACAGTATTGTAAAGGACTTTAATTTTATTTGTTCTTTGTGATCACTATGGCGAAACAGGTAGACGCTTAAGATATATCAAAGTAGCAATCCTGGGGTAGTATTAATCAGTGAACTGTCGATAGGTGATGTTTCGATAAGCATTGTGTGATCTTCCACGTAAATTGGGTCATTTGAACCTCCAGAAAGCGAAGATATATTTGATAATATTGGCAAGTTCGATGCCATATATAGATTTGTGTAACCAATAAAACACACCTACATGAATCATCGAATGTTGCAGGTTCGAAGCCTGCTAGTGGTTGCAAAGTTTTTAATGTTCTTTTAAAATTTGGTTTACAGGCAGGCTGCTTAGAGTCATGGTGACGAAATCGTTATTTGCAGAATCAAGTGCTAAGACACTCTGCAGATTAAATCTGCCCCCATGTCCATACCTATAGGATTTCGTCGTGGGTCTTATGTGAGGGAATAACTGAACATAAGAGTAATTGGATTACCTGTAAATCATATTTGTTCTTTGAAAAATGGGGCTGAAAGGTATCGATTATAGATGAAAGTCTAGAGGGCAAGTAAGTTGCTGACTCTTTAAAAGTTAGAAAACTAAAAATGCCGATCAAAAATCGACATCATTCGTTAGTGAGGATGGTAGTTTAGTTCTTGCTGGTGAAGAGCTTGTTGAAGCCTAAGGGAGCCTAAACAAGCAAAGGTCTTGATAATTCTTAGAGACGGTAAGCACGACCGGAGACTTATAAATAAACAGACGAATGAATCTGATAATAATAAGCTTTGTCTAAGGATCCTTAAAGTCAGGTGGTGGAGGTTGCGGAAATCAGTTTGATGATTCTGATAGTTATTAAAGATCATCTATATTGTCCGAATTTGTCTGTAGTATAGCGGCAAAAGAAGTTTTAAACAGAATAAACTTGTAGTCGTCTAGGTGATTTATCTATAAGACCCGAGTTCGAATCTCGGCAGCTCCACATATTATTATAAATATGAGGTGAATGTATGTTAGTAAATCAATCAGCAGATATTATCAGAGAGTTGGAAATTGTCTCAGTAACTTTAGAAAAGGCCAAGAAGTATAATTTAGAGTCAGAGGTTGTACTTTTTGCTATTAAATCTGCTTTATGTAAAGATAACAGTAGTGTAGAGGGCTGTATTAAAGCAGGGTTAGATGAGTGGATTAAGTAGAAAATTAGGGGTATCACCAATGTTTAATCAAGGTATGTTTGCAGGTTTTATAGATATAGATGGTAGGTATATTTTATATTGTACGGGTTGTGAAATTAAAGAATATTTTACTAGAAGGGAATACAACGATCTTCCTGATAAGCATACATCATTATGTGATGGATGTATTGATAAAATGGACTTAGCAGAAAAAGTAGCTAGCAACATATGGAAAGACGTTATTGCAGAAAACAAAAGATTACCTAGTGGAATAAGATTGCAGAAAGATGGTGTGTATGG